TTTCGACATTGACATTGACATCACGATATTATTTTTTCATTTTACATTCTTTTTTTTACTTTTTTTTACTTCTCAATTTTTTTTTTCATTCATATACTTTCACTTTTACATTTATTTTTTTTTTTACCACCTTTAGAAAAGGTGGTGCCAAAATTATTCAAACAACCAAACCACCTTTAGAAAAAATGGTACCAAAATTATTCAAACAATCAAACCACCTTTAGAAAAAATGGTACCAAAATTATTCAAACAATCAAATTATTTACACCTTTTCTCATGTAAAATGCCCATATTATTATATTAAAGACTATTAAAGATTACTTCTTATTACATATAAAATGGCATTGCATCATCTAGATAACTGGAAACAATATTTAACAAATGACGATTATAATTATTTAATACAATTTGTAGAAAATATTAAAAACAACATTTCAAATGATAAACTGATTATTTTATCTGGACCAAGTAGAACTGGTAAATCTACATTAAAAAATGATATTCAACAATATTTGGGCGATGTAATTTGTGGTCCGATGATGATGTCAGGTGAAATAATTTATAATGAAAATATAAAAAAACTAGGATTTTTTTATGGTATTGATGAAATAGGTAGTAGTAAAAAAAATAATATAGCAATTATAAATTTAATTAAATATAAACAATCTTTATTAGCCGACACAAATAATATAGAACGAGTAAATAATAAACTTTTAGAATTTTCCAAAATTATCAAAATGGAACATGTTTTCTAATAATGTGCGTTTTACATGAGAAAAGGTTTAAAAACTAAATAATAAATATATACATATTATGGATAAACTTATTTGCAACCGTATTGATGACTACGATAGAGACGGTAATGAATTACCGTTCTATGACAGTGAAGGTGATATTATCCCTGATTTAATATCAATTGATGAATCTGATAATGAAACTGACAATGAAAGTGATAATGAAAATGTTTATGAAGAAATTACAAATGAAAAATTATTTAACTATTCAACTGACATTTCTTATAATATTACTGTAAACAATATTATAAATTTTAATGAAATTATAGAGGATTTGAACAATTTAGAAATTTCTGATAAAAAATAACATAATGTTTAACGTGTTGCCATTACTCCAGTAATTGTAAAATCAGTACCCATAGGTTTATTGGTTTTTTTCTTTTGTATTTTATGTATATTATTACAAGCCTGTGAAATTGCTTTAATTTTTTTAATTTTTTTCTCAGCTACAACCTCTTCATGTATAATTTTCAAGTCAATATTAGTAAAACCACTTTTAATTTTATTAATTATCTCTCTTCTTTTAGTAAAACATGAATTACAAATACATCCAAAATCCAAATAATGGTTTCTTTGAATAAAATTATAGAATTGGTTTTCTTTTGATATATCATTATATAATTTATATTCATCATTACTAAATGGTATAACATCTACCGTTTTTTTATTATTCCAACAATTAATATATTCGTTTTTTTCTACATCTGAATTATAATAATTAAAATATCTACAATTCTTTATGTTTTCTAAGAAATTCGATGGAATTCTATAATTATTTTTAAAAAGTTTATAAAAATTCCCTATTATTTTATTTTCAGTTTCATAATCTTTCATAGTTATAATTTCAGTCTTTAATATTTCTGATAAAATAGTTCCCCAATTATTTGAATCTATTAACCTTAATTTAATATATGTTATATTATTAAGTATTGTAACTAAATATTTTTTTTGAAAATCAAACTTGTCGGGTAAAATAATAGGATATTTATCAAAATAATAATCCCCTTCGCCAATATGTGGAAAAATTTGATTAAAACGTTTCATGACTAAATCTAATTTATATTTATCCATGTTATTTTGAGCAGTGTTAAAGTGAAAATTGGCTATTATTTCAAAATATTCTGACATTTTTCTCTCAATTGGATTTCTATAAACATCAATTACAAAAACTTGTTTCCCAATAAAAGCGTTGTATTCTATAATATCATTTATAGAAACCATATTTGTATTATCATAATTGGTTAAAATATTTAACATATTTTCATCGTGAACATGTATAGTCAAAAACTTATTTGAAGCAGATAATCTTAAAGATGACACTAGAGAAGTCGATCCTACTTTAGGTGGGGTATAAATAAAAATTATACTATTAAATTTTTTACTGGCTTCAGACGAAAAAATCCTATCATTACACTCTCTAACTTTATTAATATTCATAATATATATGTAATTAAATTATTATAATTTATAAATTATACTTTATAATAATAAGTATTTAATAAGTATTTGATAAAAATTTTGAATAAATATAATTTTTTATTTTTTACCTGACCTTCGCATTTTTCTTGTTTTTTTATTAGAACCCCTTCTTTTCGATTTTTTGGTTTTTTTAGAAAGTTTTTTTGTTTTATTACGTCTTATTCTACGCTTTCGTCTTCGACTTCCACCTCTAGATTCTATATCAACTCCACTTTCTAATTTATCTAATATGTCAATTTTACTATCTCTATCTTCATCCATTTTAGATTCATCGGGTATATTTTCTAAATCATTGTAATCTTCGTCATTCGCAATATCAATGGCTACTTCATCATTTGTAACATCCATAATATCTTCATCATCATTACCGAACAATTTTTTTGGTTTTACCATTTGATTATTTTCATCTACTGGGGTTACTTGTGATTGTTTGTCCTTTTCAGGAGTATCTGGATACATACCTCCTTTTTTATGCATTTTTCGATTACGTTTACGTCTTCCGCCCATCATCGGCATAGAAGCATTTAAATTTGGCGCCATTGGGGACGCAATTGGTGAACTTTCAAAATTTGTATTTGAATTGAGGTTATTCATTTATATTATATTTATATAAAATTTATATAATATAAATTGGGTTTACTAAATAATATTTAGTTAATTTGTACGTGGAGGTCTTCCTCTTCCTCTTCCTGGTTTTTGCATTTGCATTTGTGGTTGAGATTGACTTTGAGAAGTTACTGGAGCACTTGTTTTTGGTCCCTTTCCAACCATTGTCCATGATTTTGAATCTGAAACATCCCTTTCATTTTCTCTTGTTCTACCTTCTACATTTTGTCTAGGAACACGTGGTTGTCTTGGTGTCTTAACCTGTTCAACTTCTTCTACCTCATCGGAAAGTCCAGGAGTTTTATAAGCACTTCTGGCCATTTTATATTCTCTTCTAGTTTCGCACATTAATTTACCCCCCTTAATTCCACCAACTTCGGCTGCTTGAAATTCATGAGTACTATTCTCAACTCTAACTAATCCAAACTCGATATATTCACCTTGGACTAAATATTTATATTGTTGATTAGAAACACAAATAGCACTATGGTGAACAAAAATATCTGTTCCAGATTTATCACCGTCGGTAACAGTAACAAAACCATACCCGGCTTTATTATTAAACCATTTTACACGACCGAGTAAACGTTCAGCAGAACTTGTTTCTGGTGTAGTTGTAACAACATGACTAGTAGACGACATATTTTATTATAGTATACATTATACTGATATCTTTAAATTATTTTAACCAAAGTATTAATTATTTTCATAAATATAATAAATATGCGATAAAACAAATCGTTCAATATCATTTGCAACATTTAGATTTACATCTTCCAATTTTATATTATTAAAATCAAACAATTCTATTTTATTATTTATAATATAATCATGTACTGGTTTCATATTAAAATTTTCATCTTTGTTTAAGTTTTTTAATAATAAATTAGTATCATTGCAACATGACATTAAATAATTAAAAATTAATTTACATATTTGTTTTAATTTGTTATCATTTAATTTATTTGCTTTTGCATACAATACTTCCATAAAGTTGTAAATACTTTCTACATAATCTTTTGATTTTTCAAAACCCATATTTAATTATATATTTAATATATAATTAAATATTATTATTTATACTAAAAATTAGAAATAGACAATACACAATTACTCAATATTGTTAAGTAAATTCATCGGTAAAATTATTTATTAACTTTTTATAATCAGGAGTTTCATCGAATTCTAGTTTTATTACATTTTTATAGTAATCCATAAGAATACCTGGTACATTTTCATTATTAATTAATTCCTTCTTTTTATTTTTAACAAAAATATTCTCTTCTTCTTTGTCTAAAAAGGATATTTTTGTATCTGTCCATTCTAATTCTCCAAAATAAAAATAAATTAACATGTATGCAAGTGCTTCTAAATCATCTCTTCTACTTTGTTCGTAAAAATTATGAGTATTTATACTAGCAAAATTAGGTGTCCCGATAAATTGATGTGTCATTTTACAATGTATGTGTTGGTTATTAACTATATATGGTTTACTTATTCCAAAATCAATAATATATATTTTTTTTGGTTTATTTATAGTAACTAGAAAATTCTCAGGTTTTATATCTCGATGAACAAACCCTTTGTTATGTATATTCATTAAAATATTTAGTATATTTATCCCGATTTGCAATACTAATTTTAATTTAAATTTACCTGATATTTCTAATAATTTTTCTAATGAATCTCCAAGTAGGTCAATAACCATATAATAATGTAATTCGTCCTTTCCGTACCATTTAATTTTTGGTACACCTTCTGTATTATGTAGTATTTTATAAATATTTGATTCATATTTCAATAATTTTAAATCATCGGAAATTAATTCTATTTTAATAGCTACCTTTTCATGAGTTCTAATATTAATTCCTTGATAAATTGTACCAAATGTCCCAGAACCTATTTGTTTTATTATTTTGTATTTATTATTTATTAATAAATCCATATCAAGAGATAAATATAATATTCAACCTATTTCTAAATGCATTTGAAAAATATTTTAGATCCTGAAAAAATGTAAATGAATCAAGTATACCACTATTATATTAGACACTATCATACAAACTTGTTGTATCATTAATAAAAATTTACCTAAATCAGAAATGGGAATAAGACCAAAATATCCAACACCTGACTGAATAGTTATACTTAAATAGAAAAAATCAAATAGGTTACCAACTAATACTTTATTTTTATCAACATCTGCAGTAAATTCGTCACCAAAATTCCAATAAATCAACCCAAACAAAATAACTAAAAATAAATTCAAAAAAACACCTGCATAAATTAGTTTCATAATTTACTATTTATATATAATATAACTTTATTTTTTATACATAAAGCGACTGATTTGTTACAACATATTTCAACAACATATTTGGTATATCTTTTAATTTACTTAATAAAGACATATTTCCAGTCATTTCAGACAATTTTTCTAACTCATTGCATATATTAGTAATTTTTAGTATTGATTTTACAAATTCCCCTAAAAATATCCCTTTGTCATTCTCTAATTCATATAATATTTGTTTACAATCGGTTATATTTTCAGAATAACACCATTTTTCAACATAATTTAGCAAATCAAAATGAAACGTATAGTCTAATCCAGAATTAATATTTAATTGTGTTTCTTTCTCCAAACATTTATCATACATATTTCTTACTTTAAATAAAATACCCTTTGTAGTATTATCTTCTATTTTTGGGATATAATCTTTCAATTCATCTTTAACAACAATATTAGTTAAGCAACTAAATAACATAACAATTTGAACTGCATTTAAATTATCAAATATATTTTCTTCAAACAATTGTGAAAATATAAGACAATGTGTTTCTCTAAGTTGACACGCAAATTTCCCTTTTAAAGTTAAAGACAATGAATTATTCTCACAAATATTTATATTATTTATGTTATTTATGTTATCTTCATTAATCAATTGTTTTTCAACAAAACCGTCTTCATATAGCACATTTATAATTTTATCTACATTCGTATCAATAAATTTTTCAATACGATTATATTCTGTTTGCAAATCATCTACAACTTTTAACGTTTTATTAAACTTCTCTACTTTGATTTTATCAAATTCTATATTTACGTAATTATCCTTAATATTTTCTATTTGTTTTTCAATTTCTTTCCGTTTCTTATTTACACAACGATCTCTATTATTAAGTAAATCCAAATATTGATTTACAATTTCAATTGGAGTCCTACTATGTTTAAATGTTAATTCTAAATTGTCAAGTGCCATTTGTTCATTTGAAATTTTATAATAAATATCTTTCAATGTGACATCAAGGTCATCTTTTACCATACTTTTTCTAGCAAAATTAATAAAATTATTATCACCTATATCGATTAAATTCAATAATAAATTATACGAAATTTTGAATTTTGATTTTAAAGTAGGTGGTTTACCACTCATCATTGCTTTGTAATTTACTATATCTACATTTCTAAATAAATTATTCAAATGAATTACATTTCCAACTTTATCTAACCCTAAACGACCAGCGCGCCCTGCAGCTTGAGTATATTCATGAGAATATAAGATTCGTGAAATTTCACCATCAAATTTGGTAACATCAGTAAAAATTGAGGTTTTTACAGGCATATTAATACCTACACTCATTGTCTCAGTACAAAATAATAATTTAATATATCCTTTTGCAAAAAGGAGTTCAACCATTTCACGCAAAATAGGTGTTACCCCACTATGATGTATAGCAATTCCTTTTCTCAGTAAAGCAACCATATTTATGTATTCAGGAAGATTCAAATATTCTTGATAATTCGGTAATTTTCGAATAATATGTTCACATTCCCTATCTACTATATAAGGCACTTTACTATCAAATTCTAATAAATTAGTTGTTATCTCTTTAGCACATATTTCCAATTGTTTTCTAGAAAACACATAGCATAAAGCAGGTAACATTTCTTTTTCGACTAAATGTTTAGTTAATTCATTTAAAACATGTTGTCGTCTTACTCTGACATCATACTTTTCAAATAATTTTAGCATTTTATTCATTTTAGAATATTGTTGTTCATCAAAATTGCCTTTGTGATCTTGCAATAAAAACGGTTTATTAATAATTGTTTTTATTTCTTCTTGAATTGATTTATCTTTAACTGCTTTAAAAATACCCGACGTTGTCGTAATAAAACCATAATGTGTTAATGGAACTGCCCTATCTAATTTTGATGCAAGATATACAATTTTCTCTGGATTTGTTGTGAATTCTCCCTTATGTTCTAACCAAAGGGCAAATTTTTCTGGGTTATCTAATGTTGCAGATAAACCAATGATTTGAATATGTTTTGGCAAGATCATAATACTTTGTTCCCATACATGACCACGTGCGGCATCATTAATCATATGTATCTCGTCAAAAACAACACACCCTAATTCATTTTCAATGTCCATTTCAAAGGAGATACTTGATTGTGGTTCAGGAGTATTACTTTTTATTTGAAATAATTTATTCAATAAAATTTCAGTTGTCATTATAAGAACATCAGCATCAGGATTCGTTTTTATATCGCCAGTAATAAGACCTATACTTATATTTTTGTATTTATTTGTAAAATCATAAAACTTTTGGTTGCTAAGTGCTTTAATAGGTGTTGTATAAATGACTTTTTTACCTTTTGAATGAAAATAATCAATTGAGAAATCACCGGGTAAAGTTTTACCACTCCCCGTAGGTGCCGTTACAAGAACATGATTGCCATCTACAATTGCTTCTATAGCATACTTTTGAAAAATATGTAATGGATACTCATATTTTTCAAAATAACATTGATATGTGATTTCGTTTTCTTTTGGATATGATGTAATACTGCAAACTTTTACCATATTTTAATAAATAATTATTGCGTTATATTTCTAAATTATTTATTTATAATTTATATATATATATTATAAATGCACGATTTTCCAAAAAATATCTTTTTTTATTGGTGTACTAAAGAAAATATTCCTAATGAATTTGTTGAAAATATTAATGTAATTAAGAATAATTATAACGATTTTAATGTAGAATTACTAGATGACAATAAAATAATTATGAACCCAGAAATTAATGAAATATTTCCAGATCTATTAAAGTACTATAATAAATTAAACATTTACGCAGCTAAATCAGATATTTGCAGACTAGTTTGTTTATATTTTTTTGGTGGTATTTATTTAGATACACATATATCACATAATTTTAACTCAGATGATTATAATTTATACAGATTATTCGACAAATATAAACAATTTGATTGTGTTATTGCTAAGACTAGAGAAAATATTTTTAATTGTTCTTCTCTTATTAGCAAACCACGATGCAAATTATTATATGATGCTATTATGCAAATAATAGAAAATTTAAAAGGGCATTATGAATTGGAAATTAATGCTATAGAACATATCAATTATGATATTTTGGAGTTAACAGGATCAAGTAACTTTTATAAAATATTAGAATTCTTCAAGATAAATAAAGTAATGACTAATGAAGATATAACAAATAGTGAATCATTTAAAAAATATAACACTGCAGTATTTTGTTGCTGCGATTATCTAAATTATTATACTGTTAATTTTAGTTATAATCATTGTAATAATAAACATTGGTCAGAAATGCAAAAGGTAAACCCACTATTTATTAAATAAATCTGGAATTTTCTTTAACAACCTGTTTCATTAAATAATATAGTTTATAAATTTAGGACATTTTATTCTTTCAAAACATAAAACTTTTGTAAAAAATCTTCACGTGAAATCAATTTCCTTTCTATATATATTTGTTCAGCTTCTTCAAACGTTTCAGTATATATCCAACCTAATCGTTCATTATCGATTATTTGATATAATGAATATCTGTTGTATCTATTTTCTACAATACTATCATCGTGTTTATTCCAACAAATTATATTAAATCGAGATTTTTCAAAAACGAAATCATATTTTTTTTCATGTAAAAACATTAATCCCGACAACACACTCTGGTCTTGTCTATGATTATTTCTAGAACTACCTACCGGTACAATAACATTCTTATCAAGTGAATATTTATACCAATCGTCTAAAATATTTTTTCCGTTAAAATTACTATAGTTTACACCAATTATACAAGCTAATCTAGTTTGTAATTCGTTAACATGTTGATAACGAGTTACACCTAATATATTCATAGTTTGAGGATGATTTAATTCAATAGTTTCTATTGTTTTTTCATAATTACCTACTGGACAATAAAACCCGTCTCTACTAATAGTATTAGTAACTTCAAAAAAATTATCAATATTATTTAATAAACAAGCACAATCTAACCAAATAACAGGAATATCATTAAAATTCATTGCTTCATTATAAATTATTATTGGTTTAAACGCATAAGAACAATTTAACCCATTATAAATATTTAAATCCACATGTTCAGGATATAAATTATAATCGATTTTTTTAACAATAATTGCTCCATGCAGCAAATCTTTGACTTTTTGTAAATTGACTGGATTCAAACCCAAATCATATATTATTAAATTTTCTAAAGAAATACCCATATTAATGTGATAATTAATAAAATTTATCAGCGTTAATACATAATTATTATTTGCCCCAGTTATTATTTTTATATTTCATATGTTAAATAATAACATTTTTTTAAACCATTAATACAATAATTTCATTTTACATATTCAAACAAAGGATTTAAATATAAATAATTATATTCATTATAAAATGAGTTATATAATATCTTCATTGTGTTTTGGTAACAAATATGAACCGATAAAATCACATTGGTTAAGTAGAATTAATGAGAGGTGTAGTATAAAAAAAAGTGTTCATATTTTTGATAATACTAATATATCATTTGATGAAATACCTTCTAGTGAATATGCATGGTGGGATGTAGTTCGTCTCAAAAAAAACATCTCGTTATGCTTAACCGAAAATAAACCGATTATTCACATTGATATGGATATAATAATAGAAAAAGAATTAGATGTCATTGTTAATTTGCCATATGATTTTATAATTTCAACTGAAATTGGAGGGAATCAAAGTTTTCCAAAAGAATGCAGTGAAAAACTAGGATTTGGTGTATGTTCTGGATTTTATATAATTAAACCAAATGCATTACTGTTTATGATGTCCATATTAAATAATATGACCAATAAAAAATATAATAGTTATAGCGACCAAGTAAATATAATGAATTATATAGTAAATAACAAATATGAAATAAAAGAGGAAGTGTGTATTTTCAATGGTTTACAGTTTAAAAATAAAATAATAAAATTAGATGCTATCACTATTTGCGTTTTAGATTTTGAAATAATAACACGTGATCCAATAGTTGTTAAAAATCAATTTGGTAATCATATAAATGTTGATAATGTAGGAGGCGTAGAAAATTTCATAAAATATTTTTATGAACCTTTAGAATCACTTCCTCTAACTTGTAGATGTAACAAACATCATTTAGGTGATTATAATACATGCAAACACATTGATATGAGAAATGCCAAATAAATTATAGTGCCCCCTAATCTTCTTTAAGTTGTTTTGGGAATTTATTATATTATTTGTTAATTTTTCATGATTTTTTCCCAAAAGTATTTTGGGATTTTCAAAAATGGACAAAAAAAATGTCCAAAATTGAAAAGGGGCGAAAGACTTTCCGAAAAATGAAAAAAGTAGCTAATTTGTGACTGACTTGAATTTTTAACGTAAGGGCACAAAAATAATAATTTTCATTTTGTTACGGTAAAATTTTTTATACAATCTCGATAAATTTAGGGGATTTTTTTATGTAAGTATATTATACTTACAAAATGACTTACAAATTTGTCCCCAAAAATCCCCAAAAATTTCATTGTGCAAACTGTGACTATTTAACGTGTAACAAAAAAGACTATACCAAACATGTTTCAACCCAAAAGCACCAAATACTTACATCCGACTTACAAAAAATCCCCAAAAAACCCATTACCAATATACCTCAAACTAATATATGCGAATGTGGAAATATATACAAACATCGTCAGAGTTTATTCAATCACAAAAAAAAATGTATTTTTAATAAATCAAATATATTAAATACATCAAACATTCATACTGTGGAAAATGAAAATAATCCACAACAAATTAATTTTGATACGAACATAGTACTAGAACTTGTGCAAAAAAATCAAGAATTCCAAAAAGAAATGTTTATAGATATGCAAAAACAAATGTTTGATTTTATGAAAGATAAAATTGGTGATAATAATTCTACCAATATTATGAATCACAGTAACAATAAAACATTCAACCTTCAATTTTTCTTAAATGAGACATGTAAAGATGCCATGAATATAAGTGATTTTGTAGAATCAGTTAAATTGCAAGTTTCTGATTTAGAAAATGTAGGAAAAGTCGGTTATATTGAAGGTATTTCCAATATAATCATTCAAAATTTAAAGGCAATGGATGTAAATAAACGTCCTGTGCATTGTGCGGATCAAAAAAGAGAGGTTATGTATGTAAAAGATGAAAACATCTGGGAAAAAGAAGATGAAAATAATAAGAAATTACGCAAAGCAATTCGAATGATAGCACATAAAAATATCTGCATGTTCAAAGAATATAGAGAGAAATATCCTGATTGTGAAGAATATGATTCGAAAAAGAATGACCAATATAATAAAATTGTTTATGAGTCAATGGGAGGAAAAGGGGATAATGATTTTGATAAAGATACAAAAATCATAAAAAAAATTGCCAAAGAAGTAGGTATTGATAAATCAAATAATTAGATGGTATAATCATTTCTGGTTATCATATAAATATATAAATATTTTTATATTATAAATATTTTTATATTATAAATATTTATATTTTTGTAAATATTTATATTTTTGTAAATTAAATTATATCACAATATCAACTTTTACATCAACTGCAAACGAATTTTCTTTTTGAATTTCTCTTCGTCATTGAATAAAAATAATTTGAATTTTTTATTATCAAAATTTTCAATGTTCTCTCGAATAGTTATTCTAGAATTCATTTTTAGGTCTGGTAAAAATATAATATATTGATATAGTCCATCATTTCTGACAATTTTATCAAAAATATAACCATTGTATATTTTATCCATTACTTCTGGATTATTATTACATAAATCCAATAAAGAACAATCAGTTTGTATTTTTCTAATAGACCTCATCGTTGTATTGATATAATCCAAGTCATTTAACCAATTATCATAAAATTTGTTTACATTTTCTGATAACTCAACTAAACCCAAATTGTTTTGAAGTTTTACCATGTTTAGTAGGTCTACCAAACGTCTTATTGGACTTGTGATATGAATATAGGCTTCCATATCAAGAATTCCATGGTGTGTTTCATTTGGATATAATATTTGTGACCCATCCATATATTGACCTGCTGTACTATGCCATATTTTAATGAAATTTCTAACATCTTCAGGTAAATTACTAGGAACAATAACGTTTTCTTTCATTATGGTTGAACGAAAAACTCCTGTATTAAATTCCAACATTTTTAACGCACATTTATAATTCATAAGTATCATCAAATAAGTGACTACATCATGACTATCTTTTATGGTGTGTATATATTTGAATTTTTTAGATAAATTTTTAGTAATGTCTAATAATTGTATATAATTATTGTCCAATAATAAAGGAGACTCTTCATAAACAAAATTTTTATACAATTTGATAAAACAATTGGAATATTTAATATCAATTATTTCATTATTTTTAATAATAATATCCATTGTAAATGCAATTCTTGTAACATTTTGTTGTAAACTACACAGACCCTCTGATAAAATAGTAGGAATCATTGGACGGCGTTTATCCGGTAAATAAATCGTCGATACTCGTCTAGAAAACGAATCCCATAAATTTAATGCATCTAACCATATACTAACATTGGCTATATAAATACTTAACATATACATGTGACTATTTTCATTATTATTCTCATTATCTATTTTTCTAATACTAAAAGCATCATCAAAATCCAAGCAACCTTTTGGATCAATAGAAAAAACTGCCCAATCATTTTTATTTGTTCGATCTTCAATAGAAGAATATTTTTTTTTGATGTTTTCAATAAATACGTTATTCGAATTATTTTGAACTGCTTTAGAAGTTGCTTTTTGAAATTTTTGAAATGATATATTCAAACTTTTGCAATATAATTGATATTCATAAAAATTATCTAAAACATCAACAGGTCCGATTACATTTGTTAAAAGACCATGTGGGTGTTTATCGTTCCATTCATTAAATATGAATGTAACATATAAATTAACAAATACTTTTGAAAACCCCATTTTCTTAATTTCATAAGGAATTAAAAATGAAGGAATTCTTATATCATCAGGAATACATTTGTATAGTAATTTTCCATTTTTACGACCGTACGTTTTATTATTAACTATTATTAAAACACCTGGAATTGCGGGTGTATTCCTCAATGTAGAATGTATTAAATTAACTTTATTTTTTTCAAATGTAAATACGTCATTTGAAAATAATTTATTTTCTACCGGATTAACTAGTATTTCCTTTTTTTCGCAATTATTGGAATCATATATTTTCCATTGTAAATAATTGCGGTCTTCAATAATAATTTTATAATAAGTCATATGAAAATAAAATATCTAGTACTATATTAAATATTTTTATATCTTTAACTAGTTTGTATTATATTTACAATATAATTTACATTATAATTTACAATATATATTATTTATACAGAGTATGGAAAACCTCTTAAAATAACATCATTAATGTAAGTAATATTTGGCATGTCTAAATGTGTAGGTAAAGGCATGTCGTTTCTAATATATTCTTTAATAAAATCATTGCGAATGTATGTTAACTCAAACACATGTGGTATATTTATTCCATTAATATTATTCATTTTGGTACCGTTATTCGCATGAAAATGTATTAATGTATGCGTTTTATTTATATTTTTAAAAACTTCAAACATATGTTCATTTTTAATATATGAAAGTCCTTTATAATAATCTGGGTATAACTGTATATCTGTTGGAGTATGTATTTCTACAACTAATTGTTTTATTTTTTTAATATAATTATTTTCAAAAAAAGTAGGTAAAATTTTAAATTCATGACCTTCAATATCCATTTTCATAAAAATATTATTATACTCTTTCATATATTCATGTAAATTTGTTATATAATCATTATTTTCGTTACCAAGATTTTTATTTATAAATTTTATTCTGTTATTATGATTAGCAATTGTTGTTATTGTGCCATCAAATGCATAACAACGTAAATTAGGATATTTAGATAAAATAGCATTTTCAAATGTAATATCGTCTGAAACTCCTCCAGATAAAAATATATCATAATCACCTGGTAATTCTGAAATGACATAACCACCATCATTATCTTTACCATAACGTTTTTTTTCATAAGGACTTTTGTATAATATTAAATTTTCCATTGTTATTTTATAAATTATTTTATTCCTTTAAGTTAAAATAAATATATATATATATTTATATATATTTATATATATTTATATATATTTATATATATCATGTCAGTTTACAGTAGACCATTAGAATATAGGAAAGAAAAATTAACATTTTTAATTCCAAGGAATAGGAAACAAAAAACATCCAAAGTATTTCCAGTTAGTGATATTCCTAATCAAGTGGTAAATCCTCTCGTCGATGATTTTTATAATGATAACATTCATTCAGAAAATATAAGAATACAATTCAAAGAAAAACCATTGAGTAGAAATACTAAAACTAGAACATGGATAGATATGTTCAAAAGTCGTCAAAAAATTACACCTTCCAATTTTAGAGCTGGTAAAAACAAAGAAAAAATAAAACAAAAGGGCAAAACATATAATTCAAGAAAAAATAGAACAAAACGTACAACAAAACGTAGAAAATATAATAATATAAAAAACGTTAAAATTATTTAGATAAAATAAAATATATAAATTATGAGTATGAAAATATTAGTAACTGGAGGAACTGGATTAGTTGGACAAGCTATTCAAACTATTAAATCTATGTATCACACCTACACCTTTATTTTTATAGGTTCAAAAGACTGTGACTTAACAGATTTAACAGAAACAAAGGAATTATTTGAAAAAGAACACCCCGATTATGTAATACACCTAGCAGCTTGCGTTGGTGGACTATTCAAGAATATGAAATACAAGGTTGATATGTATGAAAAAAATATATTAATTAACCACAATGTTTTAAAATGTTGCCATGATTATAATGTTAAAAAAGTAGTTAGTTGTTTATCGACATGTATATTTCCAAATGAAACAACATATCCTATAAATGAAACAATGTTACATAATGGACCACCTCATAATTCCAATGACGCTTATGCATATGCAAAAAGAATGTTGGAAATACAGAGTAAAGCATATCAAGATCAATATGGTGATAATTTTATATGTGTTATTCCTACTAATATTTATGGTGAACACGATAATTTTTCTTTAGAAGACGGACACGTAATTCCAGCACTAATACACAAATGCTATCTTGCAAAAAAAAATAAAGAGAAATTTGTGGTATGTGGATCAGGTAAACCTTTGCGCCAATTTATTTATTCTATAGATTTGGCTAGATTAATAATGTGGTCTTTATTAGAATACAATGAAAAAGATTCTATTATTTTATCTGTTGGAGAGAAAGATGAAGTAAGTATAAAACAAATTGCTATGGAAATTGCCAAACAATTAAATTATGAATATATGGTTGAATTTGATGAGTCTTATTCAGACGGTCAATTTAAAAAAACAGCCGACAATAGTAAATTGATGAGATTAAAAAATTTTTCATTTACAAAAATTGAAGAAGGTATAAAAAGAACAAATGAATGGTTTATTAAAAATTATAATAATTGTAGAAAATAATAAGTAATTATAAGTAATTATAATTAATTATAAGTAATTATAAAAAAAATTGATTTGAATAAAGTTTTTGTTTATATAAACTATAAACAAATTAAAGTACTTAAATAAATAACCATGTTATCTAATATATTGCAAAAATCTTATGAAAATATAAAAACAAAAAAATATCGTAAATGTTCATTTTGCAATAATATAGGACACAATGTTTCAAAATGTGACGACCTTAGATTATGTACATTTAAAAGATATTTATTTTATCTAAAAAGTGAAATTTTATTAGAAAATAATATTGAAATAAATAATGACGAACATATAAATGGTATTTATAATTCTATACGTAAAATTGAAAAAATGGAAGAGTTTTTATATGATTTTTGTGGTCGATCCGAAGAAAACAGTAAATTAATAAAAACCTTTGCATGTAGATTTTGTAGTTGCAGATTAAAAACAAGAATACAAATAAGCATAAATAAAATTATCGTATATTTATTCGAGTTGAACTATAGTATAATTGTAAATCACAGTTTAAATACTACACCTTTTAGTGAAGAAACGCCTGTGCGAATTAGTTGTGTTTTAAATGGAATTCTAATAAATTATTATACAAATAATGATGATTATGACAGTTCGGTAATTAAAGTTGAACTTTGTAATATTAAAACTGATAAACAAGACGAAATTATAGATTGTCCTATTTGTTATAATGATGTAAAACTAATTGATTGTTTAACTTTTAATTGCAACCATAATTTTTGTTCTGATTGTACAATTCAATTACTTAAAAATTACCATGTAAATTGTCCAAACTGTAGAACTCAAATGGTTAAAATGAATTGTTACAATAATGAAACAATACAAAAAATAAAACAACTTTATGATATGGTCATTTAACAAAAACAAAAACAAAAAACAAAAAACAAAAACAATAATAATATAGTTTGATATAATAACATATAGAGTTATTACATCAAAATAAAATCAAAATAAAATCAAAATAAAATAAAAAATTTATTCGTCATTCTAATAAACAAATTGTAGTTTTAGTAAGGTGGATGAGGAAGATTTATTTGAGTAGGTATTGGTGTTGCCGAACCCCCTCAACCTCCTTTCATATTTCTTCTAGTTTTTTTACTGCCTCGTCTTTTACGAACTGTTCGTGTTTTACGTACTGTTCGTCTTTTTTTTGTTGTACCGAAAATGTTCAAAAAGGAAAAAAGGGATTTTTTGGCCATTATATAAATTACTAATATTTTAATTTATTTGATTCTAGAATGGTTCTTGTTTTATAGGATTTTCTAAATATTCATTTTGTCCTATTATATTATTCATATTATTTTTACTCTCAACATTATTAGTATTTTCAAATTCATTTTCAATAACAGTTTTACTAGAGGGTTTTATTTTTAATTCATCTAGATGCGCATTTTTAGTAGTATTTCTTTTTATATTTTGTAATTGTAAAATATGCATACCTATATAAGGTGAAATGGCTAAATTATTCATATAAGTTCTATATCTAAAACAAGATAAACTACTATTTTTTGTAAATCTTATACTATACCACCAATAAGGAGGAATGAAAACGGTTTTGGTTTTTGGTAATGAAAATTCTAAACATTTGATTTTTTCAAAATCAGCAATATATTTTGGTTGAACATTCCATGGGTTTACAGGTGATCTAAATTCAAAATTTTCATAATCATAAGAAGGATACAAGTATTTCACACTTTGTGGTGGCGCCATTTTAATTTCAACACTGCCTTCCGTACATATGAAAAAATTTCTATAATTAATTTCATAACGAAAAGGTGTACATGTACCATCACTGCCTAACATTATATCATAATTCATGTTAGAAACCATGTATGGACGCAAATATTCATCATTATATTTCAAACTTTTGACAACGCCAGTTTCATTTAGAAATTCCGAATTGTTTTCAGAAAAATACAAGGAATTTTTATCCTCATTAAATAATTTATTTGAAGCGTGTAATGGAAGTGGAACATAGAATTCATTATTAGTTTCGCCATCTTTTACATTTCTGATTTTTATTTCAAAAGCGTGATAATTATCCGAAATATATTTTATATTTGTTGTATCTATTATTTTTTGATTATCAAAATCAATTAACACTGGTTGTCGTATATCACAAATTTCTTCCAATTTATCTTTAGATGCATCATCTATTTCGTATATTTCTAAATCATTTGATTGTTTTAAATGAAATTGAATATGTAAATATATAAATAATACTAAACAAAAAATAAAAAACCCTATAATTATTTTCATTAATATCTATTGAAAATAATTTTTAATTAGTAAAACGAAGTTATATAAAATTATATAAGTTGTAAATTATAAATTATAAATTATAAATTATAAATTATAAATTAATCCATGTCCACCTTTGGCGATACATAAAAAATTATATCAATATTATCATCATCAAGATCATATTTTATTTTTAAGGGGCAATCATTGCTTAATTTAAAATATATTTTATCAGATAAATTTTTGGTCAAACACATTTTATTTAAATAATTTAAATTATAAGTGAAGGTAAAATTTTTATCAACTTCAATAGTAAATTCATCTAAATCGTCTGTAATAATATTAACACTCATTTCACCAGAAGTTCCATTACTTGTAAATTCAATAAAATCTTCACAACATTGAATTTTAATATCACTACCAAATATTTGCATCTGATTTGTTATATCACATATTTTTTTGGAATTTATTAAAAACTCACATTCGTAATCTATTTCAGGTATATTCAAAAATTCATACTCATTTTCAATTAATGGTAATTTATAACTTTTATTATATTCTTCCTTAACTTTATAATCTGCATCTAGTAAATTAATATTTAAATGATCATTATCTTTATTTGTTTCAATAATTATACTCTGATTTTTAGTTACATTGTTTATTATATTATAAAAAGTGTTGGTATCTAAACAAACAATAAATTCATCGTTTGCATTTTCAACTACGCATTCATTATAATCATAACTAGTAAACCAAATTTTTTGTATGTTAACATTAAATAAAGATATATGTGATTTATCCATACCTTGAATAAACAATAAATCGTGTTTAAAAACTAGAGTTATATTAGTTGTATTGCTTTTAATTATACTAAACAGTGATACGAAAACATTTTTTTTATTCAATTCACTAATCACTAACTTCATATTGTTAATAAATAAAATTATATTTATGTTCTTATTATTTTATTTATTGTTTCATTTTTATTTTTGTTAACGTTTTTTTATCAATTAATAAGGAAAGAAAATTGTATATTTGTTTAAATATAAATGGTGCGTTATGAATATAACAAAGTTCGAGTTTATCAGGGAACCTTTCTTTTAAAACAGTAGACATATACTGGACAAATACCTTATTTTTATCAATTTCTAAAATTGTTAAATTTTCAATATATACGTGGATAGTAAACGTATTATGCCTTTTCAATATATTTTCTATGATAAATATTAGATAATTCAAAATATTATTGTTATCTATAATTGTGGTTACTGTTTTAAAATACTTATAATTTATTATAATTTCATGATTAGAATCAATATGACAAAAATTATATAACAGTTCTTGTAGTTTTTCTTCATTTAATTTTAGATTCAAGTTAGTATTTGCTATTTTACAATTACAGTCCATATTTATACAATAATATATATTTTATATATATTTTATCGTATTATTATTTTTATATTGTTATTCATCTTGCATGTAATTTTCCACGTTAAAGTCATTTGTATTTACTGACTCTTCTATAGTTTCTGAAACATAATTTTCTGTATCAATATCAATATTTTCATCTTGTTCTACTTGTTCACCTTCATTTCCATTATTACAAAAATCTAAACTTTTTTCAATTTCCACTAACGCGGCTTCAAAATCCATAAATCTATCTTGACTTTCACTCATAAAAGATGATAATTTCATGTTCAAAGTATTAATTGAATCTTTTATATCCTTTACATCTTTATTTATTTTAGTGATTTGTTCAATTGTATTAGTCACAGTAGTATTATTTTTTGTCTCTAAATTTTCTAATCTATTTGTAATATTTTCAAAAACTTCATCAGAAACTAATTTCATATTATCTGGACTATAACTATTATTATTATTATTATTATTGTTAAAAGGCAACCCTCCATCCTCTAAAGAATTTTGAATAAATTGTTCTAACTTACCTAACCTTAAGGTAATTAATCCAATTGCATCAGAAACACTTATTTTTGCCAGTTGTTTTTGAGTTGTGGTACTAGGTGGTTGTCCTTTATTTTGCCCTTGCGCACTCATTTGACGTGCTTGACTGCTATTTGATTGATTGTATTTAATATTACCTTGTTGCATTGATTGTCTAGATTGTTGTGGTTGTTGGGAAAAAACGGATGAAGACGATATAGATGTTATTGGACGTCCAGAATTATTATTAGTATTACTACTTTGTTCACCTGCTCTTTTTTGTCTAGCTGCTGCAATTGATCTTGAACTACTCATTTAATATTATTATTTAATAATATGTTTCTAAATTACTTACGCATTTACTAAATAATTTAGATTTTATACTATTTTTTTGTTGTTTTTCTCTTTTTGGTTGTTTTTCTCTTTTTGGTTGTTTTTCTCTTTCTTCCTCCTTGCCTAGGAATGTTATTTCTATTATTAAAGTTTTCATCTACAATAATTTCTTCCTCTGAATCGGAATCAGACATAGGAGGAAATGCAACTGCTAATTCCCTTGCATTTAGAGCATTTTGTCTTCTTAATCTGGGTCTACGAGGTGCCCCAGGAGGAGTGTCAGGAGGAGTGTCAGTAGGCGTATGAGGACTGTAAAGTGGGTTAGGTACGTTTCTAGGAGTGTCAGGAGGAGTGTCAGGAGGTGTGTAATCAGGCGTATGAGGATAGAAAAGTGTGTTAGGTAAATTTCTAGGAGGCGTTTCAGGATAGATAAGTGCGTCATTACGTCTTATAGGTTCAATTAACCTATTAAATCTATTCATTAAATCTCTCATACTAGGAACATCATCATCACTATTGTTATTTTCTTCTACTTGTGATACGGTTGTTTGTGTTGGTAATTTACCACCCCTTCTCTTTTTATATGTTTTTTTCGTTTTTCTCATCTTTAACATTTTTCCCATTTTATACACTTATATATTTAATAAATAAAATAAATAATTCAATTGCTCAATTATGCGATCATTTTCATTTTTATTGCTCCATGACATTTATAGTCATTTATTTTAAAATCGCCCACTAAATAATCGTGAATATTTTCTCTCTTATTAATAATTTCTAATCTAGGAAATTCAAATGGATTTCGTAAAAGTTGTTCTTTTATTGTATTTAAATGTTCTTCATATATATGACAATTACCCATAAAATAAACAAATTCATGAGCAATTAAACCGCAGTGTTTAGCTAAAAGATGCGTTAAAAAAGAGTATGAAGCAATATTAAAGGGAGAACCTAAAGCAACATCAACAGAACGTTGATACATTGCACACGATAATTTGTTACCATCGTGCACATTAAATTGACAAAATACGTGACAAGGCGGCAATACCATTTTATTTAGTTGACATGGATTCCACGCTGTTAATATAAGTCTTCTGTTGTTCCTAGTATCAGGATTTTTTAGTTGTTCAATAATAAATTGTAATTGATCAATACCAGGTTTATTTTCGTCCAAAATATGTCCTGTGGTTACATCGTAAGGAGCATTAAAATGCCGCCATTGATATCCATATATTGGTCCAAGTATACCTTCAGGATAATGACCTAACTCAACGCTATTCATAAATTCTTTAGAAGCGTTGCCATCCCAAATATGAACCCCTTGAGATTGCAATATTTTATTATCTGTTTCACCACGAATAAACCACAATAATTCTTTTAAACATGTTTTCCAAGCTAATTTTTTGGTTGTTAATAATGGTATCTTTCCATTTTTAAGAGAGAAACGCATAGACCTGGCAAAAACGCTTTTAGTATTTCCATTTCTACCTTTTTCAAAAAAACCATCTTCAATGATTTCTTTGATTAATTGTAAATATTGATTTTCTTCGTGGTCTATTTTTATAGTATCAATTTGACTAACATGATTTTCATTTTCTTTTTGTTCATGTTTCCTATCGAATGCACGAATCCAACTTTTAAATTCTTCATATTCACTCATGTATTTTATTTATTATTTAACTTTAATTACTTTTTGAAAGTTATTTAATTTCTTTTCTTTTTATAAATCATATGGAAAGTTCCAACGATTCAAAAAAAAGTTTTTTTAAGCATGTTTTTAATTTTGATAATGATTCAAAATCCGATATTTTAAATATAATTCAATATGCTTTACTAGCAATAATTCCAATTGTAATTTTAAATAAAAGTATGCAAAAATATGTCCCTGAAGCCGACGAAAAAAAAGGAAGTGTAGAAATTTTAGCCGAAGTTTTAGTTCAAGTTATTGTCATGTTTCTGGGATTATTATTAATTAATCGTATTATTACATTTATTCCTACTTACAGTGGTGCAGATTATCCGGAATATCATGTTGTTAATATAGTTTTATCGGTTTTAATGATTACTTTAAGTTTACAGACTAAATTAGGAGAGAAAGTAAGTATTTTAGTAGATAGAGTAATTGAATTATGGGATGGAAAAACCGGACAACCAAAAAAAGGAAACAATGGAAAACAAGGAAATGTAAAGGTTTCTCAACCTATTTCAGGACAACAGATGATGGGAAGTTCCGGGGGAATGAATAGTCAGATGAGTGGACAAACAATAAATCAAGCTGCCATTAATCAATCCTTATACGGTGGTTCTACGTCTATTAGTCAATTGCCTACTGCCGATATGAACGCACCAACCCAACAATTACCAAATTATAATAATATGTATCAAAACAATACTACTCCATTAATAGACGCGGCAACTCCTGGAATGGAAAGTTTTGAACCTATGGCAGCCAATTCGGTATTAGGAGGAGGATTTGGTGCTTCATGGTAAAAAAATTATAATACTATATTAAAAGTATAAATATAATATTATATAATGGATGTTAATAAATTATACAAAGCTTTAGATGATGAAAGTAATGAAAATTTATTGAATTTTACTACACAAAAAATAGTTGAAATGAATTTACAAATTATCAATGAACTTCAACTTGAACGTAAACAAGCACTAGAAATTATGAACAAATTAAAAGGATATAAATATATTGATGAAATAAGTGATTTAAAATATGGAACATACCTACGTTGGATACCTATACACGACCCTGACCCACGCAATATTCAATTAACCAAGGGTGCACTATTTTGTGAAATAAAAATAAAAGAGGAAGGTGTTTATATCATTTGTAAAAATTATGGTTATTCCAATACACATTTTCAAATCAAACTAGACGAAAATTTAGTATTTCAAAGATTAACTGAACAAGAAAAGGTTTTATTGTCTGCTTTAGATCATCTGGCTAAATAATTTTGCATTTTGTATTTTGCATTTTGTATTTTGCATTTTGCATTTTGCATTATTTTTATTTTTTATTTTTACGAGTTTTTGATTTGTTTTTTTGACCGCACTTACAATCTCCAAATAATCCATTAACGAATTTTCCTAAACTAATCATTTCCATATGTTCTTTATGAATTGGTTTTTTAACTGTTCCTAAATGTTTACCGCGGTGATACTTACTGACCATCTTAATACCTTTACCATTTTTAATACTAACTTTGCGAATAATTTTTTTACCTCCTACCTTTTTAACTTCAGTATTTTCGTAAAAATAATTGCTTCCAGACATTTATATATTGTCTATATACAATATTTTATATAGACAATATATATAATATACAAATTACAATGAATCCTATTTTAGTTCATTTATTTCATATTATTTTTGTGGGAGGTTTGTTTCTATACATTGGAATAAAGCAAAAAAATATGCCGTCAATCATGTATAATATTATTTTAGGCGCAGGAATATTAATTTTATTTTATCATTTTTACAAAGGTTATAAAAAAATCATAACTGGTAAAAACGCGTGGGTCAATATTTTTCATGTATTAATTGTGGCACCTCTATTAATTTTGACTGGTATCCAAAAACAAAATACGCCAAGATATATGTATGAACTCATTTTTATGCTAGCATTTGCTGCCATTGGTTATCATGGTTATTATATGGTTTTCTAAAAGAATTATCTTCTTTCATATTCAAATGCAGTGTAAATCCAATTGTAATCTAATGGATTTTCTATATAATAATTTTGTTTTTTATTACAAACAAAAGATTTGGGATATTGTCTTCCAATCCAAATAGAATATTTTACAAAATTACTATACTCGTTAATATTTACATTTATAAGGTCCGAATTATCTGCTTGTCTGCCTTTATAATCATACAAATTAGGTAAATGGTATGTGTATTTAATTGTGTTGTGTAAGTTCTCTTTAATGCGTAGTTTTGGCATAAAAAAATGTAGTAATTTGTATCTATAATCTGTTTTTGGAATTATAGATGTTATGACTCCTTTTCTTATAATGAAATGTTCATCGTATAAAAGAATATGTTTTATTATATCATTTGGTAAATAACGGAAAACAAATTTCATTCTTAGAATTAGTATATTTATTTTTTTAAATTATTTACAAATAGTTTCGACCCATTTTTTATTCACCACAGATTCCACACTTTCTAGTGCACCTTCACACCAACCTTGATATGTGCTTACTGCTTCGCCTACAACAAGCATTCCTTTCTCAGGATGTTGGGCATCAAAAATAAACTCAGCACGTGACTTGTATGGTCCACGTAACGGTTCATAATAATGAGTTCCTATTGGCCAATAAAAATCTTTAATTTCAATTATATAAAGTGATTTTGGTGGTAAACCTAGACTTTGTTCGACTAATTCTTCGTATAATTTCCTATTTTTCAATGTATTTTTAAGATGATTTTTTAATGTTACTGCATTTTTATTATCACTGTATGCAATCATATATACGCCTTTTTCTGAATTCATGGGTATTATTTTTTGTAATGGTCCAGGTACAATTGTATAGTTTGTTACATATTTTTTTAAAATTTCACTGGATTTTTTATCAAACTTCGCATACAATCGTAAAAAAGGTTGCCCATGTATTTGTTGATACACACTTTTTGGATTGCTGGCACCAGGCACTAATTTCAAAATACCTGAAATAGTAGTTGCAACAATAATTTTATTACAAAAATAGGTATTTCCTTCGTCAGTTTTAATTTCAAATAAACAAGGTTCACTATGGTCATTTATTTGCATAATTGCCGTAACATCATTAGAACATTTAATGTTTTTATATCCTATATACTCGCACAATTGATGCACTAATTCTTTCCATGGAATATATAAAATAGGCCATCCACCCTTGTTATCATCCATTCCATAATTATACAAAGTTTCATAAACATCGGCATCCTCATAATCAGTATATCCTGCATAAATAGTGAATAATTTATATTTTATATGTCCTAATATTTGTGTTGCAAAATCCTTGAATGTCATTTTTTGATAGGTGCTAGGATTTTTATTATATTCTTTTTTCAAATAGTCTATAACTTTAACAACATCAAATTCTGAATGTTGAGGTAACAATTTTGAATATTTCATAACAGATATGGATTTATCATAAGGGACGTGCAATTCTTTCATTAATTTTATTAATAATGGGTTAGTATCATTTCTCCCTATACCAGCACCTGTAACAATTTGCGTACCATAAAAAGTTTCATTATTCATTCTACCACCAATCCATTTTTTTTTATATTTTTCTAAAATTAAATAACTAGTTTTGGGTGACAATTTTTTAATATTATAGGCTGTGTATAACCCGGCAATCCCAGAACCCACGATAATAATATCATAAATTTTCATTGGCATTTGATATATATTTATATTTATATAAATAAATATAAATATAGATTTATATTTTTGCTTTATTTACCAAGTTTTCCAGTATTGCCCCTATTTTTTTTAGTTTTATTAAATTTCACACTCCGTTTCCCTGTACAATTAAATTTACCACGTGTTAATCCTTTTTTATTAAAAACTGATTTTGTGCAAATACCTATTGCCCGCGCCTCGTTTTTCAATTTAACTTTATCCTCTACCTTTTTAATACATATACACAATTTTTCTGATAATATATTTTCGGCTTCTTTTTCTAATAATTGTTTTGATTTAGGTATAGTTTTTTTATAATATTCCAAAATTTTTATGTAATCCTTTTGAGTTAAGTTTGTATTATTAGAATTTGTCTTTTTCATTAATTATATTCAATTTATTTAAACTATACAAATATAATAATTATAATAAACTTACAAAAATTACAAAAAATAATTATTTTTTTAACTTATAAAAAATAATTATATAATAAAGATACAATATGAAAATTGTAGTTTTTGATTTAGATGAAACATTAGGTTATTTTGTTGAATTTGGTATATTTTGGGATACTTTATCTACTTATATTTTAAAAAATAACAAAGATAACAAAGATGAACCTACACAAGAAGATTTTAACGCCATTTTAGATCTTTACCCCGAATTTTTACGCCCAAATATAATTAATATTCTAAATTACTTAAAGAACAAAAAATCGACAAATACGTGTCAAAAAATAATGTTGTATACAAATAATCAAGGACCGCGTAAATGGGCAAATCATATTATATCGTATTTTGAAAGTAAATTGGATGACAAATTGTTTGATCAAATAATTGCGGCCTTTAAAGTAAATGGAAAACGAATTGAAATATGCAGGTCTTCACACGATAAATCGTATAAAGATTTGGTTCGTTGTACCAAAATACCATTAAATGCCGAAATATGTTTTTTGGATGATAATTATTTCCCCGGAATGGCAAACAAGAATATTTATTATATTAATATTAAACCTTATGTATATGATTTACCATTTGACGAAATGTATAAACGTTTTTTAAATAGTGAAATTGGTGAAAAAATTTTGCAAAATCAAGATGACACCAGTGCCAAAAATGAGGTATTTATTGATTTTATGAATAAAAATATTAAAATGTATAATTTTCACGTAATAGAAAAATTGCCAAATGAACACGAAATCGATAAAATATTGAGTAAAAAAATAATGTATCATTTGGAGGTTTTTTTTAACAAGGCAAATAAAACAAAAACGCGTAAAAATATTCCTAGAAAAAGAAATAAATCTGGTAAAAATTTCTTCTAGTTTTAGGCTCTATAATAATACATCGGATTTATTTTATTAGTACTTTTATTATTATTACTAATATCATGAGCGTTATTGCTATCAACTACTTCAACAGTATTGTACAATGACAATGTTCGTGCACTTGGGTCAGTAGCAGTAGTATATTTTGGCATCCAAAAATATGGCAATATTTTACTGCAATTAGGATAATAATCATCAAATATTTTTTTATAAAATATTTTTTCTGTTTCTATACTGGCCGGATATAAATCATTTATTGCTTTATTTGTGGCCGCATTATCATATACACTACTAGTAAAATTATAATAGTTTTCTAATCGCATATTTTTTGATATAGTTTCTTGTAATATTACATATAAAGACCGACCCTTATTACTGACACCATCACTAAATGCTTCCTTACGACGCCATAATATTTCATCCGGTAATATTTGTCTTCCATAAATATCCTGAAATTTTTCCAAACGGAAACTATTACGCAATAAACACTTCTCCATTTTCTTATTTGTTTCAAAACGCACTTTCTGTGGAATAGATAAATAATAATTAGCAAATGTTTTATCTAGAAAAGGCGTCCTAGGTTCCAACCCATTTGAAGATATCGATTTATCTGACCGTAATACATCAAATAAATGTATATCCCTTAGTAAACGTCGCGTTTCACGATCGAATTCAATACAATCAGGACAATTTTTCATATATAAATACCCCCCACATAACTCATCTGAACCATCCCCATTGAAAATCACTTTGGCGTCACTATTTTTTGAAATATATTTACCCAATAAATAATTACCAATACTGGCGCGCACTGTGGTTGTATCATAACTTTCAATTTTATAAATCACTTCAGGAATAATATCAATCATTTCTTTTTCTGTCAATATAATTTCAGTATGTTTTGTTCCTAAATAATCGGCCACTATTTTAGCATATTTTAAGTCCTCAGAATCAGGTAAACCAATACTGAAAGTTTCAATTTGTTTTTCTAAACCAAATTCTAACTTATTAAAATGATTTACTAAAGCACAAACCAAACTACTATCTAACCCACCAGATAATAAACATGCAACTGGACGTTCTCTATTAAGACATCTTTTGCGTACAGCATCACAAAAATAAATGGCCAGATTTTTTTCATAATCATCCATATTCTCATTTTTATAAAAATTGAGATTATGTGGAAAAGTAGGACTAAAATAAGTTTGATTTTCTTTAATAGGATGCCATTTGGAACAAGCTAAACTGGATAAATAATAAGTTGTATAAGTTCCTGGTTGAAATTGCTGTATTTCATAATTAATAGTATCATCTTGTAGAAAATCACTTAAGCATTTTAGTTCTGATGAACACGCAATTAAATCAGTTGATTTATTTTTTAATAAATAAAGTGGGCGCACTCCATAAGGATCTCTTGCAAAATAAATAAAATTATCAATGTTTTCATCTAACCTCAAATCATATAATACAAAAGAATAAACCCCGTCAAGCATTTGTAATGTTTGTTTCATGCCATATTTCAAATATAAATGAATAATTACTTCACAATCAGAATTTGTAAAAGGTGATATCTCCATTAATTCAAATAAATAACGATGATTGTAAATTTCCCCATTGCAAATCAAAACAATATTTTTGATATTTAAGGGTTGATTTGAAATGAAATCGATCCCGTTGATGGCTAACCGGTGAAATCCAAAGAATACATTATGAAAAGATACGAATTTAGAGTCTTCTGGACCTCTACATACCCCTTTGTTAAATTGTTTTTTATAATATTGCTCGTTCTTTTTTTCACCATTTAATATACAAAATATTCCACACATTTGAATTCAAGATTATTTAACCTACATTAATAACAAGTACAATCTTTATATATATTTATTAAATTTATAAATATAAAAGTATCTATATTTTTATATTTTAACATTTTTATATTTTAGGAAAAATTATAATAAGCATATTTACTATAAAATGCCAGATATTTTCTCTGCAACGGCAACGGCTAACGGAAGTTCAAGGACTTCCACTGATCCCCCACAAACAGTTACATCAACTGCCACAGCATCTGCAACATCTACTGTTTCGCAACTAGATGCACAAACTTTAGCCAACAATACAGCACAACAAGTAGCTAATAGTGATGCCCAAACTCTCGCTAATGGTATTAGTTCAGCTGTTGAATTTATCAGTGCTTTTGGACCAATAGGACCAACTGGAGAAAGAGGAGAAAGAGGAGACATTGGCAATAGAGGAGAACCCGGACCTACTGGTGCTAACGGACGTGATGGAACTGATGGTTCACAAGGACCTACTGGTGCTAACGGACGTGATGGAACTGATGGAACTGATGGTTCACAAGGACCTACTGGTCCAACCGGACCATCTGCAACTGGAGGTTCTAGTTCTCCAAACACAACAAGTACAGTATATTTTGATAACATAACTGATATGAATAATTTCCAATTACCAACTCCTGACCCAAGTGGGTCACACTATTACGATATCCAAATATCCAGTTCACTTTTAGGATTAAGTCCTGATAATTTTGGATATTCTCCAATTCCCACATACACCCTTTCTAATACGCGTGTATATGAATATAATGAAAATGTATATTTATATGGAACCATTTATGATTTATGTTCAAATACATTAAATTTTGATGTTTCCAAAAATATAATTTCGTATGACATGAGTGGCAATATAAATAATCTTTTTAATTTTACTAGTGATAATTTAACACGAATTGTAACTTTAAAAGGAACAAGAACAAGTAATAGATTATTTGGTTCATATAGTGGTACAGTTAGTGAGTATAATGGATTAATTGAAATAGATCCCAGTAGCGGTCTAATTCTAAGTAACAATACTTTAAAGAATTTAACAGTTCCGGTACCTAGTAATATTTATTATAATAATATATTTACATATGGAAGCACCAATAATTTATTATTAATAGCATATAGCAGTGACCGAATAACCGAACCAAGTGGAAATAGTTCAAACCTAGTATATTATAATACTGATACTAGTCAATTATATTTTTTAAAAGACAGTTCTGGTAATATTATTTCTGATATTAATCTCGCAACTGTATTAGGAGAATACCTATATTTGGTAAATAATAATAATTTAAATTTAGTTTCATATCAAATTTTAAATAATGCGTTATCTGAAAAAGGTTCCTTATTAACTACAGCATTATATAACGCGAGTTTTGCATTAATAAATAATAAATTTTTGTCAATACCTTTTGCTTTCTCTTTAAACAATAATAATTATACTTTTATTACTAATAATGGTCTTTTTCAATTTAATCCTGAACTTACATATTTCGATGTGGAATATTCAATAAATAATAGATTTTTATCAAGTTACCCAACTTTATTTAATTTATCTGATACAATTTGTTTTCTAGGTAATTCCACTAGTTATTATTATATGACTTTGGATGCATCGGGTAACAATGCTTTTGTAAATGGTTATAATCCTTATTTAAATGATTATACCGTACAATTTGGTAACGTGATATACAACGAAATTGATGTAGTATATGGAAATAAAAGAGTATATTATATAAGAAAAAGTGGTGCATTAATTAATTATTTATCTAATAAAAGTTATTCTGGAATGGCTAATTTTTTAGTAACATCTACCGAAAATATCAATAAGGTTTATATAAAAAATAATGATGGTGGTATAATTTATTTGAACAATTCATCTAATAGTTTTTATTATAATGGAACAGAATGGGTACTAACTTCAACATCAAATATACTAATAATGTAAAGTGTTTAACTACATGCATGTATCTAGTAAGTCAAAAATATAAATGTTTTTATTTTGTTTCAAAACAATAATATCAACATCATCAAATCAAATTTTTATATAATTTATAAATAAATTATTCAATAAAAATAATATCTAATTATAATAAAATAAAGTCTACTATGAATCCATCAATAAATAATGTAAAAACCGAATGTGTAGCCGATATACATAACACGACAAATATGAGAATTTATGATAGGAATCTTCCTTCACAAATGTTACAACCTTATATTGATGTAAGACCTGTTATGACAAAATATTCTTATTTGCCAATTGTCGACCCAAGAAAAGAATTGCATGTTAAGATGGAACAAATGCCAACATTCAATCCTCATACAGTTTTTAATCCAGGAAATACACAGTCTCCTTGGTCTGGTTTTGCTTCAAATATAAATACTGAATCAGAATTAAGAAATCAAATTTATGCTCTACAAAAATGCAGTCAGGCAGTTTATGTTCCGAATAGTACAAGTGATTTATATAATTATAATTTCATTCTAGGAAATCAAACACCCATTCAATATCAACCGCATGGATTATTATTTAGTAAAGATAATTTTGATAGTTTCAATCCAAATCCAGATCCGAATATTGTAGGCACACAAATATTTTCAAATCCTACAAGAGCACAAGTTAAAGATATACAACAACAAAAATGCCAAGAAAAAGAAGCAGTGCAAAAAAAATAAATAATAATAATTTTTATTGAATGATGTAATAATTTTATAATAATTTTATATTTATTATAAAATGACCGAAAATATTGTCAATCAAATAACTTTAGATTGTTTGATAAATAGAGAAATATTTGACAAACATAATTCTACAATAAAAAATATGAAGATTAATAAAAAAGACAAAAAATTTTATAGAAAAAGAATTTTGAATTTAACACGGGAATTATTGTTAACAAAGAAAGAGGGCAATGATACAAGTGACATAACAAATATAATGGAAACCGTTGTAACACCAGATTTATTATATGCTTTTAATAATTATGTAAAAGCGTGTATCCAGAATTTCAAAACAATTGATAAAAATGACATCATCCAAGAAGATTATAAGGATATGAATTTAAGTAACCAAAATATTTTAAATAGTGCCGAAACTTTACAACATGATAATATACAAGAAACATCCAATGACAACAATAGATTATTTATGCGTACAGTTAAAACAAAACCGAGTCTAGATAATTTCGTAAAATATACATATAAAAAACAACATGATGATATTATTTTACCAAAAATAAGAGAAATAAATTTAGATGAACCAACTTTAAGAAATAAAGGAATCAAAAAAAAAGAAAAAGAAAATAATATCAATATAGTTTATGATGAAAACAAAAAAAAATAAGGCAAACAAAAGACATATTAAAAAAATATATAAGGCACATAAAACACGAAAAAACAAAAACCAAAAAAAACAAAAATTAAATAAAAAGATACCTTCCAAAAAACATATTCATAATCACAAAATAAGAAATGAAACTATCATATTAAAAAAAGTTAATTGTAGTCCAAAAGATAAAAATGATATTAATGATTTTACTTGTTATACCGATAAAACATTATTTAAGTTAAGAGATAAATGGAATTTAAGGCATCCGGATGTAAAAATAGTATCAAATGAACCAAAAGAAATACATGATTTATTGAAAAATTATTTGAGTAATGTGTGTAATAAAGAATCTTGTTGGTTAAAACAAAAGGGCGAGTTTGACAATTTAGAAGAAGAATTTAAAGAGTCGTTTGCTCCAGAATCACCAACCGAATGGAAAAAAAACCCTAATGAATGGTTATCTAGTTTGGATATTATAAAAGTGATGAAACAATATGAAAAAGCCTATAAATGTTTTGATTTCATAGGACCATCCCCAATTGATTTTGATAAGAGAAAACTTTATGGGGAATGTGTTTGGGAAGAATTATGTAATTTTAATTTAGAAGAACAAATTAAAAAAGGTAAAACAAAAATTGGTATTATATTTAATACAGACCCACATAATAAACCAGGCGAACATTGGATTTCTATGTTTATTAATATTAAAAAGAAACAGATATTTTTCTTTGATAGTGTTGGTAACACTGCACCAAAAGAAATTATGAAATTCGTAGAAAAGATAAAATCACAGGGACAAAATATGAATCCAAAAATGAATTTTACTTACGATGAAAATCATCCAGTTGAACATCAATATGGAAATACCGAATGTGGTATATATAGTATATTTTTTATTGTTCACATGCTAGAAGATAAGATGACCGACAATTACTTGAAAACCCATATACTAAAAGATGAATATATGCAAAAATTTAGAAAGGTTTATTTTAATGATCAACTCTAACAACTTTAGAAAAAGATAGTTATATTTTGCACAACTTTTTCTAAAAGTTGTAAAAGTTGTTTATGCGCAAATATATTAAATAGATAATTATTAATTTAATATATTAAAATGTCAAATAATCAACTACACCAATTTTTAACTAAAGAAAATATCCAAATTTTATGGGATGTATTAATTGAAGACCCGATAATCAAAAATTTTTGTAGTTCTCACAATAAAATTATTGAATTAACGAAACTTTTTGAATCAAATCTAAAGGGATTTTATGATGTAGAGAGAAAAAATTGCACTAATTTAATTGAGTTAAATAAAAAATATATGATATTGATTATAAATTATTTAGGTAGACAAATACTAACTCCCACTACAAAACCTATGGAAAATGCTACGCAAAATGCTACGCAAAAACAATTATCGCAATTCAAAAAAATTACAATACACAACGAACAAATAAAACAACCTATTACTTACGAAGAAATACAAAATGAACGTAAGAGTCAATTTGAAAAGGATTTATATAATAGACAACAAGAATTTATAAATGCAATGAGTAATCCAGTTCCACCTGTTCCTGATTTTAGTGACAAAATAGATGAACCAATTAGTGAAATTGAATTAGAAATTAAAAAGATACAAGAACAAAGAAATTATGATATGGAAATTATCAATCAAAATTATCAACAAAATATCACAAATCAACCCGATTCAAATGATAAAACATGGTTAGAAAGTGAAAATACAAATATCAAAAATGAAAAACATATTAGTTGGGCAGATGAAAATGCTGGGTTGTTTGCAAAATTAAAAAAAATATCTACCCCTGATACTAATAATAGTATTAGTAATAATAGTATTACTAGTAACAATAATAATAGTGATATTTCAGAAGAAATTAATTTTCTGAAAAATGAAATGAATCTTTTAAATAATAAATTAAATATACTCATTAACAAAATGGACAATATGGATAAAATATATGAACAATCAAATGAAGAATCAAATCAAGAATCGAATTATCAATAAAAATGAAAATAAAAAATTATAATATATTGATATAAAAATTATATTATAATTAACTCCAATAAAGTTATGTATTTAAAGATTATACGTCCTTTTTATGTAGTACTATTCTATTTATTTATTTTCAATAATTTCTACGCGAATGGTGAAAATTCCTATTTACGTTTTAGAAATTCAATACTAAGAATTTATATTGCAAATGATAAAAATAGACTTCAATTAGTAAATGAATATTCTAATAAGTTAGTAGAAAAAATTAAAAATAAACTCGTGAAAAAATACTACGATTTGAATATAATCTATAATAATTTAACCGATGAAGAAAGGGAGTTAGTTGATTTTATTATTTCGCTATGTTTTTAAATTGTTAAGTTACTAATGGTTTGAATACCTTGTCGCCTTTTTCATTTATTTCAAGAGTACCTATTTGTAATGGTATAATATTTGGATCATTCAATGCATCCATATAACTTTTTTTATCATAAAGATTTAATAAACTATTATTTATTCTTCTATATACATATTCTGTTCCATTTAATTTAATAGGTTTTCCTTCCCACTCAATTTTTTGTTTATTAGCTTTAACTGTCATATCATTTTGTTGGTTTGTATAGTCAGGAACATAACTGAATTTTGTGTTTGTAGGGTCTCCAAAATTGAAACATTTACCATTTGAATATATATAACAATCAAAGGCAGTTTCTTTGATTGCATCAGTAAGTTGTAAACTCAAATTGGCTTTAATTTCAGAAATTTCGTATAATAATTGATCACTGGTTACTGGAACTTTTGGTTCACCCTTCGATAAATCCTTTCGTTTTAATTCAATTGCGTCGTCCGATTTTAATTGTTCGGGGGAAAAAACCATCAAATATACAAATACTTCAACTGTTTGTAAATTACGTGGCAAATTTTTATGACTGCAAATACGACGGGCGCGTCCAATAACTTGTTCTGTCCTAACTGGGTGCCAATATGGTTCCATAATATGCACATAACGCGTATTTCTTAAATTAATACCTTCTGAACCCGATGATGTAATCATGAGAACCTTAATTATTTCTCCCATATTGTTATTATTTGCCATTTTCTTTAATTCACTAGATAAATTAGTAGGAATATAATCCCATTCACCATTATAAATTCTTCTAATAATTTCTTTTTCTTCCGTTGTTTCTGTACCAGTATATAACGCATACGTAGGTTTTCCCAAATCATCCACAGGAATGTCAATTTCCCAAATATCCGATGAATTTTTCTTTATTTTAAATCGGGCAAACCCATTCTTTTCTAAAGTCAGACTGAATAATCCTATACCTTCTAGAGTTCTAAATTGACTATATACTAAATGTAAACCAATATATTCTGGGTCTTTAATATTATCAAGAATATGTAAAAATTTGGGACTGTATTTAGCCAGTCCTTCTGGTGTCAAAAAAATGTCGCCGTTTTCTTTAATATATTTAATTGTTGTATCGATTCTCTCTTTATATGTAATACCACCAATTTTATCAAGAATTTGGTCTCCTTCTTCTTCGCCTTCATTCTCGTCATTTACATCGATATTTACTTCTTCTCTTTGAGCCAGTTTTAATAAATTTGTTACATTCGATTCTTCTGGCACAGGCACAGGTTTTTCACCTTCAACATTCTCTTGTACCGTACCGGAAGTCTTTTTTTTATTGGAAGGCAATGGTCTCTCATCCATGACAAAATTACAATATAAACGTGAAAATATTCTATACGTAGAAGTGGCTTCTTTAAATAATTCATCTAATTTTTGTGGTTTTTTGGATGATTTCTCTAATTTTCTCTCCTCCCTTCGCGCCGATTCATAAATTTTGAATTGAAAATCACTCATAGGAATTCTAACTATATGATAATCTTCTCCTAGTGTTTTATTAAAAACAGGTAATAAACTTTCTTGAGCACTCTTAAAATAGGATGATAAACCAATAATGCGTCTTTTAAGAGAATCCACATTTTTTAAATTTTTTGTAACACTGTCAATGTATTGATTTTCAAAAATATCGAAATCATCTGGTAACGCTTTTAAATTGCGAATTTTGATACCATCTGCCACAACTTCTATGTCATTTTTTCTTAAAACATTTATTATTTTTCTCTCAAAATCGTCGTCACTTATAAAATCCATATCGAAAATGTTATTTCCTGTATCATCTTTTTTAATATTAGAAACCCCTTGATATCCAGAAGACATTTTAATTTTATTTTTAAAACCAAAAGGATTTCGTGTAATAGTAAGAACTTTACTTGAAGGCGAATAATCCAAGTAATCCAATGTTTTCTCTCCTAGAAGCATGTCCTGAAGTGTATTTTTATCAACTTTTTTAGTTGTTTTTACATTCAAAGGGATATTCCAAGTTTTAATGTATCCTCTCAAAATATTAAAAAGTATTCCAAATTCGTTTGGATAATTGATAATAGGAGTGCCACTAAGAAGGACAACACGGGCATTCTTTGCACTCATTAAATATTCATATAATTTGGTTGAAAGGAATTTGGGAGAATATTCTTTCTCTCCTCGTTCATTTTCTGGAATAACTTTTTCTTTTTTGATTTTATTGACAATTCTACTTATTAAATTATGGGCTTCATCAATTATAATTACTGAATTATCAAATAAATTTTTTGTGAACCCAGATGTTAATTCTTCTAAACGTTTTGTACGTAAACCATTATAATTAATAAAAATATACTTACTCCTTATCATTTCATTTAATTGGTCGTCTAATGATTTTTTGTCTATGGCAGTTAATTGTTCAAAATTAGAGGGTTTTTTAATGTTGATAAACCAAGCACCTTTGTGTTTTTCAATATAATCTTGTGATAAATTTAGTATGGCCGAAAGTGTTTGTAATGCTTCCGGATGTTTTACTGTAGAAACAAACTCCCAATACTGATTTTTCTTATATAAGAAATCACCGCAACGTTTTAATTCTTCCATATAATTGGTTCTTAAAGAGGCTGGTAACATAATAATTATTTTTTTTGTATCCTTCATACCCTCTGCAATTGCTATTGAGGTGCAAGTATTATGAGTTACAGTAAAATCACCTATTAAATATCTACAATTTCCATCTAATGTAAAACCATAATAATCATCTTCGCCAACGTAATCAACTGATATTCCAGAAACAAGAACGTCTTTTATTTGTTTTCTTGATGTGGCCTGTTTTCTTGGAATGAGTGTTGGTATAGTTTCAATACCGTTTCCATTTATATGAATTCTCCAAGCAGTTCCATATTTTTTTTCTCCTTTATATGTCCAAGATGTATTTTTTAATGATTTATAACATGAAAATCCTAAACTGCGCGCCAGATATATGACGTCATCCATTAATTTTTCATTTTTCTGTGTAAATTCAAATCCTCCATTTGATAAATAACCATCACTATCAATTAATCCTGCAAGAAGTTTCAAACGATTTTCTCTAGAATTACATTTGTAAATAAAAGGAATATGTTTATTATTAATTAAATCCAAGTTTTTTAATGTATTCAAAAAAATATTATTATAATACTTACCATTTCCAATAATATTATAACTATATCCTGAACAATAATTCAATGATAAATTTATTTTTGGAAGATTTTTAGCCAAATAATATAAAACTGTTGAATCTTGACTAGTAAATGAAGCACCTCTTGATGTTCCATCACCTAACCAATAACCAATCATATATGGGTCTATTGGTAATTCCTTTTCGGGAAAATTAAGAGGCACTTTATATCCTTTTAAAAATCCTTTCTTTTTATCAGACAAATTTATATAATCTTTTACTGAAATTTCAAAAACATTATCATTTGTTTTAGAATTATTTTTTATATTTTCAAAAAATTTTTCTGCATTTAATTTCATTTCCGATTGATTCGTTTGATTAAATGTAAATGTCTTTGAACAAAACTCATTATTTTCTAACCATTGAATATTATAATTAGTATTTGATTTGTGATTATTACAAGAAATTTTTGGAAATCCTGACGCGCGTAAACATAATATGTGTTCTTGATTTACAGTATATTTTTCACCTTTTACGGGAACAATGTCATACATTTTATCTCTACCACGAGCCAATGATGTTACTGTTCTTGGTGTTGAATCGTCACCCATTAATAAATCCCCGACTTTTATATTTTCAACTAGTTTGATTTCTCCATTTGACATGATAATAGGTGTGCCTTTTTTCATACATTTTCCTGCACCCAGACCATGATACAGTAACAAACCGCGATAAGGCGTAAATAAATTCATATAATCACGAACAATTTTTTGGTGTGTCAATAAAGAAAAATTTCCCTCATCTTTTCCAATGTCATCACATGATATATTACTTTTCATTTCATCCAATTCTTTTTTATAAGGTTCAAAGAGAGAATTAATAAAATTAACAAACAGTTCACGATTATTCATATAATAACTCGAAACTTTGACTAAAACAGGCGGCGATTTCTTTAACAATCTATCAGAAATCTTTGTATCACCAATTTCAACTGCATTCTCTGGACCTAAAACAGCAATACCCTTTTCGACTTTTTTCGTCTTGCGACCTCTTGTTGGTTCCTTTTTTTCAGTTGGTACCATTTCCGCAATAGGTTCGGCTTCTTCCATTTTTTCAAATACGATTTCCTGAAGTTCACCTATATTTTCTTTTTCAGCACCAATTTCATTATCATCAACAAGTATTATTTTTTTTTGTTTAATTTTCTTAGCTTTTTTCTGTTCTGGTATATTGATTACTGGAGTAATAGGTTCTATTATTTCCTTTTCTTTCACTTGTTCCAAGACAGGTTTTTTCTGTACTTTTGTTATTTTATTATCTAATAACTTTTTTAACAATCCTTTACGATCATATTCCTTATTACTTTCATCTTCTATGATTGTAGCATTTCTGTCTTGTTCTTTTTCTTGGCGTTCAGGTTCAACATTTTCTCCTTCTATTTTAATTGCAATTACCACTGGTTCATTATCTTTAATTGTAGGTTTTTGCATTAATTTTTGTTTGATTGTTTCTAAAGGTTGCATTTAAATCTATTATATTATTTAAATATATAAAACTTTCTATTTTATAATATATTATCATATTGGTTAATATATTATCATAATCAATTATGTATCGATTAAATAAAGTCATGTAAGCATCAATAAAATACTACAAATCAGATTGCTAAATTACTGAGTTCATCGGTAGAATTTTCTGGAATACATTTTATGGCTTCATTACACGCAATTTGTTCGGCTTTTCGTTTAATCTTGTGTTGACCTTCTCCCAAAAATAAAAGCAATTTGCCATTTTCAGCCACAAATTCATGTATTGATTGAAAAGTCTTAAAAAAAGAGATATCCACTGAATCGTCATGTTTTAAGTTATGAATTTGTTGTCCAAGACACAAATATACACCCATTTTATAACCTAATTCAATGTCATGTTCTATTTCAATATAATGTGGTGTAACTTTGAATTCTTTTTGAATTTTTACTTGAAGAATATTCTTATAATTATCATCATTTGTTATTAGTGAAATCCAATCAATGTGTTTTTCAAAAATATTCTCAACGAATTTTTGTGCCATTTGAAAACCTGGACCTGTTACAAACATCGATTGAAACCATCCATCTTCATCTTTTACTGTGATTTTATTGAAATCTAAAAAAAGTGCACCTAAAAATGATTCAAAAAGACAACCCAATTTTTTTAAATTGGTACGTATTTTTTTTTCTTCTGCATGTTTCGATAAAATCAACCATTTATATAAACCCATTTCAAGAGCAATTCTTCCGATTGCCTCATTTTTTACTATGGCAATTTTTTTTTCGGTCATGAATCCCTCATTTTCTTTTGGGAAACGGCGATATAAATAATATTTGGTTACTAATTCCAAAATACCGTCTCCTAAAAATTCAAGGCGTTCATTGGATTTACTGCTAAGGGGCATACAATCAGGTGGGCGTTCTACAATGGTAATATTTTGTGCAAGATTTTCAAAATTTGGTCGCTTGGTGTAGGAACGATGAACAAATGCACGTTCATAAAGTGCCATATTATGAATTGTAGGTGGAATACCATATTTAGAAAGAATACATTTGACGTCATCAAATGTAATCTTAATATTTAATGGATTAAATGGATTAAATATTAAACCTTCGTCTGATTTGATAATGTCGTCGTCGTGTGTTATTTTAACGTCAGTCATTGCGTTGTATATATTATAGTTGTCGGGTTGTCTTTAAGTAGATTTACATAATATTTTAGGAAAACCAATAAATTTTTGGAAATATATATTTTTTATATAATATTTATATATATATGTCCGAAACTAAAAAAACTATTAAGGAAAGATTATGGAACATTAGAGAAAATCCTTACTACAAAATGAATCCTGAAACTGGAGAATATGAAATGGTTGATGAGGAAACAATTAAAAAAGTAAAAAAGCAAGAACAAGATGAATATAACGCAGCCGAGGAAGAAATAAATAAAAAATATGCAAGAGGGTTAGAAGATGTAGAATATTTTGCTGCTATGGATAAAAAAAATAAGCAAAATGCTGGTCGAAAAAAACGCAGAACTAGAAGACGAAAATCACAAAAGCGCAAGTCAAACAAACGAAAATCACATAAACGTCGTGGAAGTCGTCGTAGGTAATTTATAAAATCTTTAAGTTGACTAATAAGTTTAAATAATTAATATATATTAAAATTATTTAAATATTTTTACCTGTATAAAATATATATTATGGATGTTGAAGTTAAAACACCTGAATTACCTTTAGAAAAAACTAAAGAAGAGGCAATTGAAACAACCCCAAAATTATCTTTAGAACTGCCAAAAGATTTAGGTGAACCTACAACGGAAGAAGTTAAAGTTGAAAGTGTTGATGTAAATACTCAAACGATTAAAGATAAACCAAAACCTAAAAGTCCTTCCTATTTAGAAAAAAAGATTGAAACTATTAAAAAAATTTTTTTACATTATACGTCTTGCTCAGTGAAGACCACCCGGCAAAATAATAATGAACCTAAATAAGTTAAAGAGAATGGTTTATAGTGTATATGGAAGAATGGCGAGTAATCACAGAATTCCCAAATTATAGTATAAGTAATTTGGGAAATGTATTAAATACTCTTACAAATAAGATTATGAAATTAAATAAAAAAGGTGGTTATTATCAAGTTGCATTAACACATAATAAAAATAAAAAAATATTTTCTGTTCATAGACTAGTTGCAGTATACTTTATACCTAATCCAGAAAATAAGAGCGATGTTAATCATAAAGATAAAAACAAATTGAATAATAATTTATCAAATTTAGAATGGATGACAAGAAAAGAAAATAATTTACACAGATGTAAAGATATAATTATAAAAACAAATAAAAATAAACATGTCAATCGTATTGATAAAAATACAAATGAAATTATAGAAAAATATAATTCAATTGAAGATGCAGGAATTTGGTGTTCTGATAATAAATTAACAAGTAACTCGCATAATGGTCGGAATGCAATTGGAAATTGTGTAAATGGTTTATCAAATTCTGCATATGGTTTCGCTTGGGAATTTGAAAAAAAAGATGAAAATACACATGAAGAATGGAGAGAAATAAATCCTAATAATTTATTGGATGAAGAAATAAATACAAATAAAAAATATTATGTTTCCAATTTAGGAAGATTTAAAAATAGTTTTGGAACTGTAACGGAAAATTATAAAGTAAATGAAAATGGTTATATACGTGTATTTATATATAATAAAACATTTGCTTTACATAGATTAATTGCTTTTACATTTATAGAAAATCCTGATAATAAAGAACAAGTTAATCACATTGATGGTAATAAATTGAATAATAGTGTTGATAATTTGGAATGGGTAACTAATAAAGAAAATCAAATTCATAAATTTCAAATAGGTTTAGGAAATAATTTTACACGTTTTATAAAACAATATGATTTAGAAGGAAAATTGATAAAGGAATTTAAATCTATTGCAGATGCAAGTAGAATACTAAAAATAGGTAAAAGTAATATTCATGGAGTACTACAAAATAAAAGAAAAACTGCAGCCGGATTTATTTGGAAATATTTAGAAGATGAAAATCCTGATTTTAGTGAAAAGATTACTATAAATAAAAACGTAGGACGAAAAGTATGTCAATATGATTTGGATATGAATTTATTAAATATTTATGACTCTATGGCAGATGCTGCAAGAAAATTAAATATCCATAAAAATAATATTAGGGGTGTAATAATAAATTCAAGAAAAACTGCCGGAGGATTTATTTTTAAATATTTAGATGAATGAATTTGATAAAATTAAAATATTACATTAGATTATAATAAGATGGTCTTATATTCAGGTAGTAAAAGTGCCCGCTTAGCTAATAGTATCGTCAACAGAACTAACGTGTGTGGAGGCCCAAAAAAGGCCGGCATTGTTTCCCGTCAGGGATTTTTCATGCAAAGTAATGTTTCCTTAAGAAGAGCACCACAATCTCTTCCATTAGTTTGCATTCCTAACACAACTGTTCAAACCCAAAAATACGGTTACAAGGCCACAATCGGAGGTAACATGGGTTAATTTTCTCATATATTTATTTTTCATCTTTTATTGTTTTTTCAAAAACTATTTAGTTGTAAAATAATTTAATAACAATTTATTAAATTATTAAATAAACTCGATTCACAACAAATGTTCATAAAAGTAGACTATCGTGAAAAAGAACTCCTAGATAAATTATCTTATTACATTTCTTTTATTCCTGCATTTAGAAATATAAAAGTTATCAGTGAAAATCTACCGATTGGAGATGTTATTGTAACTGATAATAATGAAGATATTTTGATAATAGAGAGAAAAACAGTTGGCGATTTAATGTCAAGTATAAAAGACGGGCGATATGAAGAGCAATCGTATCGTTTAAATGGCAATAAAGTACACAATCATAATATAATATATCTAATTGAAGGAGATATCAATAAATTAAACATGAATATGTTTAAAGATATTAAAATGGAAAAATTGACCTTTTATTCAGCTATTTTCTCTCTAAATTATTATAAAGGGTTTTCAGTATTAAGAACACTTTCTCTTGATGAAACAGCACTATTTATTTGTAATAGTACAATAAAATTGATGAAAGGATTAACTACAAATAGAAAAGGTTTTTATAGTAACAGTATTCCACGTGAAATCTCAAAAGAAATATTAAATGAACTAGAACAACAAAGCATGTCAAATATATCAGAAAATATACCAGAAAATACAGAACAAAGTAAAAAAGATTATATTGGATTGGTAAAAAAAGTAAAAAAAGAAAATATAACACCTGAAAATATTGATGAAATTATGCTATGCCAAATCCCAGGAGTGAGTTCGACTACTGCCATTTCAATTATAAAAGAATTCAAAACATTCTCTAATTTAATAAAATGTTTAGAAGAAAAACCAGATTGTTTGAATAATATTTCAAATACCAATAATAAAGGTCTAACTAGAAAAATCACAAAAACTTCTATTGCGAATATCAGTAAATTTTTGTTGAAAAAATAAAAAAAATAGAAAAATAAGAAAATAGAAAAAAATTAGAAAAAAATTAGAAAAATTAGAAAAAAATAAAATCAATATATAATAATTATTATTAATATTATATATATGAACAAAGGAATATTAACCTTATTTTTTTTTATAGCAATTTGTTTTATAGTTTATTTACTATTTAGAAATATTAATTTTCAAGAAGGTTTGGAAAATAAAACAGTCTCTAATACTGCTGTAAACAGTAGTACAAACGGTATTGCTGGTTCAGCACCTAATTACGCGGCTGATATTAAATCACAAGCAATAAGAAATCAAGATATTTTATTAATTAGTAAATATCGCAAAGATTATGAAAATACCATATTAAATCTAGATGACCTTGTTAATACAATGATGTTAGAAACAACACTTTCAGTAGATAAAAAGAATCCGATGACTGCTTTAGATAAATTAGTCAAATTAAATTCGGCCAAGACAGCACTAAATAGTGTTATGAAATATGTCGACTCAAGTGCCTAATCAACTGTTACTACTTTTGCCAGATTTTTTGGATAATCACAATTTAACCCTTTTAATAAAGATAAATGATAACTTAAGAGTTGTGAAACACAATTAGCCAACAACCCGCCATATGTTTTATTGTGATTTATAATTATATCACCATAATTCATATCACTTATTCGTAATACATATGCACCGCGGGCACTTACCTCTTGATAACAGTTATCATTTTTCTCTCGATGTTTATCATCTACATCAAATAAAATGATTGGTAGATTTTCTTCTATCAAAGCAAAAGGTCCATGCTTTAGTGCACTGGAAGAATAACCTTCGGCGTGTATATAACTAACCTCTTTAATTTTTAGTGCACCTTCTAAAGCAATTGCTTGAGAAGAACCTTTTCCTAATAAAAATATTGATTGATTATTGAATTTTGTAACTATTTCTGGTATTATTCCATTACAATTTTCTATTATTGAATTCATATCAAAGGATAAATTCATTAAATCGCATATTATTTGTTCTCTCTTTTCATAACTTGTATTCCTATTTTGTGAAAACCAAACCGACACTAAACTTAAAACAATACATTGATTTGTAAATGATTTGGTTGATGCAACAGAAACTTCTCTACCAGCATTCAAATAAACACCACAATCTGTCTCCCTGGCAATCATGGAATCAGTAACATTCACAACACCAATTGTAATTAAATTATTATCTTTTGCAATTTGAATACATCTATGCAAATCTTTTGTTTCGCCTGATTGTGAAACTAATATTAGTCCTGTTTTTCCATATTTCGGAATATCTTTTATATCAAAGTCGGCACCATCATATAAAGAAACAGTGTCAAATATTTCAAGTGTTTTAAATATATCCAGGGACCACATGCTGGAATAATAGGAAGTTCCACATCCTAATAAAATTATATGATTTAATTCCATTAATTTCTCTCGACAAGAATCTAACCCACCCAATTTAACAGTTGAATTACTTGAAATGCGTCCTCCGTTATTAATAGCGCGCACAACACAATCAGGTTGTTCACAAATTTCTTTTATTAACCAATTTTTATATCCAGTTGGTTCTAATTCTAATTGAACTTTATTTTTATAATTAATTTTATAATTATGAATATCTTTATTATACTTAATTGTGTCTCCTTCCTTTGAAATTTCTATTAAATCATTATTATTCAATATTATATATTTTTTTATGTTATTTGCAAATGCAATTTGTTCAGATGCAACCAGTATATAATCATCTTCAAAACCCAATAATAGAGGAGAACCGTTACGGGTTATCCACATACGATTGGGATAATCTTTATGTATAATAGTTAAGGCCCAAGTACCACTTAATTGTTCAATTGTTCGTTTAATGGCGTCGCCAATTTCATTTCCTTCATCCAAATAGTATCCAATTAATACCGAAATAACTTCGGTATCGGTTTGTGAAATAAAAAAATACCCTTTGCCCATTAATTCTTCTTTTAATTCATGATAATTTTCGATGATTCCATTATGAACTAAAGATATATTGTTTTTATTATCATGATGCGGGTGTGAATTCTTATCTGTGGGTGGTCCATGTGTACTCCATCGTGTATGTAATATTGCAGTACCCGAATCTATTTTTAAGTCTAACATTTCTTTTTCAAGCAAATCCGATGAATTATTCACACTTGTTGATGCGTGTTTAATGGTATTTAATGTTTTATTTTCAATATAACAAATTCCACAACTATCGTAACCTCTATTCAATAATAATTTTAAACCCGTTAGAACAATTTCTTGAAAGTTTTTTTTACCTAAAACAGCAAATATGCCACACATTTAATTATAAAAATATTAATTTTTATAATTTTATACACATATCATTTCATTATTCTATAATTATTGCATCTAAACTTTTATCGACCATAAATATTAACTTGATTATCTTTATAAAACCCTTTATCAACTAAATTTTGGGTAAAATCGGCACCACCCCAATTAGTATCCATTGGACTAGGACTATATAACATATATTCTTCTTGTGCTTTTATTGCATCTAAAGGTGTAGTTGTACCAACATAATAAGATGTTTGATCAAAAGCCGGATATGAATTTTTATTATAAGGTGGATCATTACGTGTAGCATCAACTAGAAGTGTGGGATTGGGCGCCATAGCCATATTTTGATTCAATTCTTCTTCTGTTATTATATCTCCAATTGAACTGGCTATTCCTGTACCTGTAGTAGTTTGAATCATAGGAGGCAAACCGCCGTGTGGTTGAGAAACACTTGGTCGCACTTTATATACTGGTTTACCTTGCGCATCAAAAGTCTGTTGGAGATACAAAACAGGACACCTAATTCCTTGACTTCGTTGCCATTCTAAAAATTCTGTATAATCTTCTAAATTTTCGAATTCAACCGGATTGACTCCTGGAACCTTGGCAACTTTAGAATTATATAAATAAAATCGAGAACCTTTTTGAATTAGAAGATTTGGACAACGTATATTTCCTGAATTACTGGTGAATCCTTCGTTAGATTTAGAATTGCTAGATTTGGCATAAAAATATAATCCAATTAAAAATACCAATATAAATAATAAAGTGGATAATGTCATATATAATGTATATATATTTATAACATAATAAATTATATTTTAATCTCTCAAATATATATTAGATTCATAGAATATGATTTTTTTACATATTGACCCTACTAGTAAAAATACCAAACAATTCAATAAATTTGTTGCACAAGGTAAACAAATCTTTGTTTTATTTTATTTGGAAGGATGTGGACCATGTAATGCAACTAGACCTGAATGGAAAAAAATAAAAAATGTATTATATAATAAATATAAACATAATAATAATGTTGTTGTGGCCGATGTTGATCAAGAATTGATGAGAGAAATTAAATATTTAACCAATCAACCAAAAGGGTTTCCAACAATGCTTTATATTAGTAACAAAGGAAAAATAAATGAAGATTATGAGGACTGTAATATAAGTAAAAAAGATAGAACTGTTGATTCATTTATTGAATGGATTGAAAGCAAAGTAAAAAGTCATAAAATAAAAGAACACAATAAAAGTCAAACAGGAGGTAAATGGTCGTTAAAATACAAAAAAAGTATCAATTGCAGACGACCAAAAGGGTTCTCTCAAAGACAACATTGTAAATATGGACGCAAAAAAATGTCTCATAATAAAACTCAAAAAAAAGGAGGAAAAAACTAAAAGAATATAATTTATACAAATATATATATATATATATTTATATATATATATAAATTTTATTGTAATTTAATGTCAGATTCATATGAAGTACAACAAACTTATTTAGATTTTTTAAAACGTTTACAAGTAGACGCAGCCCAAAATTCTGATTCTGATGATTCAAGCGTTGAACATGAAAATGAAACCCTAATTTCAGATACTACAATAAAATCATTATTTGACACAACTATTGATTCGGATGAGCCGAAAAAATTAGACATTGCAAATGAAGTCCATACTTTTCTTATTAGTCAAAACGATCTTGAAAAAAAAAAAGCTGCTGAAAAAATATTTGAGTTATTAATCGATATTAGAAACAAACGCAAACCAAAAGTAGAAAATATAAAAACTGAATCTCCAGGTACATATGGAACCCTAAGTCAAAGTCAATCTCAAAATTGGATGAATTCTTCAGGAGAAAATAAAACAACAACTGCTAATAATGAGAATGAATGTAATGATGATAATATAAGTCAAGAAAGTAAAATAGAATATAAAGAAGTTTTAGAAAAAGATACTAGGATTAATGAATATTTAAGAGAAGAAATTGTAGAAATATTAAATTCTGTTAGGATAACTATAAGAAATGGGAATTATGCAATCGATTTGGCAAATAAAACTATAATTATATTAAATAAATTAATTTCACTTGTTGATAAAACTATATCAATTATTAAAAGTAATAAACTTTTAACCCATGGTCAAATTCAGGAGTATGCTGTTTTTTTAATTGAAAATGTTATAAAAAATGATAATAGTTTACATGATTTAACAACAAGATATCACTCAGCCCATGAAATACAATTAGATTTAAATATTCAAAACATGTTGTTGTTTTTTATTTTAGATCAAATTCATGATAATAAACCAAATCGAACAGGATTATCAGTTAGAGAAACTATGTCTATAAATTCATTTATGTCTGATTGTTATGATGATTTTAAGATCAGACTGCAGGCACTGACACATCATGATGATCATGATGAATTGACCAAAATTTTAGAAAAAATTTTACTTGAAAATATTATAAAATTTCAACCAGAAGATGATTTATTACAACAAACCTTAATTTGGTTGATGTCAAAAGAAAAAATAACTTTGGAGCATAATGAAAATAAAAAAGATGTTTTTGATGCTTCTTTGACAGAAACCTTTGGAATTGATAATGCTTCAACAATTATAAATCCAGTTCAAGATGAATATAGATTTGCATCCCCATCCGTTATATTAGATGCCGGTTCAGTAATTAGTAAAGCAAAAAATTTTTTTATAGGAAGACCCAATATTATATATAAATTAAAAGATGGTTATAGTTTTTATAGAACAGATATTTACAAAATTGAAGATGACAGTATTATTATCGAAATGTACATGGCTATTTTTTTAAACGATCGAGAAATTTGTAGATCTTCTCATAAATTAAAATATATGGAAAAAAAATCTGATAATGATGTATGGGTTTTTTCAGGAGCTTCTATTTCTTTATGTGATGCATTTCCTAAATGGATAGAAATTACACAAAAAAAAGATACAGATCCTTTACAAAACATCCTTGATTGTGTAATTTTAAAAATGATTGGGGATGCCAATTTTTATATGTTTGATCGTCTTGGTCCTAATATGTCAGGTTATTCAGATGCAAATAAAACAACAGTTTTTGATTCTTGGTTAGTTACTAATTGTTCCAGTAATCATAATAATCTTATCATTATAAATAATCAAGATACATGGTCAAACACTCCTCGTACCATTTTTCTTAATGATAGACCTGCTGCAATAATTGGTTTAATTTTTTCATTATATCCAAATAGTAATTTTATGCAAAAATTAAAATGTAGTGGGGAAATTCTTTTTGGAAATAAATTTGTATATACTGCTATGAATTTTCAGGAAAAAATTAATCGTCTTATTCAAGAAAAAAATGAAGAAAATAAAAACAAAAAGCTATTTTTGTCACCATCTCCTCTTAAAGGAGATTCTGCAATATCTACTCCATCAAGTAAACCGAACAATCTTTTTGGTAATCTTGTAAATATCTCAAGTCCAGAATCTCCTCTTAGAGGATATTCTGGACAAGATACTCTATCAAGTAATTCGAACAATCTTTCTGCTCAGAACAATCTTTTTGGTAATCCTGTAAATATCTCAACTCTACCAAAAAATAAAAGAGCGAAAAAAGAAACAGGTGGAAGTAAAAAAAAAAAAATTCTAAAAAGAAAAATAGGAAAATCGAAAAAAAAGTTAATACAAATAAAAAAAAATAAAACAATAAAAAGTAAAAAAAAAATTATCAAGAAGAATTTTATAACTATTAAATTTAGAAAAAAAAGAAAATACTAATATATCTACTATATATTAATAATAAATAGATATAAATATGTCATCAAACAAAAAATATAATAAATCATCATCTGTGAAACCATCATCATCATCATCATCATCATCATCATCATCTGTGAAACCATCATCATCATCATCATCATCATCATCATCATCATCTGTGAAACCATCATCATCATTTGAGGAAACCGATGTGGATACGGTATTGGATACAACCAATATTGGACAATCAAAAATTACTCGTGAATTACAACTAACAGGTGAGAATGGATCTAATGAAATAAAATTTTTTTTAGAAGAACCTGTTGAATTTGATAAAAATGAAGGTACACCTCAAAAAAGAATTTATTTTTTATTTAAACAATGTAAACACATTTTTTTATCTTTTTCTAAAAACTGGAATGAACAAAAGTTTAATAAAGATTTTCCTGAGTATGATAGTTTTATGAATGAATTGAACCCAATTGAGGATCCCAAAAAAAAAGCAGTTAAGCGTCAAGATTTGCCCGGTTTGATTAGTGAGTATAACGATACGAATAACAACAATTTTATAGACAGGTTTATAACTAAATTAATATCACTGGTTGATAGCTTAAAGAGTCCTATTAGTAATAAAATATTTATATCATTATGGATCTCTATCTTAGTTAAAAGTATTTCAGATGTTTCTTTGTGTGGTTCTCTAGTAAATTTAATTCCCGACATTTATAGAGAAATAGAAGGAACATTGACACGACTACAACAGATAGCAAACATAAAGAATTCTAGGGATTTACAAGATCATAAGAAAGTGGAAATGATATTAAAAGGAAATTTAAATTTAACCTACTTTAGTTCAGATACAATTACTGGTTCAGGAGCTACTAATATTGTAAAATTACTTGAATATCCTATTCAAATTCTTTATTCAACTAAAAGATCTGGTATAACAACACAAACTATTATTTTACAAAAAAATGTAATATCTACCTTGAGCATCATTTTATCTTATATTGGTAACGGTCCAGATAAATTTGTTGAATTGCGACAAAAATTAAATAATGATAATGGTGTTACAACTTTTTTAACTAAAATTACTAAGTATTTTTTTTTATTTTATGAAAATTTAAAACCAGATTTTTTGGATGTAATAGGTATTCAAGAAAAAATACAAAAAGTATTTGATGATTTATTCCTTTATCAAAATAGTAATAAAATAGACGATAATCTGGAAAATAATAAAACACAGTTATATACTCTAATATTTAATATTTCTAATATACCAGAATTTATTCCATGTTTAGAAAAAATTACAGAAATACTAATTAAACCAGAAGAAGAGCAATTTATTGTAAATAGATGGACCTATCATTTATCTAATGATATTTTCAAATATATGTTTCCATTATCCGAAGAATTATTTACTCAAGGACAACCAATGTGGGGCAATAAAACATTAAAAGATGTTACTTCTATAGAAGAAATATTGACGGCAACGTATGATGCTATGTATGGACATGATTTTCCATTCGATTTTATTAAAAAATTGGGAAGTAAATTCTTAATTGCTATAAATTCAACAGATACATATGATATGTCGGGAATTGTAGATCACAAAAAAATAGAAAAAGCATGTATAACCCAAACAGTTGTTATGAATGATTATTCAACTTTAAATCAACACGGGGATAAATTTAGTATTATTTTAAATAATTCTAAAAACTGTTATTTAACCACCGATAAAGATTCAATGTATTTTAGATCATCTCAAATACCATGGAATATTACATTAAGTCCTTTATTTAAACAAAAATTATATTCTAGTGTTGATTTTGTTTCAGGCGAACCAGCTCTTTCCTCTTTACTTGTTGAACAGGTTAATTACATTAAAACACTTTCCGGAAAAGGTGTATATGTTTTTGACATCGCAAATGACAGTGTTCGTCAAGATAATATTGCCAAAATTTCAAATACAATAGATGCAGATACCAATTACAACGAAATATTTAATCCATGTTCGTTATTTGATGGTGCAGCCCCATATGGAGGAAAACCAATTTATTTTTTAGGACCTTATCGTACTGACTATACAATAAATATAAATAGTAATGATAAAAAAAAAAATCAAGCATCTACTAATAAGATACAATTTTCAATTATTACAAAAACGACCGAAACAGCAAAGGCGCTAACTGAAAATTGGATCGAGAATCGAATCGACGAAACAAAAGAAATTAAATTTCAGGTTAATAATGTCTCAATAGATGATTTGACACCTAGTTTAATACAGGATAATAAAATAGAGATATATAAAACTAACGTAATAAAATTTAATGAAATATGGGGAACAATTTTAAATTCGAGTAATAAATTATCAAATGATACTAAACAAGAAGTCGTTGATACTTTTAGAAAAATAATTGGCAATATTAAAAAAGTAAATACCACAACAGAACAATCAGAGCAACAACGTGCAAGAAGAAATCAATCAGTAATTGAAACAAATTATTTTGATAACAATGAACAATTTAATAATGATACAATAAACGGTTTCATTAGTGAATTAGAAATCAATAAAATTTTACAAAATCAAAAGATGTTTAAAACACTGATGGATTATTATGCAGAGAAAATAACTAGAAATCCTGATCACGAGGTTTATCAAACAAGTATCAAAGATTTTCTTAAAATATTAGAAATGTCTATCAGAAAAACAATTATAGAAAACCCTAACGGTATTTTTAAAGAATTGCCTAGTGTAAATGATATCATTAATAAAGATCAAGAAGAAGTTTCAGAAGATCCTGAACAAGAAGAGTTTAGAAAAACACTTAAATATTTTACAAATAAGTTAATTGTAAAGCAAACTGTTTCAATTCAACAGGAACAAGCACGCGAAAAAGAACGTTTAAAAGCAAGAGAGCAATCAAGGTCAGTTGATCCCACATTAGAAAAAAGTATACAGCAAAATATAAATTATGAATCTGAAAGAAACACCACCACAGCAATAGATAACCCAAATATAACACCCATTCAAGAAACCGGAACAGCAACTCAAAGCACACTACAAATTTCAGGACCCTCCTTTTCACCAGATTCACAAGAAGAAGTAGCCACCCAACATGACATTGAAGTAACACCTCCAATATCACCATCATCAGAACTAACAAAACAACCAAAAGAACGTTTAATTACTCGCGAATCAAGAGAAAGACTTCACAGAATGCAAGAAGAAAAATCAGTTGCTTCTTCAACAACTAGTATTCCATCTGAAGGTCCTGTTAATCCAAAGAAAACTCAACCTAAAGTAAGGGAATCAAGATCTTCAATATTAAGAGCATCAGCAGCAGCAGACAAAAGAAAAAGAGAAACAGGCGGCAGTAATAATAAAATGACTTCTAAAAACTATAAAAAATCAAATAATAACTATTCTATAAAAAATAAACAACTGGTTTCTAAAAATAAATCTATTAAACACAATAAACACAATAAAAGAAAACACACCAAAACATATAAAAGAAATTAATGTTCAGGGGTGTAAAAAGGTTTTGTATAATAAATAATGAATCAACAACCAAAATTTTCTTTGGCATATCCTATTATTGCACAAGCAATCCTTTTACCTGAGTGACCAGTTGTCAAACTATCCGATTGACTGCCTTTCCCACAATCATCTGGGTCTGCATGAATGATCAATCCACGACCTATTATATTGGCTTTAGTACCGCGTAATTTTATAACATTGTCTACCATAGTATAATTGGCGTTTCCATTTTTATCTGCAACCAAATTACCTAAATCACCAACATGTCGTTCTTTCATACCTGGACAACCATGATTTTTCTTATAAGGATTGAAGTGTGCACACATGCTAGTACATTGGTCAGTTAAATCTCCAGACTCATGTACGTGAAATCCATGATGACTATTTTTATATAAACCTTTGATATTGATTTTAATCAAAATATTGTCATTCTTCAAATCTTCAATGAAATAAACATGGCCTTTAATATTTCCTGAATTAAAAACGGCAACTGCCTGAATTGGTTTTTTATTCATTATATATACACATAATAAATTACATTGAAAAGATTAACCGTAAACAATATAAATATTTATTATTATATATGAAAATGACATTTCCATATATCCCAAACGAAATATTAGATATAATATTAGAATATGACGGAAGAATCAAATATAAAAATGGTCAATATGTAAATATAATTCACAAAAATGATGAAAGATATAATACTATTGAACCACTTATGGTTAAGAAAATAAAAATAATGAAAACAGCACTAATATATGATTCCGGTTTTTATTTTGAATTTGGATTTGACACATGTCGTAATGTAGGATTATGTTATGATTATAATTTTTCTTTTCATGATAAATTTGAAATTTGTTATTATGATACAAGAAATAATGGTTGGCAGCAAATTAGAACATATCTTTAATTTATGTCCCAAGTGAAAGTATTTTGTATTATAATTCTTTTCATAATTATTTTTACTTATATAACTTTATAAATAAAAATGAATAAAATAAATGAAATAAACGGTTAATTATATAATATATAATATACTAAATAAATAAACTAAAATGGAACACGTTTTTAGAATTTTCGATTTCAATATTTATAATGATAAAAACATTAATGATGAATCAGGAAGTGATGATGAAAAAAATAAAAATTATAAAGATAATTCGTTATTTATGATTCAAATGTTCGGATTAAATGAAAAAGGTGAAACTTGTTCTATTCTTGTGGAAGATTTCAAACCCTTCTTTTATGTAATGGTAAACGATACTTGGAATACCTATACAAAAGATTGTTTCTTGAATTATATTAAAACGAAAATTGGTAAATATTATGAAAATTCTATTACAGATTGTGTGATAATAAAACGTAAAAAGTTATATGGTTTTGATGGTGGTAAAGAGCATAAATTTATTAAATTTGAATTTAACAGTATGACAGGATTTAATAAAGTAAAAAATTTATGGTATACTGATTACAACAAAGGGCATAAACTTTTACCAGATGGGTTAAAATATGAAAATACTAATACAAAATTATATGAAGCCACTATCCCACCTCTTTTACGTTTCTTTCATATTCGCGATATTAGTCCTTCAGGTTGGGTTGCACTCCCAAAAAAGAAAACTATTGAAATTACAAATCAAAAAAAAACAACATGTAATTATGAATATATGATTAGTTTTAAATACGTAGTTCCGTTGAATGATCGGGAAATACGCGTTCCTTATAAAATAATGAGTTTTGATATTGAAGCCAATAGTAGTCATGGTGATTTTCCAGTTCCTATTAAATCGTATAAAAAATTAGCCACGAATATTATTGAATATTTTGAAACGTTAAAAATGGAAATGACAAAAGAGTTATGTAAAAATATATTGAGACGTATAATACTTGCAGCATTCGGTTATGAAAAAATGGAAGCAATCGATTTAGTTTATCCAAAACACACAACTGCACCAAAAACAAAACAAAATGTCGAAGATTTATGTGAAAAATGGTTGAATACTCAAGTTAGGACAGAATGTAAAAATGTGCAAACAGTAAATGAACTAACTACAATAGAATCTATGTTTGAAAAAATGGCAAATGAAGATGATGAACCTGAAGAATACCATAGTAATTATAAAAATTTTGTAAAAACCTATACCGATAAAAAAGCAACTATCGTGGATATTTTGTGTGATAAAACTTTCGAACGTAATGGTAAGGTATATGAATTGAATATTTCATTAAACTCATGTTTTCCAAAATTAGAAGGTGATAAGGTTACTTTTATAGGTTCTACTTTTATGAATTATGGTGAACAAGAACCACATTTGAATCATTGTATAGTTTTAAATACGTGTACAGACTTGCCAATAAATAATAGTATAGTTGAAAGTTATAACACTGAAAAAGAAGTATTATTAGCTTGGAAAAATTTAGTACAAAAAGAAAATCCTGATATTGTAATTGGTTATAATATATTTGGTTTTGATTATGAATTTATGTTTAGACGTGCTGAAGAAAATAACTGTGCAGAAGAATTTTTACAATTATCGCGAAATACAGGCGAAATATGTGGAACCAAAGATAAAGATACAAATAAATTCAAAATAGAAGAAAGTAGTATTCAAATTGCTAGTGGTCAACATGATTTAAAATTTATTAAAATGAACGGACGTTTACAAGTGGATTTATATAATTTCTTCAGACGTGAAGAAAATTTGACTTCTTATAAATTAGATTATGTAGCAGGTCATTTTATTGGTGATTATGTGAAAAGTTTTGACCATTATTCTTTTAAAACCGAAATTAAAACTACCAATTTGACTGGTTTACTTGAAGGTAGTTTTATTCATTTTGAGGAAATAGGTCATTCTGTTGATTATTATGAAAATGGCGCCAAATTCAAAGTGACTTCTATTAATAAACAAGAGTGTAAATTTAAAATTGAAGGAATTGTAAATCCAGATATGAAAAAGAAGGTACGATGGTGTTTAGCCAAAGATGATGTTACACCAAAAGATATATTTAGAATGACAAATGGAACTGCATATGACCGTTCAATTATTGCCAAATATTGTATTCAAGATTGTAACCTAGTTCATTACTTATTTAATAAAGTAGATGTTTTAACTGGATTTATAGAGATGGCCAAAATTTGCAGTGTTCCAATTAATTTCTTAGTAATGAGAGGTCAAGGAATTAAACTTACTAGTTACGTTGCAAAAAAATGTCGTGAAAAACGCACATTATTACCGGTTATTGAAAAGGGTGATTTAGATGAAGGGTATGAAGGTGCCATTGTATTAGACCCAAAATGTGATTTATATTTAGATAATCCTGTAGCGTGTGTTGATTATGCATCGCTTTATCCTAGTTCAATGATTAGTGAAAATCTATCACACGATAGTAAAGTATGGACCAAAGAATATGATTTAGATGGAAAAATGATTAGTGAATGGGGTGAAAAAGATGCTGATGGAAATTTCATATATGATAATTTGCCTGGATATGAATATGTTAGTATAACATATGATACTTTTAAATACGTGCGTAAAACTCCAAAGTCGGCAGCTGAAAAAATAAAATCGGGAACAAAAACATGTAGGTTTGCTCAATTTCCAGAAGGCAAGGCTATTATGCCGTCAATTCTAGAAGAATTATTGATAGCCCGAAAAACTACCCGTAAGTTGATTCCTCAAGAAAAAGATGATTTTATGAAAAACGTTTTAGATAAAAGACAATTAGGATATAAAGTTACAGCAAACTCATTATATGGTCAATGTGGTGCCAAAACAAGTACATTTTACGAAAAAGATATTGCGGCGTGCACTACAGCAACCGGTAGATTATTATTGACTTATGCCAAAAAAATTATTGAAGAATGTTATGGAGATGCCATTTGTAATACAAAAGAGCATGGTCCAGTTTTAACTAAAGCCGAATATATTTATGGCGATAGTGTTGCAAATTATACACCAGTATATATTAGAAGAAATGGTTTGACAGAAATAATAACAATTGAAAATTTGGTCAAAAAACATGGAAATAGTGAATGGATAATTTGTACAGAAGAAGGAAAACAATGCAAAGAATTTTGTGAATTAAATGATATAGAAACTTGGACGGAAAAGGGATGGACAAAATTGCATCGAGTAATACGACATCTTTTAGCTCCACATAAAAAAATGGTTCGAGTTACAACATCAAGTGCTATAGTTGATGTAACGGACGACCATTCATTATTATTAAAAAATGGTAAAGAAATATCACCAAAAAATATTGAAATTGGTACTGAATTATTACATCATAAATTGCCCAAAGTATTTAATACAAACTCTGAAAATTACATAATTAATTTATTTGATATTTCGATGCCAGAAAAACAAATTGAAATGGCAAAGTTTATAGCTTATTATCATTCAATAGGTGTGCATACAAATATAGTTAAAATAAATGATTCATATACAGATAATCTTTACAAGGTAGAATTAATTAATAAATATTTAGTAGATGAAGTAAATAATAATCAAACTGTTGTTAATGGTATACAAGAAATACAATACCGTGGTTATGTGTATGATTTAACAACAGAAAATCATCATTTTGCTGCCGGAGTGGGAAATATGATAGTTCATAATACAGATTCAGTGTTCTTTACATTCAATTTACAAACTCCAGATGGTAAACCAATCCGTGGGAAACAAGCACTAGAAATTACTATTGAATTAGCCCAAGAAGCCGGACATTTAGCGTCGAGTTTATTAAAGGGTCCTCATGATTTAGAGTATGAAAAAACATTCATGCCATTTTGTTTACTTTCAAAGAAGAGATATGTGGGTATGCTTTATGAGACTGACCCTAATAAATGCAAACGTAAAGAAATGGGAATTGTTTTAAAAAGAAGAGATAATGCTCCAATTGTAAAAGATATATATGGTGGAATTATAGATATTTTGATGAAAGAACAGAATATCAATATGGCTATTGAATTTTTGAAAAACTCATTACAAAATATTGTAGATGAAAAATATCCGATGGATAAATTAATTATTACCAAGTCATTGCGTTCTGGTTACAAAAATCCACAATCGATTGCTCATAAAGTATTGGCTGATAGAATTACAACTAGAGACCCAGGAAACAAACCTAGTTCTGGCGATCGAATTCCGTTTGTCTATATAAATACGAGTAACAAGAAAGCACTACAGGGTGATAAAATAGAGACTCCAACATTTATAAAAGAAAATAATTTGAAAATTGATTATTCATTTTACATAACAAATCAGATTATGAAACCAGTACAACAAGTATTTGCATTGGTATTAGAAAAAATATGGGAATTACAAAAAAAGCATTTAATCAAAATGCCGAAATATAAAAAAGAGGTGGAAATATTAAAAAATAAATATAAAGAAGATCATGACAAATTTCAAGAAAAATTAGATGACTTAAGAAATAAAGAAGTCAAGGCACTTATATTTGATAAATATTTAAGAGAAACGAATAATGAAAAACAAGGTGTAAAAAGCATTACATCCTTCTTTTCGATATAAAAAATTATATAACTAGATTTAATTATATAATTTTTATTAGAACCTAACTTCACAAGAAATTTAGAAAATCATTTTTTCTGTAAAATTTTTTTCGACAAATTGAAAAATAATATATATTAATTTCAATGTTAATAGAAACATATTTCTTAGATCCAAATAATGAATGCTTTCATTTGCAGTAATTTCTTTTGGTATATCTAAAGATTTTTCTGTTTCAGTGTCTGTTTCAGTGTTTGTTTCAGTGTTTGTTTCAGTGTTTGTTTCAGTGTCTGTTTCAGTGTTTGTTTCAGTGTCTGTTTCAGTGTCTGTGTCTGTGTCTGTTTCTGAAGTTGTTACACTGCTTAAGTTATCTCCATCAAGAATTAATGCTTTATAATCACATAAATCTTTATCGGATTCTATAAATTCTTCAATACCTCTAGTAACGCACCAACTTTCTATAAAACCTTCTTTTTCCAATTTACATAAAATAGCTTCTCCAGATCTACTATGACGTTCTGCAATTTCATGAATAGTCATTCCTAATAATTCATATTCTCTTTGAAGACGAAGGACTTCATTTATGTTCCATTTAAAATAGTTTCTTTTTATTTCCATTATTATTATTATTATATAATTTCATATAAAAGTCTTTAAATTATTTAATTACATATTTTTTATGAATACTATATAATAGTATAATATAGAAGACAAATGGAATACGTTTTTGACGGTACACAAAATGGTTGGTCAGTAGAATTATTGGAAAATATAAATATTGGCACATGGTTGAGAGAAAACGAAGAAAATATAGTTTTTAAAATTATTATAACAATAAATGGAGAACCTACAACAAAATATTATTTATGCAATTTAAATAATTTAGAACAAACTTTAAGTACGATTTTTTTTGGTTGTGATATAAATACACGCGTTTTATTAGACAAAACGTATGTTAATCTAAAATATGTTGGATTGGATCATTTTGTATTAGCCTATACAGATGATTTATGGCAATTTTTTTTTACTAATCCGAATGATGATATAAATTCAGAATATAGTTTTGGTGATCAATCGATAAGTTCTAGAAAAAGGTTAAGTAAACGTTGTTATTATTTAAAAACTAATGAAGAAATTGTTACAATTGCAACAACCCCTGTAAAAATTCCTTCCAACACTTATAATGATTATCATCTACGTAATATACTACCATCAATTAATTGTTCTCAAATAGATAGTACATATCTTTTGATTTCAAATGTTGAACATGGCATATTTAAAAATAATTTAGATGAAGAAAGTAGTACAGTTAATCAATCTACGATATCCAGTGTTACATCGGAATCAATTAAATTTTTACCTAAACCTTCCCCCGATAATTCAGAAGATGAATATTCTGATATTTCTCCAATGACTTCACCAGAAAGAGGTGGTAGAACCCGTAAATATAACAAAAAATTAAAGAAAAATAACAATTCCAAAAAGAGTAAACAATCGAAAAATTCAAAAAATTCAAAAAATTCGAAAAATTCAAAAAATTCGAAAAAACAAAAGAAAACAAAAAAAATAAGGAAAAATAAAAGAAAGTCTAATAAATAATTACTAAAAAATTGTTATTATCTTAAAGTATGAGAGAAATAAGTAAAAATAGGTTGAAAATTCTCCATTGAACTATTACCGGATAAATCTTGAAAAACCTCTGATATTAGATTATCTAACAATGCAAATGCTTGATCATTATTGAAATTTCTAATGGTATTTCTACGATTTCTAGCACTACTGGTAGCACTACTGGTAGCATTTATGTTATTACTAGTATTAAGAATTGTTTCATCATTATTAATATTATTATCAGAATTTTCAGATATATTATTACTGATATCGTGCATCGGACTAGGATTATAATTTCTAATATCATAACGACAAACGGGGCATCTCGTACTATTATTAAACCAAGACATCAATGATTCAGTATTAAAAACATGTCTACAAGGTGTTATCATTGTAACTGGGGAAGTATCTACAAAATTTTCCAAAGAAATGGGACAACTATTATTTGTTGGATTAATTAAATTGCTGTAAAACGTGGTTATTGTTGCTTGTTCTATTTGCAAACGTGTAGGAGTAATATTAATAGGATCAAAAAAATCACCTACCATTCTTCCTATTTCACTGACTAAAACATTATTCCTTCTATTATTTATTGGTGCTATATATTGTATTTCTTCAAGAATATAAGGTATATCATTAATAATAACTCTATTGTTGGTATTGTTAACATTGTTAATATCATTGGTATTACTAACCCTTTGTCTAATCCTAGAATAATTATTACGATTGTTATTAGATTGATTATTCAACGGATTTGTATTTTGGTTGTTATTATTGTTATTATTGTTATTATTTCGATTATTATTTCTTCTTTCATTAAAAATATTTACTAATTGATGCCTAATTTCATTATTTTGGTCTATTAAATTGTGAATAATTCTTAAATTATCATTGTACATCGTATTCAAAATATTAATGAATAGTATATCTGAATTATTCATGTCATTGTATAAATTATTTGCCATATATTTATGATATATATATTATTTTAAATACGTTTAAATATATATGAAGATATAATAATAATTAAAATTATAATTTGATAAAACAAATGCAAAATGAAATATCAAATGAAATATCAAATGAAGCTTATTGTAATAAAGGTTTAAGTGGGTTAGCTAATTTGGGAAATACATGTTTTATAAATTCATGTATACAAATAATCTCACATACTTATGAATTAAATGATTTTTTAGAAAATGAAAATAATTATAAAAAAAAATTAAAAAATAAATGCGACTCCGTTTTGTTAATTGAATGGAATAATTTAAGAAAACTATTATGGGAAAATAACTGTATAATTTCACCCATGAAGTTTATAAAAACTATTCAAAAAATTGCAGAAAAGAAAAATATAGAAATTTTTACGGGATATTCTCAAAATGATGTATCAGAGTTTTTATTATTTTTAATAGATTGTTTCCATAATTCTTTAGCCAGAGAAATTATAATTAATATAACAGGTCAACCTGAAAATGAAACAGATCAACTAGCCATTAATTGTTTTAATATGGTGAAAAATATGTATACTAAAGAATATTCTGAAATATGGAATATGTTTTATGGTATTCATGTTTCAGAAATTATTTCATTACAATCTAATAAAAAATTAAAACAAATGCCTGAACCTTATTTTATGATTGATTTGCCAATTCCTTCCAATAACAAAAACCCATCATTAATCGATTGTTTAAATTTATTTATTGAAGGAGAAGAATTAAAGGGAGATAATGCATGGTACAATGAAGATACAAAACAAAAGATAGACATTAAAAAATCTATTTTATTTTGGTCTTTCCCAAATATATTGGTGTTTGATTTTAAAAGATTTAATTCTAGAAATCAAAAAAATCAAATATTAATAACATTCCCTTTAGATAATTTAGATTTATCTAGTTATGTAATTGGTTATAATAAAAAATCATACGTTTATGAATTATATGGTATATGTAATCACTCAGGTTCTGTATATGGCGGTCATTATACATCATATGTAAAAAATGCAAATGGTAAATGGTATCATTTTAATGATACGTCTGTTGTTGAAGTAAGTTCAGTTCAATTGATTATCTCACCAAAAGCATATGTTCTCTTTTATAGAAAAAAACAAATTCAATAATATTTCATTAATATTTCAAAAATATTTCATTAATATTTTCAATAATATTTCATTAATATTTCATTAATATATATATATATATGGAAGTAAGTACAACATCAACAACAGATCCTGTTAATATGTATGACTATATGAATAATTTTGTTTTAAATCCAATTGTTTTTATCATAATATTGTTAATAATAATTTCATATTTTGTATTTTTTTCTAATTTAGGAAATAATGAAAATGGAAATTTTAGTATAGATAATTCTGATACAAAATATAGTAATTGGCAAAGAATTTTTGGTATTTTAATAGTAGTAATAATAATTATACTAATATTAGTAAATGCATTTCAATATTTTTTTAGTATAAACATTACGGCATATTTAAAAAACCTTTTTTCACCCCATACTCAAGTTGATGTAATTGTTAATAATGATACAGGAACAAAACGCGACTCGAATTTAGGAATTTTTAACAAATCAAATAATCAAATAACTGGAGATAATGGTGGTACAAGTTTTCCAGAAACGTTATTTAGAAAACAAGTATTTAATATACCAGGCAATACATATACATACGATAATGCAAAAGCAATATGTAGTGCATATGGTGCCGACTTAGCCACATATCAACAAATAGAAGATGCATATAAAAATGGTGGAGAATGGTGTAATTATGGTTGGTCGGCAGAACAAATGGCATTATATCCAACACAGCAAAATACATACAATAATTTACAAAAAATAAAGGGTCACGAACATAATTGTGGTCGTCCAGGAATAAATGGCGGTTATATAGCCAATCCAAATGTCAAATTTGGTGTTAATTGCTATGGTAATAAACCCAAAATTAGTCCTGAAGAAGATGAACTCATGAAAATAGCGTCGCCTTACCCAAAAACAATACAAGATATTGAATTTCAGAAAAAAGTTGATTATTGGAAAAATAATGTCGACCAAGTATTGATTTCTCCTTTTAATTATAATACATGGGGTCAAGTATAACTTACACCTTTTACAATTAAATTAAATTAATTTTGAAAAAAATAATATAAAGAAAATTTACATATATAAATTACATATAACAGATACAAATTATTATATGTCATTTTTCGCGTTAGTGGTGTAGTGGTAACATGGAACCCTTCCAAGGTTTTGCTGAGGGTTCGATTCCCTCCTAACGCAATAAAGAAATAAATAAATATAAATTGGATACATTTATATTTATAGGAAAATCTTCAAGGGTGTAAATGATGTTTCTTAGTTCCTTTTTTATTGGTTTTAACAAATTTATTATTTTTTTTTGTATTTTTATAGGGTTTATTTTGTTTTACTTTTTGTTTTAATTCATCTTCACTTGTTTTTACTAAATTTAAGAGTTTTTCATGTAGTTCTTCTGTTATTACTTCATCATTATCACCATTATCATCATTAGCGCGATTATCATCATTAGCGCGATTATCACCATGATGATTAGATTTATTATTTATATTTCTAGTTCCACCTACACTTTTGTAATTATAGGAGAGACCCCAATTAGGAATAACAAGATTATTGAATAAATCCGAAACTTTTTGAGCACCGCCAATTTGAGATGCATTACTTTCATTTAATGTGATTATAGGTGAGAACCCCCCTTTCATCATAATTGAATTTACATTAAATCCTCCACTATATATATTTCCATTTACATCATTATTATAAATTAATTCATCTGGACCGATATAACTGTTCATATAAAATAATAAAATATTAATTAATTATTATAAAATCGCTTTATTTCTTGAATAATTTTAGTTTCTCTATTATTTTTTAAAAATGTTAAAATACGTTGCACATCTTCATTATTTTTAATAATTCTGCCTAAAGATTTTTCCAAATATTTAAATGTTAACGGTGAAGTAATTTTTGTATTTACAATTTTTAAATTTCCATCATTTATTTTAATTGAAGAATTTAATAATTTATTGTCAGAAACTAAATCGATGGCATTTTTTTCAAAAGCATTTTTCTTCTCTCTTAAATCTTTAATTTTTTGATTGTAAATTTTAATCTGATCATCTAAATTAATCCATTGTTGGATAGTTTGTTCAAAATTCATTTTTAATAAATAATAATATAATATAATATGAATTTTACAAATAACAAAAAATCATCAAATAATGTTTTTAAGGAAAATAAAACAACTTTAAACAAACAAATTAATTTAATTTGCAAAGAGGTTTGTTTATTTACTAATGCAAGAGATGAAACAAATATTAAAGAATGGGCAGCACATCATTTATTATTAGGATTTACCAAAATAATAATATTTGATCATAAATCTAAAACACCTTTAACCAATATTTTTCAAAATTTTGATAAACGTGTAAAAATTGTTAATGTATCGCACATGGAAAATCCAATTAAAATAAAATTGATGCACATTGCCGGTATAATTGCGAAAAGTTTAAAATTTGATTGGATGATTTACCTGGACGCTGATGAATTTTTAATTTTAAGTAAGAAATATTTAGGAGTTAAACATTTATTATCAGAATTTAATCACGCTGATGCACTTTCTATAAATTGGTTAATGTTTGGTTCAAATTATTTAAAAACACATCATGATGGTTTAATTTTAGATAATTACACAAGATCAGATTTATATTTAAATGCTCACGTAAAAACATTTGTTAGACCAAGTAGAATAAAAGACGTCAATAATCCACATTTTTATAATATACAAAATCCTAATAGATTTATTGGTATAAATAATACTTTAATAAAAAATAATTTTTATAAAAATGATATTCATTTAACATTTTCACAAGTTCCGGCATATATCGCACATTATGTTAATCAGTCAGAAGAAACATTCATAAAAAGAAAAATACAATTGCCTAGGGATGATAGAGGTGTAATGCGCAATTTTAATATAGATGATATAACAAATATCCATAATGAATTTAATGATATAGAAAATAATGAACCAAAAATAAAATATGCTAATAATATCAAGAGTTTTTTAGAAAAGATTTCAAACTGCTCAGCACATGAAAGTTCAAATAAGTTACCAGTTACGGTTTGAACCATAGTACTCCTACGGGGTATGGTTTCAAATCTTTGCTGATATAAATAATTATAAAAATGAGTTATGATATTATAATTATTTTATTATTTTATTTATCGACGACCTCTGCGTCTACTTTGTTTTCTTCGTGATTTTTTACCTTTTCTTCTAAAAGTTTGTTGAAGTCCTAAAAGAGTAAACGGAACAGCTGCTTGATTAAGGACCTGTCCAAAGAACCCTCCACGTCTACTTCTACTTCTAGACATTGATCTACTTCTAGACATTGATCTACTTCTTGTTCTACGTCTACCAGCACTTTGTATTAGTGATAGTTGTTGTTGATTTGGAGTATTTGGTGGGAGTCCTAAATTTTGACCTTGAGCACCCCATATATTATTACTAGGATTAGATGCATCAGGACTATTTTGTGAAAAAACACGATCATATTGACTAGGTCCTGTTCCGTTTACATACGTACCATAACTAGATGCAGAACTGTATGCTCCACCCCTTTTAACTTTGCGATAATGAGTCTTTTTTGGCATTTATATATTTTAATGAGAGAATAAAAAATTCTATTTTAATAAAAAATGTTTATTACGCAATATATATATTAAAATTAATAATATGGCTAAAATCATAATAAATATTAGTAAAACTAAAGTAACAGTAATATAAATATAAGGATATATTTCAAATAAAATAAAATCTATTAAAGGTTTCAACATTAATTTAAACTCATTTTTTATATCGTCTCTTTTTAAAATATCTAAACATTGTTGAACTAAAGATTCTTTCATAAATACTAATTACAAAATTTTATTATTATTTTTGCGTGTTATTAATCTTAATATTTTCTAATAAATTCATAATAATGAATAATATTATTGAACCCAATGATAATTTTGATTTTTCTAAACTGTCTTTAGGACATCCGAATGGAATACAAGGAGGAGCATATTTTACAAAAATTTTGTATAATGGGAATCCATTATATATCCAAACTACTAAAAGTTTAAATAGACAAGGATTTATCAAAACTGGTAAAAAATATTATTGTGACCTTATGTTTGATAATAATTCTGAAATGTTGATACGCTGGTTTGAAAATTTAGAAGAAATGTGTCAAAAATTAATATTTGATAAAAGTGAAGCGTGGTTTCAAAACTCTTTAGATAAAAATGATGTAGAAACTGCTTTTAATTCTGTGTTAAGAATTTATAAATCTGGTAAATATTATTTATTAAGAAGTTATGTCAAAAATAATGTAAATAATGAACCATCTGTTAAAATATATAATGAAAATGAAATACCCTTGACTATTAACGATATAAATAGTGACACAAATTTAATATCTATTCTTGAAATTCAAGGAATAAAATTTACATCTAGAAATTTTCAAATAGAAATTGAATTAAAGCAGGTTATGGTTTTAGATAATGAACCCATATTTGATAGTTGTCTAATAAAAAGTTCTAAAAAAGGCGGTACTATGGATTTTAAACAAATCAATGAAAATAGTAATAGTAATACTTTAGAAACAAATTTAGAAGATAAAAAAAATACCAATTTATTTAGTTTAGAAAACATTCGTAATACTAATAGTAGTAGTAATAATATTGACGACATTTTAGAGACAAATAGTATCGACAACGAGTTGGAGACAAATAAAGATTGTGGAGATGTTAATGATACTATAATAAGTAATAATAATGATATAGAAGATAATAAATTATTCAATGTAAATCAAGAAATAAAAGAGGATGAACTAAGTAAAGAACCCAATATTTTATTAGATTTTGAAGATTTAAATAAAGAAGATTTAAAAGAAGTCGACTTAAATATTAATTTAGAGAATAATTTAGAAACATTCACTTTAAAACAACCAAACCAAGTTTACTATGAATTATACAAAGAAGCCAGAGAGAAAGCCAAAATTGCCAAAAAAGCAGCAATAGTGGCTTATTTAGAAGCCAAGAATATTAAGAAAACATATATGCTCGATAATATTGACAATGATAGTGATATAGATGCTGAAATTGATGAAGTTTCAGAAAGTGAATTAGAGGAACTATAATTTATTTAGGGTATTTTTGTATTTCTAAGTTTTAGAATAATTAATTAAATGTGTATTTAAAAAATTATTTTATCATTAATTTTATATAATGAGCCTATCTTTAAAAAAGCTATGGAATGATTATGGTATTGGAGCAGTTGTAGTTCTATTAATTCTAGCTTATGTTGTTAGTATATTTGCTAATTATTTATCATCTAAGGGCATGACTGGTTACGAATCTAATGTTGTTATGCCAGAACAATACAAACAACAGTCATCGGGAAACATGGGAGTTATGGCTTCAAATCCTGCAGGTCAAAATGAAGTATTTGCGTCGGCAAATGGAGTTCAAACTAGTATGCCGGGAATTCCTTCATCATGTTCTCAACCAAATATTCAAAACCCAGCCGAACTATTACCAAAAGATACTAACAGTCAATGGGCACAATTAAATCCTGCAGGTAAGGGTGAATTAGCCAATGTTAATTTATTGAAAGCCGGTTATCATATTGGTATTGACAGTGTTGGACAAACTTTAAGAAATGCCAACTTACAAATCCGTTCTGAACCACCAAATCCTCAACTTTATGTTGGACCATGGAACTTAAGTACAATTGAACCTGATTTTATGCGCCCACCTCTAGAACTTGGTTCAGGACCACAATAAATAGACCAAGGGTTTCACTTTTTGAATTTATAAAATAAAATAAATAAATACAACAAATAATATAAATTTTATATATTTATATTATTTATTACACCTTTATCATTCAAAAATTCCATTTTATAGAAAATATATTTATATTATATGAGTGAATATACATTTCCATTTAGTACTTGCGAAAAACCAAATAAAAATGGAATAGCACAACCATATTCATCATTATTAAATCTTATTAACTGCCTAATTATATTTTATTTTTTGATAAAAACTAAAAAAAATTACACATTTATATTATTATTTTTTATATTATGTTTTGAATTGTTTCATGTATTTTCTCATAGTATTCATATTTCAGGTTCAATACAAATAAACGTAACACATATGCTTTCTTATTGTATAAATATTGCCTTTCTATTCTTTTTTTACAGTTATTTGAAAAAAATACCTAGTATTTGGTTTATTATATTTTATGTATTTTTAATTTTTTTTGATATATATGCATTTTGTAATATGAACGTAGTTTATTATATTTTTAGTCAAGCATTATTATTTTTATCTGTGTTATTCTATTATTATCCATTTTTGACCAAAAACATTAAAAATAAAATAAATATTATATTTTTCCTTGTAATATTAATAATATTATTATTCTTAAATGAAAAATACAATTGTGAAAAGATGATGTCTATTTATCCATACTTTCCTTATCATATTTTAATTGAAATAATTGGTATAATTTTATTTTATATTATTTGTAGTAATTTTTATAAACTATAACTTCATAAGAGAATTATAAATAATTCAATAAAAAAAATAAATAAAAAAATTGATTTTTTTAACAATAACAAATTAAAAATTTATAAAACTATATTTTTATAACAAGTACAACAATGGGAAATAATAATACTAATACAAATACTAATGACACCATAAATGAATATAATGCATGCCTAGTTTGTTGGAAAAGAATACAACAACCATCTCTTGTTTCTTGTAGTAAATGTAATATTCAAATGCATGATTTCTGTTATGCAAATTATAATAAAATAAAAAATTACAATTTTTGTATATGTCCTAATTGTCAAAGAGTTGGAACTTTAGAACCAGGAATATGGACTAGACAATGTATATTTGAAAAAAATTGTAGAAATTATTAGCACTATGGCATTTATCTAAAATGACGTCGTAAATGTTAAAATAAAAATAACCAAAGAAATTGTTGTATGCTTAACAGCATTCAAAATTTTTGCATCAGTTGCACAATTATAACGCAATTTAAACAAATTATTAAAAAAAATGGAATTTGACAAAACAAAACCAAACAATAGTTTGTATTTTTTATATTTATAAAAAACACTACTTTGATATAATAAATTCACTATAAAAATAATAATTAATGAATTCAATGTTTTTTTTTCACCAAAATAATTAGGTATTGTTACAATATTATTTTCTTTGTCGCCTTTTTGGTCTTTAATATCCAGTAATAATTCGATATAGAACGAAGATAAAAATAAAAATCTTGATGTAATATTTATTAAATTAATATTGGGGTCAAAATTATTTATATTATCAATACTATTAATACTATTAATAATCATATTATTATTCAATATACTTTTTGACGTCATTAAAATTGTTGAAGCTACTATTGAAGCACATGTTATATTTTTAACTAACATAATTTTTTTTAAATAAGGAGTATACAAAAATAATACCAAATTAATACCATAAATGTTTATAAAAAACATATTTTTTAAAAAAAAACATATACTTAAAAATCTTATAATTACTATAATAGATATATAGAGACATCTAGCTTCTTTAATAGTTATTTGCTTATTAACCAACGGTCTATTGTTATTATTAATTAAATCTACTTTTAAATCAAATAAATCATTTATTACCATTGAATTCATCATAGTTAATTGAGTTATTAAGGAAAAAACCCAAAAATCTTTATTAAATAACAATTTGTAAGATGGTATTGTTAACCACCCACCCAAAAAATTTAACATAAATGTTGGGAAACTGTTTTGAGTTCTCAATAGTTTATTATAGGAATTCCATTTATCTATATAATATTTTTTACCATATAGTTTTTGTAACTTTTGTAAATTTGTTATTTGGGGTTTTGGCAAAAAAATATTACTATAACCATTAACACTTATATTTGAGGAAAAAATTACAAATAGAAATAATAAATTGAATCTTAACATTACATACAATGATTATTTTTATTCTTTTAATATTTTTATAATTTATATATATGACAAGTCACAGTTGGTTTTTTTATTTATTTTTAGCATTTATATTAATATTTTGTTTGAAAATATATTATGATTCTGATGCGTATAATCTAAAATGTATTATTGCCTCTAAAGACGGTAATAGATATTGCGTTAGAGAACGTGAAAAGTTAGAACTGGCTGCAAATTTATTAGCCACCGTTACTGAAAAATGCAAACAAATGGTTTCATTTATGAAAAATAAATATCCCGAGGATGAACGTGTTAAAAGATTAGTAGAAGGATTTAATCCTAAAAAAATTAGTGAGACTCTTCCTACAAGTGAACTGACTGCTTATAGCGAAAATAAAGGTGAAAAAATTGCTTTTTGTTTAAACACTAAAAAAGATGGAAATAAATTAATTGACATTAATACATTAACATTTGTTGCACTTCATGAATTATCACATATAATGACAAAATCAATTGGACATAAACAAGAATTTTGGGAAAATTTTAAATTTTTACTTACTAATGCAAAAGAAGCCAATATTTATCAACCCGTTGATTATAAAAAAAATCCACAGGATTATTGTGGTATGACCATAAATGATAACCCCTATTATGATCTGGTATAATTATCCATTTCATATAATTAACGATTTTATATAATAAATAATATTTTTATACTATTTAAACATCAAAATTTAAAAATAATTTAAATACTTTATATATATGTCGATTCCTATATATAAAGTAAATCATATCATAGATGGAAAAATAGATACTATTTTTATATTTAATGGGAAAAAAAACAATAAGACTAGTCAAGAATCAGAATGGGTGCCTTTTTTTAGTGAAAAGGAAATGCAAAATATTAAAGATAATAAAATAAAAATTAAATTTTCAGAACAACAAATTCATTTTGATGATAGTATTGGAATGATAAAATTAAAAATCATAAACGAATTCAAAAAGACGATTTCTATAGAGGAAATTTATTTATATTGTCAAAAAATAGAACAATTCAATCCTATTTCAATTTATCAAACATTAACACAAAATAAAAAATTACCTTTAACAAAAGTAAGATTAGACCAATTTATTTCAAATATAGTAAGTGAAGAAAACGGAAATAAATTTATTTATGATATTGAAAAAGATGTATATGACTATGACGATATTGTAAAAATGAATTTAGACGGTAAGAAATTTATAATAAACAAAGTTCTTGGTCAAAAATTTTTTATGATTGAAAATGAATACCCATTTGTTTGTAGTCCATACGATGTGCATAGTTATGATACATTTCTAGAGAGAAATGCACGAAAATCGTTAACTACACTAAATAGTCATCTTTTATTAAACAATGGTGAAATAATTAGTAATAACATATATTTATGTTTAGTTAGTGATGTCCTCAAATTCGATGAGACCAATAATATTCCACAAACATTGTCGTTAAAAATTTATTATCCTTTTCTTTATAACAAAAATATTAATAATTTAGATGATTTAAATGAAGTCAAAGGAGGAATGCTTAAAACTAACGATGCTTTATTAAATGAAAACACGTATGATTATTTTAAAACGATTGATATGTTTTATGATATTTATAAATTGAGAAAAAACGAGTTGAACTATGTGAATAAAGGTATTAAATTTATTAAAGCAGTTATAAAACCAATGTATAATATCAATATACCATTAGAGACAATATTTAAATTATTACACGCTACTAGAGATAATCCTCTAATTAAATATAACCCATCGTCTAGGCAAGAAAATATATATAGACTGTTTACGGATAAAATAGCTACAGATGGAAGAAAAATTCCATATTTAAAAAAAGCCACAATTTTTAAGTTAATGAAAAATATTGGCAAAAGTAAATCTGTTTCTGTATATATTGAAAACGTGGAAAATACAGATATTGTAATGTTAGTTTGTGACTTTGATGAAAATGGTTTTATTACTATACAGGCCGAGTTCAAAAATGCAATAGATGAAAATAAAATAAATCAATTGTTTACGAATAACATTAATCCTATTATAAAAGAAATAAGTAGTTTATTACAACAAAGTGGTTATAAAATTAATTTATTTGATAACATAAAAAGTAATAATATTGAAATAAAACAACTTACCTATCAAAGTCAAATTAAAATTAAAACTACGATCAATTTAGACTTATATAAAGGTTGTGTTTCTAGTATATTTAATAATGAGTCTGGATCATTTAAAAAAGATATTCATTTGAGATTTAAACGTGTGGCTAATTTTAACAAAGTTACTAGTCAAGAGGCGTTTATATTAGAAAAGAGTTTGCAAGGTTATAGAGGTGAAGAAATAATTGAAGCTTTATTAGATAATTTTCCCGATGATTTGAATAGATTAGATGCCGAAGAATTAGTTAAAAAAGTAGCCAATGAGATTCAATTGGAAAGAGGAATAAAAAAAACAGATATAAAAATTAAAGATAATCCTGGATTCAAAACTATTATTTATTTAGATCAATTGACTGGTGTAATAACAATAGATGTGGAAAATATAAATGATATCGAATATTTATCGACAATTCCAATTTATATTGATAGTATGATCCGTATTACTCAAGATAAAAAGAGTACCAAATATCCTATTAAAGATATTGATAAACTTTGTTCTAGTAATGAAAAAACAGAAATTGAATTATTTGATATAATTTCACCAGTTGAAAGTGAAATGTCTGAATTAGAGATTCCTTCAATTGAAGATGAAAATAGTGAAATTATAAATTATAAAAAATTATCCGACGCTTCTGAATATAGTGATGAAGAAAAAGGGAAAAATGCGTTTGATTTATTTTATGATGAAGATGAATTAGAAGACGATGATGACGACGATGAAAGTGAAAAAAGTATATCAAGTATAGTAATTAAGGGTGGTGAAGGTGGTGAACGTGGTGAAGGCAAACAGTCAATTCCTAGTGAAAAAACTAACTTATCTGAACCAGAAATTGCTTCACTAGAAGATGTTGCATCAGAGGAAGTTGTCGCATCAGAGGAAGTTGTCGCATCAGAAGAAGATGTCGCTTCAGAGGAAGTTGTCGCATCAGAAGAAGATGTCGCTTCAGAGGAAGATGTCGCATCAGAAGAAGAACCCGAACAGGGAGAAAATATTATAAACATTGATAATTTAAGTTTAAAAAAGAAAAACCCTTACTTTGAGACTCGAATCGAAAAATTAGACCCTCTTTTAATTATTAAAGAAGATAGCAAAGAATTCAACTCCTATTCAAGAGTGTGCAGTTCTTCTGAAAAAAGGCAACCTGTTATATTGACTGATAAAGAGTTGACAAAAATTAATAAAGAACATCCAGGTTTTTTACGTGATGAAGATGTCATTAAATATGGATCTAACCCTAATAAACAGTTCAACTATATTTGTCCACGTTATTGGTGCTTAAAAAATAATACAATTGTAGATCCAAAAGATTTAAAAGAAGTAATTGTTAATGGGAAAAAAGAGTTAGAAAGTCCTAATTGCGGGTATGTTTTACCCGACGAGGCCAAAACAGTTAAACCGGGTTATTATGTATATGAATTTTATAAACCAAAACCTGGGAAAAAAAATTATAAAAAATATCCGGGGTTTCAAGTAGATAAACACCCTGACGGTTATTGTTTGCCTTGTTGTTTTGAGAAATACAATACTATTGGTAGAATAAAAGCAAATGAAAAATGCTATAAAAATAATACTAATAAAGACGTAGATGTTAATGAAAATAAAACAACAAAAGTGCGTCAAGAAAATATAAAAGAAGATGAGTATATTAAGGGTCCGGACAAGTTTCCTTTATTACCTGGAAAATGGGGTTACCTTCCCACACAAATTCAAACTATATTACATACAGTTAACGCAGATTGCCAAATAAGTAAAACTAATACCAATATAAAACCAAATCATCCATGTTTATTAAGGCATGGAGTAGAAATAAATGATAAACAGTCATTTATAGCGTGTATTTCAGACGTATTATTCTTTGGTAAACAAATAATATCTATTAAAGAAATGAAAGAGAGAATTATCACATCATTGCAAATAGATGATTTTATTACTTATCAAAATGGCAACTTAGTAAATGATTTTAAAATATCAAATGAGAAATTAACAGATAATTCATTTATAGATATTGAAAAATATAAAAAAAGTAATTTATATTTAAAAATAAATAAGTCAAATGAAGAAGAAGTGTTGTATTTTAATAAAGTTGTTGGCGCGTTAGAAAATTTTATAAATTATTTAAAAGATGATGATACTATAATCGACCATACATATTTATGGGATATTATTTCAAAACCTAACAAATATTTATTTCCAAAAGGTGTTAATTTAATTATTTTTAAGATTCCTAATGATGATATTACAAATAACGTTGATTTAATATGTCCTACCAATCACTATTCCAATGAATTTTATGAATCTAGAAAACCAACCATCATTTTAATGAAAGAAGATAATTATTATGAACCAATTTATTCTTATACAGATAACAACAATAAACTACAAATAGCTAAGGATTTCAAAGAAAAAGATCCTCATTTATCGCAATCGATGAGAACAGTATTTAGAGAAATAATCAAACCTTTTGTTTCAGTTATGTGTAAACCATTTGATAGTATGCCAAATATTTATAAAAGTCCTAGGTCTCTCTTATTAACGAATTTAATACAAAAATTAGATAAATATGATTATAATGTCATACAAATGGTTATGAACTTCAATAATAAAATAATAGGTGTCATATCTGAAAGTCCAACTATTAGTAAAAAATCTTGCTTTGTTCCTTGTTATCCATCATCATATCATGAAAATATCAAAGAGAAAGTAGGTTTTGTATTTATGACTGATTTGTCTTTATGGAGAACGTATGAAGAAACGTTTCTTTTTTTAAGCAAATTACATAGTATAAGTAAGAAAAAAAAGTCTTCGTCAGAAATTCCATGTAAACCTATATTAAAAGTTGTAGAGGACAGTGTTGTGGTCGGTATAATTACCGAAACTAATCAATTTATTCAAATATTGCCTCCTATTCCTGAAATTGATATTAAGACTGAATATAACCTACCTTCTTTAACCAAAAATGATTATCTTATACAGAAAACTGATAAAAATGGTAATAAAAACGGTAATAATAATTATATGCTAAGTGATGCAATCATAACAACTTCGGATGAAGTTGACGAAGAAAGAGTAGAATATATAAAAAAAATTAAATATGAATCGCAATTCTACAATATTTTTAGAAATACAATTAGACTATTATTAAATGATTACTCTAACGTATCAATAAGAGAACAAATTGAAAGTGAAATGACGAAAGATTATATAATTTATAGTCAAAAATTAAAAAACATTTTGACTTTGTTAAAAAAATTAGTTAAAAACAAAATTAAATTTATTGGTAACGCAGATTATTATAAATTAATAGATGAAGTAACTACGTGTTTGGTTAAAGATAAAGAAAGTTGTGTCAAATCTTCTAATTTATGTATGATAGCAGAAACCAATGAAAATGACACCAGTATAGAGAATAAAGAAAATAATATATGTGGTTTAATATTACCAAAACTAAATTTAATAACTAATAAAGAAAATGAACCTATCTATTTTGGGAAAATGGCAGATGAGTTAATTAGATATAATAGAATTAAATCATATATTTTACAACCGCAAACCTTTTTATCATTTGGAAATATTTCTTATAATTTACGTGATAATGAAATTATACTTTTACAGTCTTTATTGACGCAAGAATATTTTGAATCACTTGTTCCAGCTATTATAAATAAATATGTTAGATATAATTCATATGATGAGGCAGAACCAATTATTACACAACCATATGATAATATAATTGAAAAAGATAAAAAACCTACATTTGAAAAATGTAATAAAAAAATAAATGGTAAAGTATCATCAATTAAATGGCAAAATTGTTTTCCTAAAAATTTTAATGAAATTTCTTATGCCAAATCAGTTTACTGTACATTTGATTGTATAATAGATATTATAGAAAAAAGAACAGGAAAATTACTTGAGGTTAATACCATTAAAAATATATTATACGATGAATATAAAAAATATATTCCTACATTTAGTGACAAAATAATTGATATTTTAATCATAGAAGGTAAAAAACATCTTGGTGATAAAGTAAAAAATAATTTTTTCACTTTTGAAGATTTTTTATATAGTGATAACTATTTTTTAACTACTTTTGATTTATGGTTACTTGTTAACAAATATGAAGTCTCTACAATTTTTATATCATCTAAAGATTTATTACAAACTAATTATGAAAAAAATATATTTGTTGGTTTTAGTCAAAACAATAACAATGTTGAGGAAAAATTTTGTTTTGTAGTTATTCCTCCTCTACAAAGTGAAAATATTCCTGGATACAAAATTATTCAAAATAGTAACAATGAAATTTTTATTTCTTTAAATGAAATTATAATGGACGATAAAAATAGTGAATGTTTTAATAAAATTTTAAATTCTATTGAAAATAAATTATCAATTGATGCATATTTAGAAAATTTCAAGAAAATACAAAAAAGGCAATTATTAGTTGAAGATGTTGAACATGTTCAAGACGTTGAAGATGTTGAAGAAATAAAAAAAAAACCTAAGGGTCGACCAAAAAAAATAGATCAAAAAATTATAATTAATGATATCGTAGAAGTAAATCCTGAAGTAAATCCTGAAAACACAAAAAAAATTCCAAAAAAACGAACAAGAAAAGCAAAACAAGTTGTATTAAAAGGTCAACAAAATGCTGGTAAAACTAAAAAAAAATTCATTGAATTGCTCAACTAAAAGAATCATTTTCACTATTATTTTCACTATTATTTTCACTATCATCTAAAGTGTTATTGATATTGTTAAAAGAAGACCAGACATTTCTATTATTTAATTCGTCATCATTAATTGTACTTTCTTCATCTGTTTGATAACCATTTATTAAATATAAATTATTATTAGTGTAAAGAAAATTATTATTTATATTTCCAATTATAGTAAAGTTATCGTTTTCTATTTGTTCTTCCATATTATTATCATTATGATTATTATCATTATGATTATTATCATTATGATTATTATCATTATGATTATTATCATTATGATTATTATTATCATTATCGTTTTCATTTTCAACTGCATCTGAGTCACTATCTGTATTATTTGCAGTTACATCATTATCATCATGATCATCATGATCATCATCATGATCATCATCACTATATTTGGAATTATGACTATTCATAAAGCATTTTTTGTCTTTTACTGTATCATTAAATTGTACATGTGTTGTATTAAAATCAACGGTTGTTTTTTTAATAATGTTATTACCATTTAATATTTTAATATAGTTAAAAGTTTTTCTTCCGAAAATAGGATTGAATTTATGAAATTCCAATAATTTCTGTCGTAATATTTTTTTATACTTCATTCTACCTATTGCATGAATTAAAGAATATTCAGAAAGGAAATACAAATGTAAATAGGGTTTCATAATTTTAATTAATATGTCTTTTGGAAATTCATCATCGATAATAATTTTATCAACTTTGTTTATATTTGTATAATTAAAATTTTCTATCATTTGATGTAAGTCTTCATACAATTTACAATTTGTAGAACTGTTTAAATAATTATAGATAGCGTAATCTCTTATTAGAAATTGATATTTTTCAGTAAATTTACTAATATCAAAATTAGTTTTAAAAAAATAAAAAAATAAATCGGGATTCAAAAATGTATTTTTTCTTACATAAAAATATATATTATATAGTGTTGACTTATTTATTAATACATTATTATATGGATTTTTAATTGGTAATGGATTATTAAAGAAATGACATGTGTTGGCAATTGAATTATGAATAATTTTAATTAAATCATGTGCATTGAACAAATATCTATTATTATTTTGAAGTAAACAAAATACATTTTTTCCATTTTCTTTTATTGGATTTAAACATAAATCATATTCTATAATTATTTTTGATTTTTTGTATTTATATAAATATGACAGTTTTGAAAAAGCCCAGTAAGTTTTCTGGACTAAACAAAAAAAATTTATAAATTCTTCTTTTATATCAATACCTATAAAAGGATTATCTACTGTTTGATAAAAAAATAAATATTTATTTTCTATTAAATAATATGAGTTTTTACACAAAAAGCATGTAACTAATATATTCAAATAATTTTTAAAATGGTAATTACCATTTTTAATAGTATCTGAATCTATTAATTTTTTTATTATAGTTTCTAATGTCTTCATAAACTTATATTATAACTTATAATTTATAAGATATAATATTTAAAGTATAATATTTAATATATTTTTGATAATTTATATTAAAACCCCGGGTTATAATCATCATCTTCTTCACCCATGTCTTTTGGTTTTATACTTATTACATTATTTTGTATAGCAATCTTATTAGTCGAACATGAATCATTTGGATTATCAATATTACCAAAGAATTTATCTATTTCGTCTACAACGTCAACATTCTTGTACTCGGTGGTAGCCTCCATCTTTATCATCTCATCAATATCTAACACTACTTGAAAAGCACTTGTACCAAAGAAACCTTCTTGACCACACATTACGTTTGCAGATATACCTCTCAACGTATCCAATTCAGCGTGTCTAGCTGCTTTCAAAAACATTTCAGGAGTTTCCTCAAAAGATGCTTTTGCAATTGGTCCTATGTTATCATTATTGATTCCATGTCTAAATATAGAAATCATTTTACTTGTATAAGTCATTCTATCTACTAATACACTATAATTATGATAATTAATATAGGCGCCATCGAATTCAATAACGTCTACTAATTCATTATAAATTGATTGTCTGGCTGCTTCAATTCCAAGAACATTATATATTTCAACAATATCATTACTGAATGTTCTGGAATTATCAATATAGTCTATACCAAGAATTTCTAATAAATTAGTTCCAACAGTATCAAGAACCCATATATCTTCTCTTTTATAAATACCGTTTTTCTCAACTAGATTATCCTTGATTTTTCTTAATATAACTTTATTAATACCTTTTATTCCACGTAGCACAACATTATCTAACAATTGTTCTTGGAAATTTTTCAAAATATATATTTGATCGGTTTGATCTAATGGCAATTTGGTTTTCTTGCCTGTTCCACTTCTACCTGAATTATTTTTAATCACTTCATTCATTCTAATTCTAAAAATTAATTTATCAGCATTATAATCCGAATATATACATTCAATTTGGTTATCATAACAATTATTCAGTGTGAAATTTACGTCGTCCATCGTTATATTTTTATCCAACATAACTTCTGGATCCATTTCCATACGTAGAACCCATTTTGATTTTTCATTTTCATCATTAGATAAACTTACGTCAGCACAACTAGTCACCATACTTTCAAATGCTTTGTATTGTTCAATTGTATCTTTATCTTCACTTATGAGAGTATTCAAATCATCTGGGTCAAAACATATTTCAATGGATTTTACGATTTCTTTCAATTTTGTGTGTTCTATCATATACATAATTGAATGTGCTTTGTCCTTTTGAGTTTCATCTTCTTCCTTTAAATAAATGGTAAGGGAAGGATTTTTTGGTTCAGATGACAAAGATAATATTTCTTCGATTCTTGGCACACCACGAGTCACGTTGGACTTTGACGCGACACCAGCAAAATGAAATGTATCGACAATCGCAAGACCATTATAGGTGTTAAAATTTCTTGTGTCTGCAACAGTTAAGTCATATGCATAATTTGTTGTATTTGAAACTTCTTCAATACTTTTAATTTTATCAAATAATATACCGGAATATGAGTCAAATTTTGAACCCTCCCATTGTCTATGTTGCAAGACAATTTCACCATTAATTTCATTTGGTATAATTTCTGAATTATTATTAATTTTATATTTATATTCATGACTCAGAATATCTTTTAAACCTTCTTGTTTATGTTTTATTTTGATATTTAATAAATTAGCTAATTTATGTAATTGATAACCTGGTATGAATAAATTATACAACTGTTTAATATTTTGACTACCTCTATTATTTGTTTCTTGTTTTTTATATTTTGTAATATAACTATAAATATCTAGAATATTTAATATTTGTTGAACATCAATCAATAAATCTTTTGAAACTGATGACATTGTAATTATTTTCTCTTTTGTTTTAACAGAACCATCACCTCCTATATAAGCATCTAAAAATCCTAATAAACATTCCTTATTTGAAAAGATTATTTTATCACTTATGAATTTATTATGACTTAATTTTCCACAAAGATTTTCTAGAATGCGGCATAAAACTGTATTATATATTCTTAAGTCTTGACTAGTCCAACCTTCTTTATTTTTATTTTCATTTTTGTAAATTTTCGTTGTAATATTCCACTTTTCACATAATTCTAGTATAGGTTTGAAATATTCAATATCATTATTCGCAATAGATATTTGTGTTTTTGTCATACAACCTTCAGATGCATAAGCACCAATTAAATATCCAAAATTATAATCTAATGTAATTACTTCAGGAATAGTATAATTGTTCATATTTGTTTGTTTTGTATAAACACAATTACTAGTAAAACCAGTTTTTGTTTTGCAACCGTTTCTTAATTTTTCACTTACTTTTGCAACAAAACTATCACTTCTATTATATGGTAATGTAAAAGTTTTGCCTTGATGTTTTGCCCACCAGTGATGTTCATGCATAACTGATTTTGCCTTATCTACTTCACTTGTATACATATATTCTGTTGCAGGCAAAATTTCATCTCGCAATTCTAATTCTCTTTTTTCGGTAAAATCAATTTGTTTTATTGATACAGGTAAATAATCGCCTACTTTTAATGTATCACCATCAACTGCTTGTACTTTACCATTTATTAATTTCAAGAATGATTTTGCTTTTGTAGCAATTACTTCACGTTCCTCCTTTGTTGTTATTTTTAACATTGTATTGGTTCCATCTTTATTAATAACTGGATGCTTAGTAACTGCTTCAATTTGTTTCCATAAAATATTACCATCTTCATCACAAGATGGTATTTCATAATAATCTTCTAATTCTGCATAAGTAGTATCTTTATCTTTGTAATATTCTATTTTTTTTGCAATATTTATTTTATTTTCAATAAATTCTCCAATCTGAATTTTTTTAATTTCACCTGATTTATTTCTTACGATAATAGGTGTTTCAAATGTTACTGAGTTAAGTGTATTATGCACGATGACACCATAGTCAGTCATGAAAGTTTGATTGCCTGGAACAGTAAAATCATAGACAAAATCAGTTTGTTCAGGTGTATATAATTCAATTTTAATGATTTCATCCCAAATCACATTTGCATTAATTGCTTGTTCGATGATGCGAAGTTGATTTTCAATTAAATGACATTTTTCATGTGCCTTGAAAGTTTCATAATATTTTTCCAAAGTTCTACGACCAATACTATCTATATTCTTTCTTTTATAATGTCCATAAATTCTACTTTGTCCAGGAAGTTGTAATATTTTACCGCAATGTGCAATTATTTCAGATAGACCGTTAATTTTATCAATTTGTTCTGATAAAAACAAGGCATTGTTTCTTTCAATATAATCAACTAAATTATTTAATTTATCCTCATGTAAAACAGTGCCTATTTTTTCTCTATAAATCCTAGAATATTTAGGACTAATATTTAAATGGTAAAGTGGTTTATTATGTTTATTTTCTGTATTTATATTTCCAAAAATTTCAAAATAATTTAATATAAGTGCTAAGTCTTTTATCAATTGTTCACTTCGACTACAACAACGTATTTGATGATGTTTTTCATCACATTGAAAATTACCGTCTCCATCAAAATATCCTTGAAATAATCCGGCCTTGAATTCTTGTGGTGCTGTAAACGCAAAATCAGGTACATGTTTCACAAAACTGCCATTTCCACATGTATTCAATAAAAGTGTTGCAACTTCACGTGAGTTGAATTTTGTTGAAATGCTTTTTCCGTATTCACCTTTATATTCTATTACATTACATTCTTTACCAAAACGTTCTGCAAATTTCTTGGTATTTTCAATATAATGTTCTGAAATATTACTAATTGCAATAGAATTACTGTTTAAATTTCCTTCAGCTAAGTAAGCACCAACAAACCATCCAAATAAATGGTCTAGTTTGTATGTCTTATGATTAATTTCAATGGTGTCTTTTTCAAAAGAATTATCTATGTGTTTACATACTGGAATTCGCATTCCTTTTTTCATATCAGCACCTATAATTGGTACAACTTGATGATTTTCACCACGAATTAAATGAGAGTGACTGGTAGTAGTTTCAACAGTTCGTCCGCTTTTTGTCGTTACTTTCATCATTTGCCCATTGACAGGATGGCGACTAATATGTGATATTTTATTCCAACTTGTTTTCTCATCTTTCGATACACCAATAATATAATATTCATCTTCCATTTGTTCTAATAATGTTTCAACGCTATTTTCATGTCCAGTGTTGAATGTTACATTTGGATTACTATCCATTAATTCATCACAAAATTCACCTACAACAATCGATTTCAGTGAAATTTCTTTTGTCTTCTTATTACGGCAAATGATTTTGTGACGTGTATCGTAAGGGACCGACATCTGGGTGCTCACTTCGCCAATGCTTTGTCCAGCAATCATTCCAACCATTTCACCAGGTGCAACAATGGCTCTTTTATAACTCAAAACAATTGTGCTCAATAATAAGGTTAAAGCATTTTTATTGAATCTCTTGACAATTAGTAGGTCTTTTGGTGATAAATAATAATAATAAAGTGTTTTAAATAGTTGCGTTGGTTGTACAAAATAAATTTTCTCCAAATTTTCATAAGTTTGTTCAATTAATTCAAATGCTTCTACAATTGTTAAATCAACTAAAGATGTGCTAGTAATACTACATTGACCTTGAATATTACTTATGATATATTGGAAACCTACTGGACAATTTACTATATTATCGCCTTTATTTTTAAACACATTATGAATAATTTCCTTTCGCATTTCAATCATCATATTTGTATATTTTAAACATAATTCATTCATCTTAGGTGTTTGTTTCTTCATTCTAGTCATTGTGTTCTTCAAAAATATATTGGATAATATTTTACCTTTTCCTGTTTCGTCTGGAACATTGAAGTGAGCATAAATATCTTGTGTACTCATTGTAACAATGGGTAAGAATTGATTTTCTACTTTTGTTGTATCAATTCCATCATCACCATAAGTAAACTGTACGATTTTATTTTTATTTGTTCTAATTGTTCCATCATAATTTACCATTAAATCTTCTAGACCTTTAATAAGTCTTCTTTGAATATAACCAGTGGTGGAAGTATCTCTTACTTGAAGACCATTGGCTAATCCAAAATTTAATGTAGATGGAATTGTTAAATCATATACTTTTGGATGTTTTTCTACACCAATGATATTTATTTCAATTATCTCATCCAACAAAACATCATTATAAGTTTTAAATAATTTTGAATTATCTTTCCAAATAATACTTTTCATTTTTTCATTTTTATTGTTTTCCAATAATATTACTTTTTCTGAAAATATTTTCCCGTATTGTGCACGAATCGTGAATCGATGTGCTGGTTTAATATTCTTGGTTCCTAAATTATTTGTTTTTAATTGTGACATAAAAACTTTTCCAAAAATACCGAATCTTGAACATAACATACTTATTCCTTCAATTAAACGTTTCGATGCAGAACTAACATCAATAGAATTTTTTGAAATAGTTCCATCTCCTGAATAGTATCCGTTTAATAGACCTTTTATAAAATTTTCATTTGCAATAAATGCTTCACTAGGTACATATTTATTTTCTGCTTTATGACCGACCCATTTTTTCAAAAATGTTGATAATAAACAGCAGTTACCAATAATAGTATTTGTTTTTCCTCCAATTTTATTTATTCTTTCCCTTTCTGTCCATTCAATGTTATGTTTATCAAACCATTGTTTTACAAAAGTTCTAATATTTACATTCAGATTTGTAATTGATACAGTTGATTTACACGCATTTCCTTCGGCTAAGAATAAACCTATGAAAATTCCATTTTCTTCATTTAATTCAAATACTTCTGGAAATAAAGTATTCTTTCTAGCCGCGTGATAAGGATAAATATAACCATTTTGAATAACATCTATATTTGAACGAGTATTTGTTCTTTGTAAAGAAGATTTTTTAGAATATGGAAGAGTGAAAGTTGTACCATTATTTTTTTCCCACCATCCGGATGGTATTTTTTGTTTATTCATCATATCTTCGTTCATTTTGTTTGATGCAATATTAAAATCTGTTCCATAAACATATTCAGTTTTAGGTAAATATTGTTGCATATCTACTCCTCTCAATAAAATAGGTGGTTCACATAATTTATTTGTAACTGGAACACAATCGCCTATTTTAATTTCTGGAGTAGGCATTTCTTTTAATTTTTTTGTTTCAGCATTCCAAATTAATAATGATTTACTTTCAGTAACAATAACATTTCTACCATTTTTGGTTTTTATTTCATATAATTCTGTTCCGGGGTCATGTCTAGTAATAGCTGTTACTTCACCCCATGTAACAAGTCCATTTTCATCTGTGGTTGGAATAAATACATCTCCTTCTTTTATATTTAATAATTCCATTTGTCTTTCTGTAAAATGTTGGATTTCTTGAGGTTTATCTTCTAATTGTTGGTCGATCCATTTTCCAATTTCAGTATATTTGGCTTGTTTATTTTCAATAATTACTATCGGTGTTTCCCACGTGACAGATTTCACAGCTGTATCAATTAAACCAACACGACCACCCATGGCGTGGAAGAATAGTTCTTGTGGCGATAAACCATTAATATAAGAACTTTCTACGAATCCACGGGCTCCTGGAGAGTCATCAAATTTGGTAAAATGAGGTAATGTTCTATTATCAAAACCGTAAGGAATACGTTTACCATCTACGTTTTGTTGTCCTAAACATGAAATCATAAATGATATATTTAGGTCAGAACCTTTTGAACCGGCTTTTACCATGGTAACAAATCGGTTATTCGACCCAAGACTTTTCAAACCAATCTTGCCTGATTCGGATGTTGCTTGATTTAAAATATTATTGACTTGGGTTTCAAATTCTTCTACATTTGTCTTTCCTGTATTATTTTCAAATATACCAATTTGAACTTGGTCGATTAGATTTTTAACTTCGGTTTTCTTTTTTGTAATTACATCAATAATTTCATCATTGGTTTTCTTGTCGGATATTAAATCACTAATTCCTACACTAAACCCACTTGTTTTCATATATTCTGTAATAATGTTCTGTAAATCATCAATGTATTTTGCAGATGCCATGTTTCCATAGTCATTACATATTCTATGTAATAAACCTTTTGAACCTGCACCTAGAACATCTTTTGTCATTTGTCCACGAATATATTCACCATCAATGATTTCTAATACTCCTGTTTTTGTTGTGTTATAATCGTCTTTATCTTCAACAAAACCTTTCGTCTTGTATCTTAATGATAAAGGCGGTGTGATTTGTGATAATATATTGAAACTTGTAATTTTGTGATTTTTTTCGAAATCAGTTAATAATTCGTTTTCGTTGATTCTGTCAAACATCATTAATATGTTCATTGCTTCTCTTGGTGTGAAATTAATATCTTTTCGTGTAAATTGATAACACCCAAGCATAGAGTCCTGGAAAATGCCAATAATTGATGAGTTATTGGCTGGACTTATTATTTGATATGGCACGGCTGCCAAGTTTCTTAATTCGGCCTCGGATTCTGGATCCTGAGCCATGTGCAAATTCATCTCATCTCCATCGAAGTCTGCGTTGTATGGCTTTGTCAAGCAATCCTTACCATTTCTGGTAAGGGTGGACTGTATCTTAAGCCCACTCAAGTTGGTTAAACTATCATAGTGAACCAACACCCGTTCAGTCTCTGAATGCCTTCCATACTCTTACCATAACGAGTTTAGGAAGTGACACTGCGGATTACCCAATCCTCCACATTATTACCATACCCGAGTTCTAATCTCGGCCATTTAAAAGGTTTCCCAATCAAACTTGGTAGTGGTTCTCTAGTTTATTAGACTAAATAGGCTCTAAGGGACTCCCCGCAACAAGGTGTTTTGCAAATAAATCAATATATACTTGAGGCAAATCAAGTTTTTTTTCTTTATGATATTCAACTAATTTTTTATAATGTTGTTCTATTTGAAAGTTAGATATTTTGGTTCCTTTTTTTAAATTATCGCATGCTAATAACGGCGCTGTATTTCTCCAATTTAAAGCTAATAATTGTTCGTTTTCATTATTAAAATTAAATACATAAATAGGTATAACATGGTCTATATGCCATATATCTCCATAATTTTCAAAATTATAATTTTCATTAAAGTTGTATTTTAACCAATTAAAATATTGTTCTGAATTACATCCCAAATATTCAATTGTATGCTTTTGTTTATTTTTTAAAGCAATCGCAATACGACTTCTTTGAACTCTTATAAACTTGTTTATTGGATTGTTATATCTTATTCTTTGTGCCTTATTAGAAACCTGAGTGTCTTTATTTTTATCCTTTAATAATACCTTTGTGCGAAATTCTTCATTATTTTTATACAATTCTCTATAATTTTTATTATTACAATCTTTGCAAAGATTTCTATTCTTAATTAAATCAGTAAATGGTTTTTCATAACTACATATTTTACAAATTCTGGTTTCATTATTTGTAACTGATAAAATATGTCTTTTATCTCTAGCAATTTTAGCCCATTTATTACTACATTCTTTGCAAATATTGCGTTTTTTAATAAACTTATATAAGTCTTTACTTTCATTACATCTAGAACAACATTTAGTTTCCATTATATTTTATATTTATTATTTTTATATTTTTTTACCTCAAATTATATTTTGATTTATTTACTAGAGAGTAAAACATTTTTAATGCTCTCTTTTGCCGACACAAAGTCTATCGGCCACATTCATTCTAAATGTTTCACCACGTTTCATAACTCTTACGATATGACACATCATACTCATACGATGTAAAGTAGGTTGTCTATTAAACAAAATAGCGTCCCCATCCATCATATGTCTATGCACAATATCGCCATCTTCAAGAACAATTGACTTACGGTCAATATTACGCAAGGTAATCGATTCACCGTTTTTCTTTTCCAAAATTTTAGCACCGGGCCAATCATCTGGTCCATTTTGCACTAATTTTGTCAAAAATGCCTTGTTCAATTTATTTACAGTAACAGGTTTGGTAATATTTTTAGCAATTTTCAAAGGAACACCTAATTCACGAATAGATATATTAGGGTCGGCAGTTATAACCGAACGTGCACTAAAGTCAACACGTTTGGCCATTAAATTGCCTCTCATACGCCCACCTTTACCATTCAAACGGTCTTTAATTGATTTCAAAGGACGACCTGAACGCTGTGCAACTGAAGCAACACCAGGAATTTTATTATCGACCTGAGTAGAAACATAATATTGCAAAACAGTTGTCCAATCATCAATTACATTTGCAGGAGCATTATTTTGTATTTTTTCTTGTAACGTCTTATTCGTTTTGATAATATTTACTAAAATATGACTCAAATCATCTTCAGAACGCTGTTGAGCATCATGTTTAACAGATGGACGTACTGCAGGAGGTGGCACTAACATTACTTGACAAATCATCCAATCAGGTCTCGACCATAAAGGACTAAAACCCATAAACGATACATCTTCATCTGATATTCTTTTAAAAATCTTCAATACCATCTCAGGTGTTAATTTAATGACCATATTTTCAGTATCCGCGCTGTTATTTACCCATTCTGCATAAATAGTAGCTAAACCTTCTTTTCTGATTTTATTTGGTTGCAAACAACCACAACCATCTTCAGTATCTTCACCACATCGCTTTACAGAACTAACTAATTTGAATACATATTTCCATCTGTGCTCGCCTTGGAGTTTTAGTGCTTGCTTATATTTTTCCTTACTAATTAATAATTTACTACATTTAAAACACACGCACCGTAGACACTTCAAAATTGTACTTAAGTATTGAATATAAAATACTGGTCTGGCTAATTCAATATGACCGAAATAACCAGGAGTCATCATATAATCTAAACCATCTGTAGGACAAATCAATCCAGCTTCTAATACACCCATACGAGGATCGAACAAACCACCTATTACTGGTTTATTATTGATGTAAGTGTCTCGACTAGTGATTTCAGCAACGGAACCTTTTCGTATTTCATCCGGGGATAAAATACTAAATTGGATTCCGATAATTTTAGAGGAATTACTTGAGATATTACTTAAAGTTGAATTGCGTGGCATCTCTTATTATTATAATATATTTATATTTAGATTGTTTTAAAATCAATTTTATTTTAAAATTATTTTTAAATCGTTTTTGTTTTAATTATTATATTTACGTTAAAAATAATATATTTAATAAAAAAATATCTATTAAATATATAAATGGCAAAAGGACGAGGAGGTGGTGGTGCTAACAACAACAATACAGGAGGAATGGGAAATAACGGCGGAATCTTGGGTTCTGGAATTTTCGGTATGTTCGGTACAACCGTTCGTTGTGACGCAAATGATAATTCTATGTTTTGTACTTTATCTAAATTTGTAAACGTAATTATAATGATATTTTTCCTTTGTACAATATTCTATTTATTATATATTGCATTTAATTATTTTAAATCCGGAGGAAAAATGTCAGGAGGTCGTAAATGGCGTTCCAGGTAAATAAAATTTTATTTAATTTTAGTTATTTTAAATAAAATTGATTATTATTTAAATAATAAAAAATATATATAAATAATAAAATGACAAGAGACACATCAAATAAATTATCAAAGAAGGAACAACAAAGTAAGAAAACCAAAAAATCGGATGAAATTTCCAAAAAAAAGAAGAAAAATGTTGACTCTGACGATGATGATGTAGATGATTTTATCAGTGAAAGTGATAGTGATGAGATGATGGACCCACATGAATACAGAAAATTTTTATCAAAGATATTTCCATCAAAGGATTTAAATAAAAAGATTGAAGCTGGTGAAAAAATCAAGAAAATCCAGAAAAAATTAGATAAAAAACACAAAGACGAAGATAGTGAATATAGTGACGATGATGATATTGATGAAGAATTGATTGAAAATAAAAAGTCTAAATCAAAATTGAAACCAAAAACTAAGGTTACAAAAAAAAATAAAAGGGTTATTGAAAGTGATGACGAAGAAGAATGGGAAACTGAAGATGATGATAATGAAGACGAACGCGAAGATGAAATTATTACGCGTTCAAAATCCAAAACCAAATCAAAAAAAAATAAAAATAAGAAAATAGTAGTAGAAAGTGATTCTGAAGATGAAGATGAAGATGAAGATGAAGACAAAGAAGAATTCAAGAAAAAGGGTTCAGAAAAATTAAATATTATATTTACAATTGGAGGTGCAGAAGACGATGATGAATGGGATGATTATGATTCAGATTATGATGATGACGAAGATGAAGAAACTGAAGACGAAGACGTTTCTGTTTCTTCTGCATCATCGAGTGACGATGAAGATGACGATGATGAAGATGAGGATGATCATGATGAAGAAGATGAAGAAGATGAAGAGGAAGAACCAAAAAAGAAGAGTAAATCTAAGTCCAAAAAAACACAACCGTCACCTAAAAAACGCACTCAAATTTCAGAAAAAGAAATTTTAGAAATCATAGAAAAAGAAACAAAAAATATAGATCCTGTAGAAAAAGAACCCAAAAACGAAACATTGGATAAATTGAAAACGCTTGCCAGTGAAAATCCGGATAATAAGATTATGAAAAAATGTCTAGAATTATGTAAAGAAGAAATCAAAAAAACCGAAGTCAAAAAGGTAAAGAAACTAAAAAAACAAAAGGCCAAAAACAGTCGCATTTTCAAGAAAATTTTGCGCGATAAAAATACGATGAATGATTTTAAATTCTTTGAAAATTTAGAAACAGATTATCAAAAAAAAATAATCAAAGAATTACGCGAAATCAATAAATTAACTAGAATTGAAAAACCATATAGAATGACATTATTAGAATCTGACATTCCTACTTTATTTAAGGGTGCTGCCATGAAAAAGGTAAATTCATTACGATATATGGAACCTGGTAGTGGCGAATTCTACAAAATTAAAAACTGGGTTGATACTTTTATGCGTATCCCATTTGGCAAAACTGATTCACTCCCATTATGCATTGAAGACGGTGTAGAAAAATGTCACGAGTTTATGGAAAAAGCACAAAAAACATTAGATAGTGCAGTATACGGTTTAAATGATGCAAAAATGCAAATTATGCAAATGTTGGGTCAACTTCTCACAAACCCAAAAGCAATTGGTACTGCAATTGCTATACACGGTCCACCGGGTACAGGAAAGTGTATGATTAAGGATACGCCTATTTTAATGTATGATGGTTCTATTAAAATGGTTCAAGATGTTGAAATAGGTGATTTGTTAATGGGAGATGATTCTACTCCTCGCAAAGTTTTATCTTTAGGAAGAGGTAAAGACGAATTATATGATATAGTGCCTACGAAAGGTGAAAAATACGGTGTAAATTCAGAACATATTTTATGTTTAAAACCATCTGGAATAAATAGAATAAAAAAAATGAAAAACTGTGATAAATCAATATCATACAAAGTTGAATATTTAAATAAAAATAGTTTTAGAGTAAATTCTAAACGATTTGATAATATTGATGATGCAAATGATTATTTAATTTGTAAATCACAAGAAAACGATATTATTGAAATTTCTGTAAAAAAACTATTAAAATTACCTCACTATATTAGTAGTCGTTTAAAAGGATATAGTGTTGGTGTAAATTTTCAGTCTAAACCAGTGCCTTTTGATCCTTACATTATTGGTGCTTGGTTAGGAGACGGGGATTCATCAACTAGTAGAATTACAAATCAAGATTCAAAAGTATTGTATTATTTAAGAAATAAATTATTAGAATATAACTTAAACTTAACATATCATTCAGGTTATTCTTATAGAATTGGTTATGATTTACATAGAAAATATAATGATTCAAGAAATAATAAAAATGTATTTTTACAAGTGTTAAAAGATTATAATCTTTTAAATAATAAGCATATTCCTGACATTTATAAAATAAATGAAAGAAATATACAATTAGAATTACTCGCAGGTTTGATAGATACAGATGGTAGTTATTCAAACAAAGACAAATGCTATTCTATCACACAAAAAAATAAAAGATTATCTGATGATATTTTGTTTATTTGTAGATCATTAGGTTTTGCGGCTTATCAAAAGCAACGAAAAAGTTCCTGTATTTATAAAGGAGAAAAAAAGGAGGGGATTTATTATGTAATATCAATATTTGGTAATAATATAAATGAAATACCTGTAAAAATTGAACGAAAAAAAGTTACTGAAAAGCGTTTACAATGTAAAAATTGTAATTTAACTGGAATAAAAATAATTCATAAAGAATATGGTGACTATTATGGTTTCGAATTAGATGGTAATCATAGATATTTATTAGGGTCTTTTATGGTTACTCACAATACTAGCCTTGTTAAAGAAGGTATTAGTAAAATCCTGAACCGACCGTTTGCATTTATTGCGCTAGGTGGTGCAACAGATAGTAGTTTCCTAGAAGGTCATTCATATACTTATGAAGGTAGTACATGGGGTAAAATCGTACAAATCTTAATTGATAGTAAATGCATGAATCCTGTAATATATTTTGATGAATTGGATAAAATTAGTGACACACCAAGAGGCGAAGAAATTGCTGGTATCTTGACACATTTAACAGATACAAGTCAAAATAGTCAATTTCATGACAAATATTTTGCAGAAATTGATTTCGATTTAAGTAAATGTTTATTTATATTCAGTTACAATGATGAATCCAAAGTAAATCCTATTTTAAAAGATAGAATGTATCGTATTCAAACCAAAGGATATAATCAAAAACAGAAAATCCAAATTGCCAACAATTATTTATTATCAAAAATAAGAGAACAAGTGAAATTTAATGATGATGAGATTATTATACCAGATGAAGTATTAGAATATTTAATTGATAATCATTGCAATAAAGAAGACGGTGTGCGTAATCTAAAACGATGCTTAGAAATTATTCATACAAAGTTGAATTTGTATAGATTGATGAAACCAGGTACTAATTTATTCGAAGAAGATATGTCATTGACCGTTAATTTTCCATTAACCATTACAAAAGAAATTGTGGATAAATTAATCAAAGTGAATAAGGATAATATATCGGCACTTTACAGTATGTATGTTTAAACCTTTGAAAATTTTGTATATATTTTGTATATATTTGTATATTTTGAATAAATGATTATGTAAACAAATATAAATATTTTTCATCAAAATTTAATAAATAATGAATAAAGATTATTTATTAAAAATCAAACCAGAAAACGATTATATTGCTACCTATTTGAAAGAAATAAATACGGTATATAAAAAGATGAAGGAAGAATCTATCGTTTTTTTAATAGAGACAAGTCTAAATACAAGTGAAAATTATTTACAATATAATAAACATATTACAGTAATTGATGATTTATTAAACCAACAACATGAACATATAATAAAACTTATTTTGATAAGTAAAAAAATCAACACTAAATTAATCGATATTTGCAAACATGAATATATAACTGATTTAATTGATATTGATCCCGATACATCAAAAACAATTGAATATTGCACTATTTGTGGAATAACTAAATAAATTATTTATACATTTATTTATAGATTTATTTATACAATCATGGTGTCATCATTTGTTATAACAGGTTTTTTGTTGAATTTATAAGTTCGTAATACAAATATTGTTGCGTTTAATCCGGTATTAACACCATAATTCACACAAACATAATAATCTTGTATAAAAATACCATATATACACCCTAACCCTGAAGCCGTTATCCATATAAACCAAATAATATTATTTGATTGTTCACTATATGGTTTATTAAACCAAATAGAAGAAATCAAATTGTGTATTTCTGGTAAATAACCTAGTAGTACCAAAATAGAAGATATAATTGATATAATACGATATAGCATACTTTATTAATTTTTAAAAATATATTTAAACTTTATATATATATTTTAATTGGTGGATTAATTCCTTTTTTCTTTAAGTTGTTTTGGGAATTTATTGTTTTTATTATATTTTTTCCCAAAAGTATTTTGGGATTTTCAATTTTGGACATTTTTTTTGTCCATTTTTGAAAAGGGTCGATTGGCTTTCCCAAAAAAGACACATTTGTGACCATAATTGAAATTTATCGTCAGGGCACAAAAATAATAATTTTCAATTTGTTACGATAAAATTTTAATATTTTTATTTATAAAAATATATAGAGATTTTTTTGTTCTACTAATATAGAACATTTAGAATGAATTTGTCGCAAAAAATCGCCACAGATAATATTTGTATTTATTGTGACTATAAATGCTCTAAAAAGAGTGATTATTTTAAACACTTAAACACATTGAAACACAAAAGTAGAACAAAATTGAACAATTTAGAACAAAATATCGAAAAAAACATCGAAAAAACTCCTATAAATTTATCCCAAAAACTTTTTGCCTGCAAATTTTGCAATAAAACATATAAAGCCAGAAATAGTCTATGGTATCATGAGAATAAATGTCAAAATAATAATGAAAAAAAAACTTTTTCAAATACTAATGTATCAAATAATAATCTTATCAATAATATTCAAACTCCTACACCAACTAGTGATATTCAAGCACTAACAGGTCTTATTTTTGAAATGGTTAAAAGTAATACAGAATTGCAAAAAAGTATGTTTGAAATTTGTAAACAAAATCAAAATACTTATACTTCAAATAATATCAACACTAATTGTCATAATAAAACATTTAATCTACAATTCTTTTTGAATGAGACATGCAAGGATGCTATGAATATTATGGATTTTGTAGAATCAGTTAAATTACAAGTATCAGACCTAGAAAATGTAGGTAAAGTTGGTTATATTGAAGGAATATCCAATATAATCATAAAAAATTTAAAGGCGTTAGAAGTAGAAAAAAGACCGGTTCATTGTGCTGATCAAAAAAGAGAAGTCATGTATGTAAAAGACGAAAACACTTGGGAAAAAGAAGATGAAACTAACAAAAAACTTCGCAAAGCAATTCGTATGATTGCTCACAAAAATATTTGCATGTTAAAAGAGTTCCGTGATAAGTATCCAGATTGTGAGGAGTACGACTCAAAGAAAAATGACCAATACAATAAAATTGTATATGAATCTATGGGGGGTAAAGGAGATAATGATTATGAAAAAGACACAAAAATTATCAAGAAAATTGCCAAAAATGTTACAATTGACAAATCACTGGATTAAGTTTTTACAAGAATACATTACCAAACTGTATTGGTATTACTCCACCACATACCATCACCCTTTTTAACATTATAAATGGCGCGAAATATTAATGAACGTGATAAAGGAACATTGCATCTATATTTATCTAATGGATGAGGGTTTGTTTTTAACTGTGCCGATAACGCTTTTTTTGATATTTTTTGTTTTTGCTGGAATGCAAAAAATATATAAAACATTTCATATGATACACCTCTTATTGGTATTATATCTTTATTAAAATCTTGAAAGTCTTTTAAATATCTTTCACAAATTGCCATGGCCGAAATATCTGCCAGATCTTCACCTATAGTAGGTTCCGCATCAAATTTGATACCATCTCTGGCCGCAAATTCTTCGTATTGTTTAATAACATTTTGTTGTATTGATTTATAACGTTTTTTATCCTGTTCAGTCCACCAGTCATTTAAATCTCCATTATAATCATACTGACTCCCCCAATCATCTAATGCGTGAGACATTTCGTGACTAATTGTAAAACCAATATGGGCCAGATTATATTCTATTCCTCTCTCATCTAGATCAATAAATGGTTCCTGAATATAACCCAAATTTATGTATATAGTATTTTTAGAAGGTGTATATGATGCATTTACAATATATGCCTGATCACCAATTAATTTAACAGGATAGTGTGACCAGTCTACCATAGGCAAATTTATGACTTCTTTACCCTCTAAATTTATAAATTCTTTAAATCTCCAAAGTGTTATTTTACTTATATTTTCATATAAATCATCACTATAATTCAAATCAGGATCACTTCTTAAAGTGTTGGGGTACCCTATAACAAATTTTAATCTATCAATTGTTTTTAATGCATATTCCTTTGTCTTTTTTTCCAACCATGAATTGTTTGTCATTATTCTATGAAATACCCTTCTTAAATCTTCACATAAAATTTCCACGTATTTAATTTTATCTATATCAGCATATTTTTCTATATATTTTTCTGTTAAAAATTTATTAAATGGAACCGACATATATAAGGATGCACTAACAGCATTTGTTTCATTTAAAGCACTCTGCCCTTTTTCAAATTTACCGAAAAAATTATAATTCAATATTTCCCATTTTCTAGTTGTTCTTGATACAAATTGCAATAATATATATACCCAATAAGTTTTCCATTTAGGGGAATTCCAATTTTTTAAATATAATTCGGTTCCACATTTAATATAATTTAGATTGGATGTTACAAAATATTTAGGTACATCTTTAAAACCTAATTCTTTTGCAAGTTCATTCCAATTAAATCCGTATTTTTTAAATGCATCATCACCGGATATTTTATTATATAGTTTTTCATTATTTGTAACATCTCTACAACCAAATGTATTGAATATTTCAATTTGTACATCAAAAATGTCATCTGTATTATAACCATGATTTTTTCCCAAACATTGATTGAATAATTTTTTGCAAAATTTTTTAAATTCATTTCTATACATCTTTTTATAATTAATGTCTTTTCCATCATCATAGTAAACGCTAATATCTAATAAAATAAATTGATGTGGCGTTATTGTACTTATATAATAATTAGAATTTTTGTCATCGGTATCAACATTAAACATAAATGGACACAAATAATTAAAATAATCATATTTATTGAAATGAGCTAATATTTTCCATGGATTATTAGTTTCAATCATGTTTTCAATTTCTTGAACACCATTTTTACATAATATTTTACTTTTCGAAATTGGATTCATGTTTACAACAGAGTTATAATATTTTTTTAAATTTTTAGATAATTTGTCATCATGTGTTTTTATATAATCAAGAATAATCATATTTAATTGATGATATACTTTATCTTGAGTCAATCTAAAATCATCTACTTGAACAATGTATTCTTGTTGTTTTTTTAGACTAATATTTTCCAACCAGGTGTAATTTATATAACTATAATAATCATTTTGTGGTTTAATATGAGACGGAGAAAAATTTGACTGTAATAGTTTTACAAACTTATCCTTCATTAAGTTATAAAGTTTATTCGTTTTGAATTCTTTTTGATATTTTTCTTCAAAAGGTTTCAAATTGATTGGACAATCTTTTCTTAATATTAATTCGTTGCCTTTTAATTTGTATTTTATTTTTTTTGTTTTGTTATTATATTTATTTATTTTATTGGTTTTTGTCATATATACAAATACTTGTTATATTATATACACATTAAAAAATTATATGAATTATATATTGTTAAATCATATAAATATAATTTTAGGAATACTATAAATAGTAGTATAAATAGTAGTATAAATAGTAATATGAATATGAATATAAATACAACCAATAACAATGAAACACCATTTTATAGTGTCGAAACAAGTGAAAGAGAGAAAAGAAACTCCTTTCGAGTAGCTATGTTCGTTTTAGTTGTAGTTATTATATTTATCGTCATGTTTAGTGTTTAGTGTTTTGTAATTGTGGGAAAAAATTTATCAAATAATTATATGTAATTTTATAAATATAATTATTATTTTACACTATGAATTTAATATTCTGAATAAGGAACATTGTTACCTCCTCTCGAAATTAAAAAATTGTATGTCTGGGGGTTCATGCAGGCACACCCCATACTACTCGAATAAGTATTAGGGCAACAATCAGGACTAAATGGCATATTATCGAATAGTGATAATTGTCCATCTGGTAAAGGAAGTGACTGATTAGGGCGATCAATAATTTCTTGTGCAGCTTTTGGAATAGGTTTTCCAGGGACAACAACTAAATCACCCATCCCCCAGTTACTAGTGTTTACAGGAGTATTTTTGGTCAATGAATAAGAAGATGATTCCCCATAATTAGTATTGGCTCCAACAAATCCCTCTTTTTTCTTAGAATCTCCCGAGTTCACTGAAGATGGAAGCGTAGTTGGCGTAGGGGTATCAACTACTACATTTTCTGAAGTAACTGAACTAATTACATTTGCAGGCATATCCTGTGTCAAAGGTGCATTAACTCTTTCAAAACCTTCAAGTGTTTTATGGAATTTGCAACAACTACAAACAGTATGACCAACTAAAATTAAATAAATGATTCCAGTTAAAATTAATACTTGCAAATTTACTTTTAATCCAAAGATAGAAATATCCATTATTATACATATTTCATAGATAATAATTTTCCTCTATATTTTTCTAAAAATAAGTCAATGCAAGAATTATAATCATAAAATTTAATTCCATTTATAAAAAATGTTTTCGTATTTGTTAGTAAATGATACAACTTGCAATCATAATCACTAATATTTCTTTTATTTTTTTCATCTAAATCCAGGGTTGACGTATAATTGATTGTTTTATCGCATATATTTATATTTCCACCTCCTTGTACAAATTTATTTTTGGCTAAATTATATAAAGATTGTTCATTTAAATTAATCCCATCAATTTCTGTATATCCATAAACCTTTTCACCGTTTTCTAAAACATCACCAATATTTATATTTTTTATTTTTTTAACAAGACCATTTTTTAGTTTAATAATTGTGTCTCCGTTAAACCCGCCATCTAAATATTTATGAATATCACTATTTTCAATAGTAATTTCATTTAATGTATTAATATTTGAATCTATATTAAATTTATATTTAACATTTTTTAATTTAATATTTTTAATTTTTTCCAAATCTTCATCAACTATTTCATCCCAATCTGTAAATAATAAGTCATTTAATTCGATTGTTTTATTATCTGTGTTAATGCAATATAAATAAGGTTCATTATAATTATTTATTTTAATACTTTGTGGATGTTCGTCTATTCTAATCCATTTATTATTATATTTAACCATATGACTATCTGAAACTACAATGCCATTTAAATTATACATTACTGAATTAATGGCCTCAACTGTTATTTTGGCAGTTATTGTACTATTATTTTGCAATTTCTCTCCTAACTGTAAATTACAAATAGATTTTTTGGTTCCATTTTTCAATATGAATTGTGTATTTTTATCAAAACATTTTAGTGAAGGTTTTTTTAATCTAGGTATATTTATACCAGGGTTAATATCTAAAATTTTACTCATAAAAACTAACATTATGGTTAACGGAATTGAAGCAGCTACAAAAACAGAGGTGGCTGCAACTGCAGCCCCATATGTAAATGGAGTTATCCAAAATATAACTATTAATGCAGCTATTGCTATTAAAACAGTTAATATTACTTTTGCAATTACACCAAAAACTGATTTAAGTGTTAAATAAGTACCTAATGCTGTAAATAAACCACTTGTCAATGTCCCTATAACTTTTGATATAAAATCTTTAAATGTTATGACTATTTGTTGTAATGGTACAGTAATATTTAATAATCTACCCATTACATTCTCAGAAAAATTTTTAAAAAAATCTCTCGATTTATTAAACATAGGTCTTATATCATTTATAGCATTTTCAATGCCATTAAGTGCTCCAGACATTATTTTTGTTGTATAATTAAGCGGTTCAACAGCAGTTCCTGTCATATTTTTTAATATGGTTTGCGAACAATAATTGAAATTTTGTTCTGTAAAATCTTTAATACTGACACCTGGAGGTCTATTAATTAGACCGGCAATTGGTATAACATAAGGTTTACAACGTTGATTCACCCAATCTGCGCGAATGGCACTAATATTTATCATAGCATAACAACCTCCTATAAATAAAATTAGTATGATAGTAATTATAATAAATAATATTAATGACGTTCCATATTGGTCAAAATAAGTTAGATTTTCATACAATTTATTAATATTATTAGTTCCTTTATTAGTATTATCCATATATAGTAAATGGATAATATTCATTAAAAATATCAACAAATAACCGAAATAACAAAAACTGCAAAAAACTGCAAAAAACTGCAAAAAATAAAAAATGCCTTGAATATATTATATATATTTATTTATGAAAAAAATGCCTTAATAAAATGATCTTCCCAATCCCAAAAAATTTCAGAACCTATTTTGATTTTATGATCACTTGTTATTAAACAACTAAATTTATCAGTATCAACGTCGTTATTTAATGTGGCATTTGCATAATTTTCAACCCGAATAAATTGTTTTTTCTCTTCACTATAAATTAAATGTGAACCAGTAACATAAATATCCTCATTATCTACGCCTGCATTTTTAACTATGTATAAAGGTATCTTATTTTTACTATTATCTATGGACATAGTAGTTTCTACAACACTTCCATTTTCCAAAACATCTCCTAAAGAAATATCTTTCATTGCTTTAATATTTCCATCCAATAATTTTATTTTTGTATCAGGATGAAAACATTTTCCTAATGTTCTTACCATTTGACCAGGAGGACCATTCCATGTGCTGTTCATAGTTTTAATACTTCCGTCTATAAAATATAAAAGTGTTACCATAATACCTATAGTTTTTCCCATTAAATCTTTTATTCCAATTATTATTTTTTGAAATTCAATTATTAAATTTAAAAATACACCAAATACAGATTGAATGATAGAGGCAATAAATGTTCTTATTTTATCAAACATTGCTCTTACCATATTTATTTCATTAACAAAACTAGAAAGTGTACCACTCATTGATTTTGTAACAAATGTAATTGGTTGTAGTAAATATCCCATAAAATTTGTCTGAATATTTTGAACACAATAAATAAAATCTTTTTCTATATTTTCTGATAACGGCATATAAATAGGATTGCAACGATATAATGGCCATTTGCTTTTAATATCTTGAATGTATGTTAAATAAAAAATAATAAAAATATATATTATAAAGGCTAAATTTATATAAATAAAATACAACCAATTTTTTCCTGATGACATTATTTTAACTTATATTATTTATATATAATTATTCAAATAATTAGACAATTTCACAAATAATTGTTTAATTATAATTTATTTTCTAGATTTTCTAGTTTTGTTCGTTCTTTTTGATTTCTTCGATTTCTTAGATATTCTAGATTTCTTTGATTTCCTAGTTTTCTTCGATTTCTTTGATTTTCTATATTTCTTACCACCACTATAACATCCCCATTCATATTGATTAGTATTAGGATTTATATAAATACCTCCACCTTTTACAAGAGCTAACTTATCAAATTGAGAATTGGCTGCGCCTTGTGTACCGATAACAGCATTTTGTTTAATAATATCATTTGGTGTTTGTCCAGGTCCTCCTGCAGTAGTATATAACATATTGAATTGAGGTACAACTACTGTACCAACAGTGCCACCACCTCTTTTTTTCATATTTTTGCGTTTTCTTCTTCTCCCTCCTACACTTTGCAAATCAAATAATTTTGCATTAGTCAAATTCATGCTTGCAATTGCAGAATCCCGTGGAGAACCAGCTAACATTGCTTGCTGTGTAGGATATACCATTCCTGGAATGACAGGTGTATTTACGTTATTATTATTATTCATATATATAAAATATATAATATTATATAATTAAAAATATTATTTACTGATAAGTTTAATATATAAATAAATATTCTTCATTTATTTATATAAATTTATAATTTTAAAATGGACGAATCACAAAAACTCCACTTACAAAAAATGATTGCAGCCAATAATGTAGAAGATCAAACCGAATTGATACGTCAATTAAAACACAGTACTATTATGAGAAATGAATTAAATAATATGGTTTTAATGAAAGCTAAATATCGAGATGATCCTGAAAAAATACATTTAGAATGTATGAACGAGTGTAATTTTTTATTTACTTATTACACGGATATTTATAATAAAATACGAAAAGATGAAATTGATATTACTATTTTGAACCAATTTTTAGATGTATTACAAAAAATCGAAGAAGGAGAATTAGACCAACACGAAGGTTCATTTCAAGTCGGAACACTTTTAAAAAAATTATATGTTGATAGTGCTTTAAGAAAAGCTGAGAAATTAGATGAGGAAAATGGCAGTAATACTGTAGAACCTAAAAAACCAACAATTGAAATCAGTTGGAACCAATACAAGAAAATGACCAAATAATTAAATTTTGTATTTTCTCATAATATCTAGACAGAATTCTTGGTTGTTCGTGGTTATAGGAATGCAAAAAACCGTTTTATATTGTTTTGTCTAATTTTACCACAATATATTTCTACTCAAATTATTTGCTGAATAACGATTTTTTTTCCAATTTCCTCGCATAAATTTTGTACGAGTTAAATAATTTTTTCGTCGTTGTTTATCATGATGTTTTGTGTAATCTTCATATCCAATTTGCCCAAAATTAACCCATTTATTATTTTTAGGGTCATAAATTTTATATTTTTTTTGCGGATTATTTGCAGGATAAAGTTTTGCAGTTTTTCCTAAATATTTATATGCCATTTTTTGTGCAATTCTTGGTGTTGAATATAAATAAATACGTGAAGTAAAAGTATTTTTACCTCTTTTTTGTGTTTTATTTAATGACTTCATATTTATTATAAACATATAATAAATATTTTTAATTTTTTTATCAAATTACTGTAAATTACTGTAAACCTAAAAATGTACGCCCAATTTTACTTGTAGCAAACATACCAAGACCAGCAGCTATTTGAAGGTAAAATAATTTACTCTTTTTGTTGCAACATAGTAAATATATTGATAAAATAATAAAAAGTAAAAAAAACATCCAAAATAATTTTGTAAATGTATCCATTATATATATATATATAAATATATAATATATAAATATATAATATATAAATATTATTTGATATATTTATTTACTATATCAAATAATAGAATGTCAAAAAAATATTCCACTACAACCACTCTTCTTATAGTAGAATCTCCGGCTAAGTGCAAAAAAATCGAAGAGTTTTTGGGTCCGGGTTATAAATGTTTAGCCAGTTTTGGTCATCTAAGACAACTTTCTTCTCTCGACAACATAAATATAGGAGATAATTTTAGACCAACATTTCAAGTAATAGATAACTCTTTAAAGAAGAAACAAATCGATTTGTTACGAAAAGCAATAAATAGTGCTGATGAGGTGATTCTAGCCACAGATGATGACCGCGAAGGCGAAGGCATAAGTTTTCATATCATGGAATTATTTAAATTACCTGAAAATACAAAAAGAATTGTCTTTAATGAAATCACTGAAAAAGCCTTAAGAAATGCTCTACAAAATCCTAGGACAATTGATATGAATATTGTACATGCACAACAAACAAGACAAATATTGGATTTATTAGTTGGTTTTAAAATAACACCTATGTTATGGAAATTTATATCAAAAAATTCAGAGAATTCTCTCTCAGCAGGTAGATGTCAAACCCCTGCACTACGTTTAATTTATGATAATCAAACAGAAATAGATAATTCAGATAATAAAAAGGTATATAATACGTTAGGTTTTTTTACGAATATGAATTTACCGTTTGAATTAAACAAACAATTTGAGAATGAAGACGATATCCTAGATTTTTTAGAAGGAAGTTCAAAATTCTCTCATGTGTATAATTGTTCACAACCATCAAAAGTAACAAAAATACAACCAGAACCATTTACGACATCGCGATTACAACAAGTGGCCAGCAATGAACTACGTTTCTCTCCAAAAGAAACTATGAAATTATGTCAAACACTTTATGAAGCCGGATATATAACTTATATGAGAACTGATAGTAAAAAATATTGTGCCGAGTTTGTTTGTAGTGCAAAGGATTATATAGTAAAAAATTATGAACCGAAGTATGTGAATGATAATATAGATGAACTTATTTGTAGTAATAAAACTCACAATAACCCAATTGAAAAGAAGGTAAAAACATCATCAACAAAGAAACCGAAGGATCCCCAACAAACCAATCTAGTCCAAGAAGCACATGAAGCAATAAGACCTACAAAAATTTCTCTCAAAGATCTTCCCGAAAAGACAAATTCGAGAGAAAAAAGAATGTATAGACTTATTTGGGAGAATACATTGGAGAGTTGTATGTCTCCAGCAATTTATTATTCTATAAAAGCACAAATACAAACATTGAATGAGTTAATGTTTAATTATACATCAGAATTAATAAGTTTTCCAGGATGGAAAATAGTAAAAAATAAATATTCAACTGATAGTAAAGAATATCAATACTTACAGTCAATTAAACCAGACAATATTATTAAATACAACAAAATGACAAGTAAAGTAACAATTAAAAATATGAAACTGCATTATACAGAGGCGCGTTTAGTTCAATTATTAGAGGAAAATGGAATTGGTAGACCTTCAACTTTTTCAATGTTAGTAGATAAAATACAAGACCGTGGTTATGTTAAAAAGGAAGATATAAAAGGTAAAGAAATAATCGTAAAGGATTTTGAATTGGATAATGGCAAAATATTTGAGGTTGAAACCAAGCGCGAGTTCGGTAATGAAAAAGGGAAATTGGTTATACAACCATTAGGTAGAATTGTAATGGATTTTTTAGACAAGCATTTTTTAGAGTTGCTTAATTATGATTTTACGAGAGAAATGGAATGTGATCTTGATAAAATTGCTAAAGGGGAGCATATTTGGTATGAATTATGTGCCAAATGCAATAATAAACTTGATAATATGATAGAAGAATTGAAAAAACAAGATATAGGAAAATTCGAAATAAAAATAGATGATAAAAATACATATACGATTTGTAAATATGGTCCAGTAATTAAAAGTGTTGAAAAAATGGATGGTAAAAAAGTAACCAGTTATAAGGCTTTAAGAAAGGATATAGATATAGATATTAGTAAATTAGAAAATGGTGAATATAAATTGGAAGATATAATAGATAAAAAGAAAGATAGCACAACTACAAATAAATCACAAAACGGTATACTTTTAGGAAAATACGATGATAAGGATGTGTTTATTAAAAAAGGCAAATTCGGTTTGTATGTTACGTGGGGTGAAAATTCAAAAACATTAAAAAAATTTGGTAATAGACCTATTGAAAACATTACTTTTGAAGAAGTCACACCAATTTTAGAAGAAGGAAGCAATCTAGTGAGAGAAATCAACGCAAATATAAGTATACGAAAGAGTAAAAAGGGTGATTATGTTTTTTTTAAGACAGACAAAATGAAAAAACCAAAATTTTTCGACTTAAAAAATTTTGATCAAGATTATAAATTATGTGAACTTAGTATAATTAAGTCATGGTTGAAAGAAAAATATGAAATATATTAAAATTATATATTATCAACAAATTTAACTGCTCTGTTAATCATAGGTAATAAGGTAGTAAATTCTAAAGTAAATGAAAATGGGAAAATACCAAAATCAACTAAAACTCCATTATGGTATCGAAACTTAAATTTTAGTTTTCTAATTCTTCCGATTGGTGGGTTGAAAAATTTGTAAGCGTCGCACGGACCATCATAATATTGTGTCAATGGTGTAGAAATAATAGGTATTTTAGCAAATGCTGAGTTAACGATACCATTTGTTTCATTTGTAGTCAGGGTAAAACCACTTATATTATAAGGAACTGTTTCATCAATAGAGTTATATTTGAAAACTTCCATATAAATATGAGAGGGTCCAAAAATATTAATTTTATAAGTACATTCAATAAATTGCACAACAGCACCTGGTAAAATAACTCCTAATTCGTCTCTAGGCGGTGTTAACCAAATGCCATTGTCATTAGTAAATACGTCACCATAATAAAATCTTACATAATTGTACATAATATCAACTGGTGGTACAGAAGTTTCATTTTCTCTAGTTAACCCTATATTACTAGGTAATCCCCAATTTGAAAAATCAGGCAACATATTTCTGTTACAAATTGAGTTATTATTGAATGTATAATTTGAAAAAACGACTTCATTAGATAGTTCAAACGTGTCAAGTCGGTTACCAAACCATATTTTTTGCGAAACATTATTATAAACAATTACAAAATTAGTATACCCGCCTTTTAGTTGAAATTCGATTAGTTGGTCGGTTAATTTATTTTCAAATAGATAATTATTAATTACTTTTGTAACAGTTTCATTAAATTTATTAGTTAATTCGGTAGTTAATTGAGTAGGATTATAAAACCCTTCTTCAATATCAATTCGATAATACCCTATACTATCAACTACATTTTCTATTAGTTCTGTATTGTTATAATTACTTAAAGCATTATAAATGGATAATCGCAATTGATTTGTATCCCCATAAAGTGAAGGGTTATATGGTTTAATTATTTTAAAATACATAGTAATATTGTTATTTAACACAGAAAATGTATTATAATTGGATGGTAATGCCCAATCAAATAATTTCATGGTAGAAATATTATTAACATCTTCAGGCAATTCAATTTCAAATTCAGAAGCATTCGGATAAGCTAAAATATCTCTATCCTCAGAGTGAATTGAAACGTATTTTTTATAAGATAAATAATCCTGCGAGTTTTGTTGAATAGGATGAGGTTGAAAAGTATTTGTGTAAGTCTTATTAAAATTATTCATATATATTTATTATATTTATTATATTTATTATATTTATTGTATATTTATATAAATAATAAAAATATATTCATATTTATATATTCATATTTATATATATTCATATTATATTAAAATGAAGAAAAATGTTAATTTTGGTGGTAAAATAACCAGTCCGACAGGTTACGTGAAGGGATTTCAAAATAGTTTAAACTACCCATTAAGAAATGCTATGTTACCAGGTTATACAAAATCATACTTGCCTTATCCGTCACTTGGTAATTATATTAAAGACTTTAATAATTATGATCGTATAATCGTACAGTCATCACTAGAATCAACACAATCAACATCATAAAATATAACTAGTTATTCTTTATAATTTTGTATTTATTTGTGATATATATTTTATATTTTATATAAATAATATATAAATAATATATAAATAATATTTAAATGAATGATTGGTATAGTGGAATCTACAAAGCATTATTAGTGGCTTCTATAATATCATTTGTAATATATAATTTTTCTAGTGGTGAAACATCTTTAGGAGCATTATTGAGTGGTTTAGTTGCTTTAACATTAACTTTATTTATGATTCTTTACATTATTTTATATAATACAATAGATTTAATAAAGAATGAGTCTTTTTTCCAAAATATTCTTACCATATTAAATGTTTCAGGACCTTTTTTTATGATGTTAGGCGTAATCGGTTTAATTTTATTTTTAATAATTACAAATAAAGATAGAATTATAAAAGGTCAAGTTTCAAGTAGTTATTATACTTTTAGTAACATAACAATTTTAATACTTTTACTTCAAATGTATTTTCTTTATAAAAATATAATATCATCAAAATTTGAATCAACTAAAAAAATATCAAAACTAACATCAATAATCTTGTATTTATTTAATGTTATAACTGCTATATGTTCTATTAGTTTATTTGCTATACTACAATATTATAAAGCAGATGGTTAAGGATGAATGGGATAAAATAATAAAATAATAAAAATGAAATAATTAAAAATATTCTTATTTATTATAATACAAATAACTAAGAATAATATTATAAAATGATGAAAATTAATAAATATATATTTTATACAATATGCGATAAAGATATAGATTTATACGAAGAATTTATAAAAACTTTAAATGATGATTATACAAACATAATAAATGAAATAAAGGAAGCAAACAAAATCGCCAATTGTCAATCAATTAGATCACTAATACATAAGTTAGTAGGTATTGTAGGGGTTATGAATGATTCAAATGATGAAATAAACTATATTTTAAAATCTATTTTGGCAATTCCAAAAACTACCGAAGATTATAACTGGTATAGAGACTATATATATATGTTACTAGAATTTAATAAAAGCAATATAGGTTTATAAAATTTATGAATTTATTTTTATAAATTTATAAGTAAGTCCATAACTATTTGTTGTTTCCCATATACCTGATATTTTTAAAATAAAATTATAATATTCATTATTCTGAACATTTTGAAAAAGTTTTATGTATCCATTTTTCAATTGCTCATTAATTTTCAATTGTGGTATTTTATTTTCAATACTAATATTTTTTAAAATATTTTCTTCAATATTTTTTAATTTTTCAATAATTTTGATATGTTCATCACTATTGATATTAAAAATATATTTATACTTATTATAATATTTTTCACATATTATATCATTTAATGTAATTAATAAATAAATTCCATTAAATACGACATTATTAGTAGAATATAAAATTCTTATAAAATTTCCATCATTCATAATAGTATTTTTAATAGGTTCACAGAAATATACAAATTGTTCATTATATTGGTCTAAATTTAAAACTATATTCATAATTAATTATATTATTACGTTATTTACACCCTTGAACATTTAAAATGGGACGTTTTTAAGTCGTTTCACTTTAAATAATTTAAGGTTGGGTTTCTCATTCCCATGTAAAGTTTGTTTATAGCAATTCGTTAAAACTACTTGATTACTTATTTCTCTACATAAATAACTTGGTCTTTCTAATTTATTTATTGCTGTTTCTGCTATTTTGTAGATATTTGATGAACCATTTCGGTCTCTGTTCCATAAACCACAACCGCTCTTACAGCGTAGTAGTCCATGAACCAACCGAACATCATCTTTATCGGGTCTTGGATTTTTTCTTACCATGAATTTCTCACATAAACCACCATTACAATTGGAACATTTACATGAACTTCTAAATTCATCCACCAGAAACACTTTATAGTTATTTTTCCTAAATAAAGTCCTCATTCCAATTCCTAGTGTTGGTTCTTTGAATTTCATTTGTTTTTTCTGTTCCCAATCTCCAATACATATTACAACATCTTCTGGATTTCCAAACATTTTCTTAAAATTATTTACCATTTTTTGTTCATTTCGTTTGGTATTGATATATCTACCAAATTTTAATTTACGAAACAATTCATTTTGATAAAATCCAAACAATATAAAATTTATTCTGTTTTTTGCTTGTAAATATTCTTTGAATTTATCAATATGTAAAGTTTTACGATTATAACTAGATAATTCAGTTTCATATTCTATAATGGTTTTACTATTTATTCTATTGGTCTTCATAGCAAGAATGATATTATTATATTTCTTTATTTTGGTTTCTTTTCTTCGTTGATTTTGTGAATACCGAAAATGATTTGCTTCTTTTGATGCTCCGTCTACACAATATATTAAATCTTCCTTACCTGGGTCAATTCCAACTATTTTCTTATTTTGTAATTCCGTATAATCATCCAATTCATCAATATAAAGTTCCCTTGACAATTTCGTTTTCATCATGGGTATTTTCTTACCTACCAAATCTTTTCTCAATAATAAAACACTAACACCAATTCCATCGGTAGATATCATATGATGAAATGAATAATCGATTTTCATAAATAATTTTCTTTCTGTTCTAAAAAAGAATTTCCATATTTTATCTTCATTTTTCTTCAAATTACCATTTGTTTTGTATAATGCTTTTGAACCGTGATGTTTTTCAAATAACAAATTTACTAATGTAGTTGTGTCCAAGCGAATATATTTTGGTGCGATTTCGCTTCTCATAGGAAATACATTAGAAATGGAATTGTTTTCCTTTTCATTTTCTATTTGTTTCATCATATAAATCATGGATGGCAAATAATCCATCGAATTACATTTCAAATCATAATAAATACTATCCTTTTCAAACTTCTTTTTATTTGGTAAAACATAATTTCTCTGTTCTGTTATCCATTTATGGTAATAGCATTTTGTTGTATATTCTTTTTTATCAACGTTTAATAAATCATTCTTTATTTTTCTCAATTCGCTACATAAATTTCGGATTCTAGTTTCTCGTTCTGATTTTGACTTTCCCAATTTTCTTATTTTTTTCGTAATAATCTTCTTTTTCCAAATTACATTTACATATCGTTCCACATATTCCACGTAGTGTAATTGAATATTATTCTCATACATAGTAAGAATGTCAATTGTCAAATAATCTAATATGGTATTTAATCCAGAATAGTCAAGTTGATCGTTTTGCATATAAGGTAAATAATGTTCTTTATATATCTCGTTCAGTTTATCTTTTAGTTCAATCGTTTCTTTCTTTGGTGGTTTTCCACGTTTTTCTTCTTTTTCACCACAAATAACTTTCATAGAATTATTTACTAATTCAGCGTTTATAGTAGGCAAGGTATTTGTGGTTTCATAATGATGAAGCAAATAAAGTTTAAGAAATTGTAGAGTATGAATAACAATTTTGTTTGCTTTGATAACTGCTTCATTAATTCTTGGAGAATTAATGATAGGATGTTTCAGTATGCTTTTTAATGAGGTTTTCACAGATTTGAAAAACTCAGGTGGTTTTTCTTTGATACTCATTTCTATATTATACCTAAAGATATTATTTTAAGTATTTTTCGCTAAAATATATAAAATACATTGTTTTTTAATTTATTGAAAATAAAATTGAATAAATATAAATAAATATAAAGACAAAAATGTTATAAATAATAATACGATGGGTGATAATGCATTAAATAAGTGTGAAGGTTTTATTTTGGAAGCAGTTAAAAATGTATCAAAAAAAGAATTTATAGAATTATGTAATAATTTAAAAAATGAATTCAACAATTATTACAATACAGATGACTATTCATTCATACCAGAATGTATTACAGAAGGAGGAATAGTTTTCAATAATTTTAATGATATAAATTCTTATAAGAGTATGAGAATATATTTTGTTGAAAAAGAATATAATACGTTTAGTCGTACAAAAAACTTGTATGGATGGATTACTAATCATATTGCTGACGAATGGATAAGTGATGACGATATTTTAATTAATAAAGATGAATATATCGGAACTTATGCTAGATGTAATAACGCGCCAAATTGGGATAAATATGAACTAACAATTTTTAAAAAATGTTTTGAAAATATAGGGTTATTTATTGTAAAATTGAAAAAATATTAAGCGTGAAATTTTTATTCTTAATTAGTATAATTATCTATATATACCTTTGTAAATTGATACAATTGCGTCCTAATATTCTTCTTATTTTCTGTAAAATGGTAATCTAAACTTACCATATTATATTTTGATTTTATCAAATGTTTTATTATAGATAACCATGGTCTTTTTATCTTTTCTGGTTCGCCTACCGCTTTCATTCCATTAAATGAATACCATTTTCTTATTTCTGGTATTAATTCCATAATCTGTTTTTGTATTTCTTCATTATTATCCAATTCATAAAGAGTGTACGATTTTTTATTTTCCAAATCTAGTATTCCAATAATTTTATCTAGTATTTCTTGCTGTTCTTTTTTATACAATTCGCTTTTCAATCTCATCTCAATATACTTAAAATAACCAAATAAATTTTAAGTATATATTATTCTTTATAATTTTTTAATTTACGTTTCCTAGTTGATGGTAATATTTCATATTCCATCCCTTCTTTCATTTCATACGCATATTTGAAATAACTTTTATAGTTATTATCTTTTACTTTTTCAATTGCCTTATCTATGTTTTTACCTAATTCTTCATGACTATATACATCTCTATTTTTTTTCAAATATGTTTTCAATTGATTAAACCACATTTCAATAGCATTCGTTTTTGGTGTATATGGAACCGAAAATAAATATTTATTTCCACTTTTCAAAATTGCTTCCTTTACCATATCATTATTATGACTTTTGGCATTATCTAAAATAATCAAATGGTCTTTGTATTTTGGAAATATCTGTGTTTCTAGAAATTCTACTATTCTTTCTTTTGTTGTTCCTCCTTTTTCATAAAATATTTTTCCAATACATTTACTATTGTTTATTGCCACTAATAAAGTGAAACTACGAAATACAAAGTTATCATTTGTTTTTATTACACATCTTTTACCTAAATAGCAACGACTATATGTTGGTTTCAAATGAGAACCAACGCTTGTTTCATCCAAACATATAATTTTTTCTATTGGATATTTACGAACTTCTTTGTAAAAATTATCCAATTCACTTTGTTTATTAGTAGGTTTTTTATGTCTTTGTTTTGGAAAATGTTGATGTCTTGTTCTTTTACGTGTCATATTATTCGCACGAATAATCCTACCTAAATGTTGTCGTGTTATATCAAGTTCATTATATTTATTTTTCATATCAAACAACAATTCATTCATAGTTAGTTGTTCGTTTTTATTTAGCATATCTAATGCAGTTTTAACCTGTTCTTTTTTGACTTTGTAGGAAACTGATTTTCTATTACGCCTAGTTAAATTCTTTGTTTCTTTGTATCTTTCAACCCATCGTTGTAATGAACTTTTTTTACAATCAAAAACTTTACAAGTTTTACTAAAACTATCGTTATTTTTCAAATAATATTTTACAGAAGCAATTTTATAATCTTCAGTTTTATGCTTCATTATATACTTATAATAAAATTAGAAAAATACTCAAAAATCTTCCCATTTTAAATGTTCAAGGGTGTATATATTTATATTATAAGTTGTTTTTAATTTGAATTAAAATAATTATAGTTAGTAAGTAATAATAAATAAGTTTTATTATTAAATAAAGAATAGTTGGTTAGTATAAATAAATGAAATTTTATGAAACACATTTTGAAGAATATATAACTGAAAATCAGAGAGATAATTTACATCCAAAATTGAATAAATTGTACGAAAAATTCCCAAAACAATTTAATGAATTGAAGAATCTAATTTTTTATGGTCCTAATGGTGTGGGTAAATATAGTCAAATGTTAAAAGCAATAAAAAGATATAGTCCAACTGAATTAAAATATGAAAAAAAACTTAGTGTTGTTTATAATAGACAGCAATTCTTTTTAAAAATAAGTGATATTCATTATGAAATAGACATGTCTTTACTAGGATGTAATTCAAAATTATTATGGCATGAAATATATTTACAAATAATTGACATAGTTTCAGCTAAAAATGATAAAGTCGGTATAATTGTGTGCAAAAATTTTCATGAGATACATAGTGAATTATTAGATAATTTTTACAGTTATATGCAAAAAAATAATGCAATTTCAATTGATTTAAAATTTATATTAGTAACAAAAGAATTGAGTTTTATACCAGATAATATAATAAATTGTTGTGAAATTATACATGTTTCTAGACCAACGGCAACTAATTATGTAAAATGTTTAAAGAAAAAACTACCGAATAATTTGAAATTAGAGAATATAACAAATATCAAAAATATACATTTGTATAATGAGAATTTGATGCAATCCTTTAAAATAATATCAAATAAAGTAATAGATAATATTATAAATTTTAAGAATATTCAATTTATGAAATTTAGAGATATAATATACGATTTATTAATATATAATTTAGATATATCAGATTGTATATGGTACATTTTAAATAAGTTAATAGATGAAAAAATGATAAAAGAAGAACACATATCGCATATAATGATCAAAACCTACTGTTTCTTCCAATATTATAATAATAATTATAGACCGATATATCATTTAGAAAATTATTTTTTTAATTTAATCAAAATAATTCATGATTTGTAGGAAAACAAAATTACATATACACCCTTGAATTATAAATTTTGAATATTCATATAATTATTAAATTGCTTAAATTTATTCTGTATTTTTGTTTTATTATTGAAAATACTATTTAGAATAGGTTGTTGTGGTTGAACAATTGGATAATTGTCTTGAGTTAAATATCCATACCCATGAAGATTCTTTGGTACACCACGCCAATATGATATAGCACTAGTACGAATTTTTCCCATTATATATTATACAAATATAATATATAATATAAATAATATAAATTAAAATATAAATAAAATACAGAAATTATTATAATGATATGGATATAGAAAAAGCATTTAAAATATTGGAAATATTAGAAATAGACACTACGCAAATTGATTATAAATATTTAAAAAAAAAATATCATAAATTGGCTTTGAGACATCATCCAGATAAAAATGACAATTTACCAGAATCGTGTGAAAAATTTCAAAAAATAAATGAAGCTTATCATTTTTTGTGTAAAGAATTAAATATTATTGATGAAACAGAAGTAAATACAGAAGCTCCGGATGATACTTGTAACACAGAACCATATTCATCGTCTATTTACATGAATTTGTTGGATATGTTTATGAAAGGTGTATTTGAAGGTAAATACAATGATTTAATTTTCAAAATAATTAAAGAAATAGTAACCGGATGTAAAAAGATCTCGTTTAAATTATTCGAAAATTTAGATAAAGATACTTGTCTTAAAGTATATGGTTTTCTCTCGAAGTATAGAAATATACTTCATTTAAATGATTCTATTTTGGAGAATGTGAGAGAAATTGTTCAACAAAAATATTCAAATGTGATTGTTTATAAATTAAATCCAAGTATTAATGACTTGATTAATAGTAATATTTTTAAACTCAATGTTTATGAAGAGATTTGTTATGTTCCATTATGGATAAATGAATCGTATTTTGAAATAACAGACAATGAAGTAATAACTTTATGTGAACCCGAATTACCTGAAAATATAAGAATAGATGAGTATAATAACTTATATATTGAGAGAACCATTTCAATGGAAGAATTATATAATATAATAGTTGATAATTTAGAGATTCCATTAAACGTAGGGGATAAAGTATTTGAAATACCAACACAAGAATTGAAAATAAAAAAAGAACAAATATATATTATAAAAAATAAAGGAATACTAAAAGTGGATGATTTAGAATTAGATTTGTATTTAAATAAAGAACAAACTTATGATTTACTAACAAAAAAAGCAGATATAATTGTTACTATTAAGATTCAATAAAAATATATTTATATTATATGAAAAAAAAATCATTTAATATAAAAAGTATACTATTCAATTGTTTTATAATATTTTCAATAATAATTTCAATAATAATTATAATTTTAATAGTCAGGTTTATTTTAATGAATGATAGAATTGGTAATCGAAATAAAAAATATGATTTAAAAGAAGATGGTTTATTTTTATTAAAAAATGTATTAGATAAAGATGAAATTGATTATATTAAAAACAAATGTATTGAAAATGATAATTACAATGTAAAAAGTTATATAATAGATAATTACAAAATAAGGAACGAATTACTTAATATCATTGGAAATAATGATTATATATTTCAAGATTACATATTAATAATAAAAAAATCAAGCGTTCATACTTGTCATCGTGATTATAATGGCGATTTTTTTAATGAAGGACAAAAATATCCTTCCTATACTTTTATAATATATTTAGAAGATATGGAAAAAGGTCTAGGAGTTATTCCATCGAGTCATAAAAGTGTAAACTCATATAATATAAATTTAACCAATACAATAATAAATATTCCATGTAAAAGAGGAGATATTCTATTGTTTAATTCAAATTTAATTCATGTTGGTGGATTGAATGAGAACCCGGATAATTTAAGAATTCAAATGAAATTAACTCATAAAGATGATATAGAACATATTGCTTATTATGAAAATTATAATAAAGTATTGAATAAGGATAATAATTTGCCATTTATCTTAAAAAAAATACAAAAAAATGCGTCATGTATGTTCCCAGGAATATCAAATTTAACGCAAAGTGAAAATGTAAAAATGGGTAATCAAAATAATAAAACAAATCTAGGTTTATTTGAAAAATTATATTCTTATATATTTTATGGAAATGCCAATTTTTATGACTTGCCCAATGCTTTTTAGTTATAGAAAAAATACACAAAAATAAATTAAAAAAGATTTACAATTTTAATTTATTTAAATTACATATTAATTACAAATTAAATACAAATAATATACTAAGTTTACTAATTCAATAATTTAAACGTCGGTTTTCTTCTTAACAACGCGCTTCTTGACAATTATTTTTTCTTCAACTACAGGTGCAACTACAGGTGGAGGTGGTGGCGCAACTACAATTGTTTCTTCTTCAACAGCATCATCATCTTCATCTTCTTCTTCATCACTATCTTCTACTACAGTCGATGCAACTACTTCACATTCAACTAAATCATCATCTTTTACGGTTTGTGTCTTCAACTTTTCCTTATCCTGTGGTTTTAATTTAATATGACAAGTACCTTGTAATTGTTCTCTTGGTTTTTGAACAACTGCTTGTACTAATTTGAAACTAGCACTAAATTTACCATTTACAAACCAGATTCCTGCAAATTGAATTAAGCAAGCAATATTAGATCCCTTTTTTAAGTAATCTAGTGGTGATACAGTAGGATTCTCATTACTAGGAAATAATCTATTAGAATCTTCATCATAAATTTCACACTTCCATGTACCATCCCATTGTGGTAATTTCAAACGTAGTGTAGGTTGTTTATTATAATCATATTCACCACTTTGTTTGTCCTTTGGATATTTAACTAGTGGTGAAAACAATTCTTCGATGATTTCAGCACTTTTATGTACTTTTCCAAACCATTCTTTTGAATAAAGTAAAGCATCTGCCTTAATTTTATTTTCAAAATCCTTCATATTCTTTAAAAATGCAATTGTATCTGCTGTTTTATATTCTTCACCTGGAAATTGGAGTGATAATTCAAATTTACCATTTCCAACTTCTTCACCCTCCTTTTTAAAATCACTTGCACCCCAAGTTAGCATAAGAGGTGTGGATAAAGTAAGAGTAGTTTTTGTTGTTTTGTTTAAGATATTAACTGATTTACCTCCTTGAGCGTGTACCTTAGGAGATGTGTACATAATATTGTCAACATTAAATTGAGTTCCGTCTACGATTCTGTCTGCCATTTTATTAGTATGAGTTATACTATGAGTATATCTTTAAATCAATTTTTTTTTTAATTAAAAAATAAATTAAAAGCATGTATCAAGTAAAAAAAACTTAGAACATTTGAATAACAATATTTATTAATTTATTTGTAAAACTATTCAAAAGAATAATATTTATATATAATATAAATATATTTAATATAATATGACTTCAATTGAAGAATATATAAATAACATTACTAGTAAATGTGAAAAAAATATAACTATAAATAAAAAATTATTGAAAAAAGAAAAGAATGAATACAATATTTTAACAATAAATACTTACCACGAATTAACTAGATATAATTATAATATCCAAGAATTAAAATTAAATGCAAAATATTATAAATTGAAATTAAGTGGAAATAAAAATGAATTAATAAATAGAATTTATGTATTTTTACATTTATCGTCTTACATAATTAAAATCCAAAAGATATTCAGAGGTGTTTTGTTTCGCAGATTTCTCTCATATTTTGGTCCGGCATGTAAAAATAGAAAATTATGCACAAATGACACAGATTTTGTTACGATGGATGATTTAAAAGATTTACCATATTCACAATTTTTTAGTTATAAAGATATAGATAATTTTATTTATGGTTTTGATCTATCATCTATTTATAATTTGATTTTTAAAAAGAATGATTCAATTAATTCTAGTAAAATAGGTGGTATTAATCCTTATAATAGAAATAAGATACCTAGTTTTGTCATGATAAATTTAAAGATGATCACGCGATTAAGCCAAATATTAAATATTAAAATAAATTTGCTTTTTGATACAAGTGTAGGACAAATTTCGAATGAAAAAACAGTTGAAATGAGAACAATTACTTTATTTCAAAATATAGATTCTTTGGGGAATTACAGTTCACCTGAATGGTTTCTCTCTTTGAATAGAAATCAAATAGTAAAATTCATGAGAGAACTCAGTGATATTTGGAATTATCGAGCCCAATTATCTATGGAAGTAAAAAATAATATTTGTCCTCCACATGGGGATCCTTTTAGGAATATAAATTTGCCCTATATTTTAAATGAAAATGATTTATTAAATATAAAAAAAAAAGTTTTAGATGTTTTAGAAAAATTCGTAAATAATGGAATAGATCGGGATAGTAAATCTTTAGGAGCATATTATGTGTTAGGTGCATTAACTTTAGTAAATGAGTCGGCAGCAGTTTCGTTACCATGGTTATTTCAATCTGTAGCCTATTTTTAAAACTTTAGGTAGTTAAAATGTAGATTTGTTTACCCATATTATGCTCACAAAATATATTATTTGCGTTAAATCACTTAAAAAGTAATTATTTAGATATAGTATAATAAGATGGTTAGACAAACTAAATCTAAGACCGAGACTGAAACAGTCCAAAGTGCTCCTGTTGTTGCTACGGCACCAAAAGAAAAGAAGGTAAAGGTTCCAAAGACCCCAAAGGTCGAATCTGTTGAAGCTGTTGAAGCTGCTCCAGTTGTTTCAGAAAGTGTCCCAGTTGAAGTAGCTGAGGTTGAAGTAGCTGTTGCTGAACAATCAATTGAATTTATTGCAAAGTTACAACAAGCTACTGTCCTTCTTTCCTCATTAAAGAGTGAATTCCGTGTACTTGAAAAGAAGTGGAATCGCGAATTAAAGGTTGCACAAAAGCAAAGTTCAAAGAGAAAGAGAAAGGCTGGTAATCGCGCTCCATCAGGATTTGTAAAGCCAACCAGAATTTCTGATGAACTTGCAAAATTCCTTGAAAAACCGGTTGGTGCTGAAATGGCCCGTACTGATGTAACTCGTGAAATCAATGCATACATCCGTACTCACAGTCTACAAGACAAGGAAAATGGTCGCAAGATCAACCCAGATACTAAACTAGCCGCACTTTTAAAGTTAAAGAAGTCAGATGAATTGACTTACTTCAATCTTCAAAAGTACATGAGTCCTCACTTTGCCAAGGCAACCAAGGAAGTAGCTAGTGCCTAACGACCTTTATTAAAGGTGGTGCCAAAAGTAGAGCAAAAAACAACTTTTAAAAAAGTTGTGCAAAAATATAACAACTTTTAAAAAAGTTGTGCAAAAATAAAAATAAAAATTATAAAATATATAAATTAAGATTAAAATATAAAAATATTATATTTTAATTATGTATATTATATTATGAGTATTACAGCAGTTATAAATTTATTTAAAAGACCATATACATTAATAGAACAATTAGAAGCAATACAAAATCAAAGTTTTCCTCCTGAAAATGTAATTATTTGGAAGAATTATGCTGAAGGAGTAAATATACCAGATATTCCAGAACATTTAAGAAAAAACTTAATAACAATTGAATGTTCAAAAAATTTTGGGGTATGGGCCAGATTTAGTGCAGGTTTATTAGTAAATAGTAAATATGTATGTGTTTTTGATGATGATACAATTCCAGGAAAAGATTGGTTTAAAAATTGTATTGAAACTATGCAAACACATAGAGGTTTGTTAGGGACAATTGGATTAAAATTTTTACGTGGTAACGAATATCATTTTGAACAACCTCGCGTTGGTTGGGATGGTCCAAATGATAATGTAACACAAGTAGATATTGTTGGTCACTCTTGGTTTTTCGAACAAGAATGGTTATCTTATTTATGGGAATGTCGTCCGGACTATTCTCAAATGTTTTTATCTGGTGAAGATATAGGTTTTTCGTATATTCTCCAAAAATATGGAATTAATACGTATGTTCCTCCTCATCCAAGTAACAATACTGATTTATGGGGTAGTACACATCATAAAGCATATTTATATGGATGTGATTCTGCAGCAATCAGTTGCCAACCAGGTGCTTATGATAAATTTGGCGAGGCGTTGAAATATTATATAAATAAGGGGTTTGTTACTTTAAATAATCGTTAGTTGATTGATTCGTTATTTAATAAAATAATTATTATATGATTAATATAATAATTATGACGTCTTTAGTAGGTAATATGAGAGAACATTTGGAACAAATTATTGAAAAAATTAATAATAATGAATACTTTGGTGTTATTAGACCATCCGACGGAGAATTCTTAATATTAGAAAACCATACATTTACAGCCCAAACCGGCGACGATTGGACAAATAAATCAGACGGATTATTGAGAGAACATTTGAAAGAAGCAATTAAAAATATTAATCCAAAATTATATATTGGTATTCCATGTAATACATGTGGACATAGTCCATCCAATATGTATGATGATTATCTTATTAAATATCAAGTGCCCAAAACCAACCTGACATATGCAAATATTTTTTGTAATTCAAATTGGTCTAGAACAATCGAATTTTTAAAATCATATGAAAAAGGTTTTTTTTTAATAACAACTGGTACACTGGAATGTGATTTTCCAATTAAAGAAAGATGTTATATAGATAAATTTTTAGTAAATAATTGGAATGAAGTATGGGAAACAGAAACTGAACGTATATTAAATTATATAAAAGATAAACAAAATGAATTGATTTGTTTTGCCTCAGGTCCAATGACAAAAGTATGGATTCCAAAATGCATGGAATTGAATCCTAATAATGTCTATTTAGATATAGGTTCTGTATTAGACTGTTACACAAAGGGTACAATTAGACCATATACTGACCCAAATACTACATATAGTAAAGAATGTTGTATTTTTTTATAATTTTTATATTAATAAACTTATTTTTTTGTGCAATATAGTTTTATTATTTCACAAATATATTTAATTTCTTGGTCTGTTAATAAAGTGTGACTAGGTAAAAATAATCCATTTGAAGATATATATTTCGAATTTACTAATACAATGTTATCAAAATACATTGGTGTTTTATTTATTTCGGGATATGTTATTCGAGTTTGTATATTATGTTTATTTAAAAAAATAGCTAAATCATCTCTATCTTCAACAAATATATCAATAAACCATGGAATCCATTCTTCATTTTGTGGTGGAAACATTTTACAATATTCTGATATTTCATTTAATTCTTTATAATATAAATCAAATATTTCTCTCATCCTTTTAATTCTGGATGGGAGTTTTTTCATTTGTTCAATTCCTATAACTGCTTGAATATCTGTAAATTTGAGATTTAAACCAAATATTTCATATATTTCACTTCCTCCTTCTTTTCTACCAAAATTTTTTATCATATTAATTTTTTTGTAAAAATCTTCATTATCCGTTAATAAAAAACCACCTTGTCCTGTAGATATAATTTTTGGAGTACTTAATGAAAAACAACCAATATTGCCGAATGTTCCAATATGTTTTTTATTTAAAAAACAACCAAGTGATTGTGCAGCATCTTCAACTAAAAATAAATTGTTTTGTTTACAATAATCAACAATTTCATCAAGATTTTTTGTTCTATTATTTAATGAAACATGTATTACTGCTTTTGTATTTTTAGTAATATTTTTTTCAATAATTTCTTTAGATATTGTTCCAGTTTCAGAATCAACATCAACGATAATTGGGTTTGCTCCAACAGCTCTAATTGAATTAATTGAAGCAATCATTGTATAATTAGGAACTATTACATCATCCCCTTTTCCTATTCCTAAAGTATAAAAGGCAATCATTAAAGCAGTAGTTCCACTTGTAGTCATTATGCAGTATTTAGAACCGGTAAAATCAGTTATCATTTTTTCTAATTGAGTTGTTTGTTTAAATTCGGTTACAAAATTATCACCATTTTTCATATATTCAAAGCAAGCATTTGCTTCATTTATATCAAAGTTTGGTCTGGTTTGAATTATTTTTTCTTTAACATTAAACCAGTTATTATATATATTTTTCAAATCATTTTTAAAACATATTTGATAATAACCACCAATAGTCATTTTTACAGGAATTCTATTATCTCTTGGATTAGTAAAAGTAATATTTTCATTATTCATATATTTTTTATAATCTTTTAATAAAATTAATCTAAAATCTAATGATATACGTATATCTTTTTCTGTATTTTTCTCATTATAATGTGTACATGTATTACCATTAAAATGCAAAAGTTCTCCATATTCTAAATCTATTCCTTGGAAATCTTTTTTACCTGGTTCACTTTCAATAAACATTCTATTTGTTGCATACATTTTCGTAATAGGTAATATAAAATTTTTTTCACCTAAAGGGTGGTTTCCTAAATGGTCTGAGTCATAGTGTGGTGGTATAACTACATTATTAAAATATTGAATTCTTATACTTGGAAAACTTTGATAAATAAAAACATTTTCTTCTGGATATAAATTGTAATATATATCTTGAATTAAATGACAATATAATTTTTTGAAATTAGGACTAGTTTTAATATCTTTATAAAAAATTTTATGTAAATCCGTTTCTACGTCACTTAAATTATTATTCAAAAGAGCCTCTTCAGATTTTAAATGTAATTGATGTAATTTTTCACAATCAAATAAATTTTGAAAGTATTCCAAAAAGCAATATTTTGATTTATCAAATTCATAGACATTATGTTGTCCAAAAGAATTTTTTAATGTAAATTCTATCATAATTATAATTATATAAAATAATATAATGACAGAATAAATACGAAAATATATTTTATAATATTCAATATTATAAAAAATACTTAAAAATAAATTATTAATAAATAAAATAATTTTTTAGTTATAGATGGATTTAAAAATAGACAAATGTAAATTTCGGAAACTAAATGAAATGGATTATAATAACTATATAGTTATGATAAATGAATTTAGAAATACAACATTTACATATGAACAATATATTGAAACATTAAAATATATGAATAATTTTTCAGAAATATGGGTAGTTGAATATGAAAGTGATATAATAGCTACAGGAACTATTATATATGAAAAAAAATTTATTTACAATAATGGTTATTTAGGTCATATTGAAGATATTTGCGTTAAAAATAATTATCGTAAAAATGGAATAGGCAAAATATTAATAAAATATTTAATGAATATAGCAAAAGAAAAAGGATGTTATAAAGTAACATTAGATTGTAACCAAGAAAATGTCGATTTTTATATAAAATGTGGTTTAGAAAAAAGAGGGTTTCAAATGTCTCAATTAACAACTAATTTTTAGTTATATGTAATTCCATTCTCGATATTTTAATATTTCTTTTACAGTTTTATTTGAACCAATTATAAATTTATCTTTATTTTTATTTAAATATGACCCCCATAATGAAAATGTAGAAAATGAAAGAATGTTGTTTTTTATTAAAGAAATTATCCACATATCAATATAATCTTTTGTTTCATCTGAATAATAAAAAGTAATATTTTTATATTTTTCATTATTATCAAAAATATTTTTACAATATTCTTTATCATTTGTCAATACCATTACCTTATTTATATTTTTATTATCTATCATATAATCAATTAATTCAAAATATGTGTTTTCGATAAATGTAATTTTTTCATGAGAATAATGATTTCTAATACATGGTCCCATTCTTACGTGTAACGATGTTATAAATTCATCTTTTATAAAAGGATATTTTTCAAATATATAATTAATATCATTTTCATTAGGCGAAAAATAATTTTGAATTATATCTTTATTTTCATCAAAATTTTCAAAATTTTCAAAATAACCTTTAAAATGAATATTATTATAAAATGGTTGATTAAATATATAATAATCACTCTTTTCAGATGTATCAATTATGTTTGCTTCATTAAATTCGCTAATAATATCTGTATTTATATTTCTAAATATTGTTTCGTTTTTATTTAATTCTTCTAGGTAAAAATATGTATTAAGACATGGAACATATAAACAGGCATTATTTTTTAATGCATAATTAATACAACTTGAAATTTGGAACAACATATTTCCAGTACCAACACAATTATTTTTAATATAAAAACCACTAGTAGAACCTGATGTATTGTAACAAGATAATGTCAAAAATATATTATTTTTCATATAACAATATAAATAATATAAATAATATAAATAATATAAAATAACATAAATATTTATATTTATCAAATATAAATAACTATGAATTTGATTAAAGAAAATGTTTATCATAGAAACAATAAATATGATTTATTTCATTGTTTTCATTCATATATATCATTAGATAAAGAGCCTTTTTATCGTTTTTTTGGAGAAGAACAATTAGAAACTAAAATTAGTTTAAATAATAATTTATTTTTTCATGGTGAAGATCCAAGACCTTTTATACTTGATAAAAAAAGTTATGTTTTGTCTCAGAGATTTATTGATACATTTGATAATATTGAAAATTATATAGTAAATACAGAAACAGGAGAATCAAAATTATATTTAGTAAATAGAGATAATTTTTCATATGGAAAAAATTGGACCCCATTTGTTTATAATAATGAGTTATATATTATACAAAAATTTGATCCACTCACTATAATCAAAAATGGAAATATTATAATGGAATTAAATACTAATTTACCTGTTTTCAATAATTTTTCACAATACAGAGGTGGAACAAATGGTATCGAGTTTGATAATAATAAAGTAATTGGGTTTGGACATAAAACAATTAAACTAGATCATCATATTCCTTTTATATGGATATTAGATTTTAATAAAAATGTATTTGAAATAATGGATTTATCAGATTTTCAATACAAAGAAAAATTAAATGATCCAACTAGTTTATGGCATGATGAAACAAGTAATAAATACTATTTATCGATTTTTGCATCATCCGATTTATGGTCTTATTACCCAATATATGGACGTTCTTTAATTTATGAAATAAATATAAATGAATGTATTAAAAATTCAATAAAATGCGAATCATATAAATCATATAATTTTAATTTTAATTAAATAAATAGAAAATATAGAAAAATTTATTTTCATATAATATATATAAAAATGAAATATCATTTTATAACATTTGCCACAGATAATTATATTGAAGTAGCAAATGAAATTGTAGAGAGTGCAAAAAATTTAGGAGGTTTTGATACTGTTAAAATTTTTACATTGAAAGATATAGATGATTTTTATATACAAAAAAATAGTAGTATTCTTTGTAAAAGATTAGGTGCAGGATATTGGATATGGAAATCTTATATTATTTTGAAATATTTATACGATATAGATAAAGATGATATAGTTTGCTACTGCGATACAATGTATTTATTCACTGGAAAAAATAAAATACAAGATATATCAAAAAATATTAATGATACAAATAGTAATATAATTATTACACATAATAAACCAAATGAACCAACATATTTAGAAAAAGAATTTACTAAAGGTGATGCATTTTATTTAATGAATGCTAATGAACCCAAATATTTTGATACAAATCAAGTATGGGGAGGATTTATAATTTTAAAAAATAATTTTCTTGCATTAAAAATTATTTCAGAATGGTTTACATATGCACAAGATGAAAGAATTGTTACAGATACACCAAGTATAATACAAGAAAATTTTATTGAGTTTAATGGTAATAGACATGACCAGACAATTATAAGTATTATTGTTAAAAAATATAATATTCCAATAATTTCTTTTCCAAAAGATTTTTTATATAATAGAAGGGTTAGTATCTAGACTGCTTTAATTACTCCAAAATTATGCTTATGTTCATGTTGACCTATCCAACCATTTACTACAAAATGTTCAAGTGTAATTTTCAATAATGGAAATGTTTTTTTTACATCATTATATATTTCTATTACAGTTAACCACATAGGATATGTTTTATCATCTTCTAAATCATCAAAACAGTATATGAAACCTTCCTTATCTAATAATTTGTTCTGTTTAATATTATTATATTCAGTTAATAAAGCATCTGGATGGTGTAATGCATCACTGAAAATAATATTATAATTTATACCCATATTTTTCCATATATTTTTGTCAAATTCATCAGATTCATAATACGTTATATTATTATTCCATTTAGTAATAAAATTATTATCATTTTTTCTTATTGAATTAGTTAATTCGCTATCAACATCAATTTTAGTTAATATTTTATTATCATACATATTGTCTAATAAAAGTTCTAGTTTGGGATTTATTTTTTCTATATCAATACAAGAAAAAGATTTATTTTCTATAGTATCCAAATATCTTTTAGAAAAATTAACAATTTGATAGAATGTTTTACCTACGGATACACCTATCTCAAGATAATTTATTTTATTATATTTTTGTGAAAAATCTAACATATAATTACATATCATATCTACTTCAGTAATATCTTGATTCAACGGTAAATCAATTAAATGAAATATACACGGAGGTAAACCATAATTAAAAATACTTTTTGGTATATTCCAATCATCTTTATTTATCCATTTATCTACAGAATTCAAAGTATTTCTATTAAATTCAATTATTTCTTGCATTATGAATTATACTTATAAAATATTATTTATATTATTTTATATTATTTTATAATTTATTTATTATAATTCAAATAGTTTAAATAATATATGTATATATGTATATATTATGCTTCTTACTGATAATGAAATATTGAATAATTGTAGTAATTTTACTATGACAAGTAAAGATAGACAACTGCAAATACTTCAGTGTGTTGAAGATATATGTAATAAAAATGTCCCTGGTGATTTTATTGAAATAGGTGTTTGGAAAGGTGGTATTATCATGATTATGTTATATAAATTATTACAATTAGGAGTAACAGATAGAATAATTCACGTTTATGACACCTTCAGTGGTATGACAGAATCTTCACTAAAAGATATTGATAGATTTGGAATTGTTGCAGATTATAAAGCTCCTGGAATTATTTGTTCTGCCTCATATGAAGATGTATATAATAATATTCAAAGTATCGGTTATCCTATGAAAAATATAATTTTTCATTTAGGTGATATAAGAAATACTGATGTATCTTGTATTCCAAATAAAATTGCTTTACTTAGATTGGATATTGATTGGTATGAATTATACAAATTTGCACTGCCTTTATTTGAACCTAATGTATCAAATGATGGAATAGTTACCATTGATGATTACAATTTTTGGAATGGGTGTAAAGAAGCTGTAGATGAATATATTGAAAATAAAGATATTGAATTAAAAATAATTGATGACTGTGGGGTATATTATGTAAAAAAATAATATTTATAAAATATATAATTAAATGAAAAGTTGTATATGTGCTCTAACTAGAGGTTATGAAAATGTAAATAATTATGATACTTTGATAGAACGTAATAACAGTATTTACAATTTAATATATAAAAATAATAGATTGGAATATGATATTATATTGTTTCATGAGGGAAATATAAATGAAGAACACCAAAAATATATTAAATCAAGAACACCAGATTTAGAAATTAATTTCATAAATATCCAGAAAGAGTTTGATATAAATTTGAACAGAACAACTGGTAAATATAGTAAACTTACAGAAAATAATAATTCATTTACATTTGGATATAAGTGCATGTGTCGTTTTTGGTCATATATATTTATCAAATATACAACTGAATATAAATATGTTATTCGAATTGATGAAGATTGTATTATTCATAATTTTCCTGATAATATTTGTAATGAACTAAAAAACAATAAGATCTATTTTTTGACAGGATTAATGTTAACTGGATTTAGTGATGGTGAACATGCATATGGTATGCCTGAATTTACAAAAGAATTTTTAGAAAATAATAATATAAATCCATCAATAGATTTTATGTCGGTTCCTTATACAAACTTTTGTATTATTGATATACAATATTTTAATAATTGTGAATTATTCAATAATTGGGCAAAATCTATAGAAGATGAAGGTGGAATATTTGTATCTAGATGGGGTGACGCAAATTTGTGGGGTATTTTTCTTTATTTATCTAATATTATTAATAACAATTTTTTAGAAGATAAAAGAATTAAATATTATCATGGAACACATTATACTATTATAAATTGATTTATACATTTGAAACGTTTATTATAGTATAAAAATAAACAAAATATATTTTTGAATTTCAGAATAAAATGAACCATTTCTCAAGTTGGATATTACATACTCAATATATCTACAATTTGTTTTGAACTATCTCCAGTACCATAAACATTACACTGAGGTAATAATACAGTTGGTAATAAATCGTAAATTTCATCCAATTTAGAATAATCTTGTAAAACTGTAATATATTCTTTTGGAATATGACTTCTCTCCGTAGAACTTCTCAAAACAATACAATGTTTACCTAAAAACGAAGCCTCTTCTTGTATACCTCCTGAATCTGTTATTAAAAAGTTTGAAGATGCTATTAATTTTGTGAATTCTTTGTGTCCACATGATTTATTTAATTCAATTGAAGGAATTTCCTTTATAGCTTCTTTTACCTTTTTTTGTAAATCTGGATTAGGATGTAAATACCAAATATATTTTATATGCGGTGTTTTTTCAACTAATTTTTTTAGTCCACTTAATAAAATATCTATTTTATCCCAATTTTCTCTTCTATGAAAAGTAATCAACACTTTATCTGTATTTGTGCAATCAAGATTATAAGATTTAATCAAATCTAATATAGTATTACCAACATTAAAAATTTTACCGGAAACTTTTTCTTCTAGCAATAATTTACTAGAATCGTCATGAGGCGTAAAATTAAGTGTAGCGATTCTCGATATCATTTGGCGAAATGCTTCTTCTGGAAATGGTTTTTCTAGATCATATGTTCTTAATCCGGCTTCAACGTGGATAATTTGTTTTTGCATTTGAAAAGCAGTTACTGCTGAATAATAGGCGCTTGATGTATCTCCTTGAACAATTACATGACTAATATCTTTTATAATATTAGGTAATTTTAATAAAATTTGTTCTCCAATACAACATAATCTATCATCAACAGTGCTATCAATTGATAATCTTATATAATCATTATCAATTTCTTCATCTAAGGAAGAATGCTGTTGAATATATATTACAGAACAATGAATGTTTCTCTCCTTAAATTCATTAATCAAAGGTTTTAATTTTAAATATTCGGGACGTGTTCCAAAAATAATAGCAAATTTATTATTATCTAAAAAATTTGTAGGTTCATACATTATTATATAAATTTATAATATTTTATAAAAAAATGTACTTATATATTTTTATAAAATTTTTATATATTGTGTTATTTTTGTAAAACTAGTAAACCACAGTTTAAATGTTGACATTCACTTTGGATAAAAATAGAATTAGAACCATTTATACTATTTTCTTCAATTAGTTTACATGTTTTTCCAACATATTTTTCTACTTCTAATAAATTAATTGAACCATTTCCATATGAATTATTATTATATTTATTATAATCGAATGTAATTATTAAATAACCTCCAGGTTTAACTTGTTCAAATAAATTATTAATTACATCAACATTAGGATGATTTACTTCTTCTACTGTCGAAATATTTAATACAAAATCAAAATAATTTAAATATTTGTCTTCTAATTTTTTAGTTATATCGTATACCATTGTATTAGATAAATTTGATTGTTTTATATCACTATGTAAACAATTTTCATACAAATTATCTAAATCATTTTTAAATGTTACATGGCAACCTACAAATCCCCAACTAGTATTATGTATCTTAGAATTAGAATTTGCTCCCAATTTGTTTAATACATCTAATACCACAGGATATTCATAAATTCTTGACCACGCTTCATATTTTGTATCTACTTTATCATTTAAATTTATAAAACGAAAATCTATAACGTTCATATTATAAACAATATAAATATTTTATTTTTGTATTTTGAACGATATCTTTTTAATTATTAAGCAAATATAAATCCATCTTCTTTTAAAATACTTCTCATATCATTATAATTAACTGCTCCATTTATTATTTTTATGTTTTCAAAAGTAATAAATTCTTTTTTGTTCTCCATTTTATCCAAGTCAAATAAATAAGATATATTAATCAATTCATCAAAATCATCTATATAATCGGTATTTTTCAATAACCAACTATAAAAATCATCAGAACCTTGTTGTTTACAGTTTTTATATTTATTAAAATACTTCAATGTGGTATATAAATCATGTTTTTTATTATTTTTATTATTTTTATTATTTTTATCTAAATTATAATCTGTGCCAGATAATATACAAATTTCTTTTAATTCTTTTAAAGTAATATCAAGTGTTTTTAGAATATTTTTTGTATCATATAAAACAACGGTATGATACAACAAACTGAAATACCGCAATACATTTTTACATCCATATACAAACATATCCATATCTTCACTAAGGCAACCCCAAACCTTACCTTTAATATTCAAAATAGCACACAATTTATCGGCTTCGCCAGGTGCATCATAATAAGTCATTCCATAATATTTAATCAAATTTTTTACGGTTTGAATTTGCTCTCTCGAAATATGGATAAACTTTTTCTTTAATATATCCATATTATTAATAATTTCTTGACGTTCAGTTTCTTCAATATCAATATTATTTTCTAGTGTTTTTTTTAAAACCATAAACTCTTTTTCAGCACAAATCTTTTCTTCTCGTCGTCGCAGCAATAGTTCCTTTTTTTCAGCAGGTGACTTTCCATCAAAAATGAAAACAGGTATAATATTATAATATTTGAAGATTGAAAGCATTAAATACATATTTTCAATCAACTGACTGTCCCCTATAAATTTATATAAATAAATACTAATATCTACTGCAATTTTCTTACCAGATAATTGTGATATAGAAATCATTTTAATACAATTATTTTTACTATTACATTCTTCCCGAAAATATTTATTCAAATAACGAATTCCCATTTAATTTTTATTTTATTTTATTTTATCTTTAGATAAGATATAAATAATAGTTTCATTTTTAATTTTTAATTTATATAAATTAAAAATTTTAGAATTACATATTTTTTCTTTTGCATATTAAAGATCCGTTTCTTTCGTTATTTTCAAATATAATGGTCCATTTATTACTTGTTTTGATATCTTCAACTATTTTTTGACATTTAAATACATTTGTATCATCTAAAACAAGCATTTTACATCTATCCTTAATAATATTATATTCAAACCATGTTGTAAATTCTCCCCCATCCAAAAAAATAAGGTCAAATATTTCGGGAATATCGATTCTGTCAAGAAAAAGTTTTTTATCTTTCATATTATCAAAATCAATTTTATTCCAGTAGGTATATTTTTCATTTTCTAGTAATATAGGAAATATTTCATAAATTTCCTTTGGTTGTTCATTAAGTAAAACTTCATTTAATATAAATATATTATCCATATTTTTGTAATGATTTTTGGCAATTTCAACCTTTTCTTTATTACATTCTAATGAATAAAATTTAAAAGGTGTACTTCTTTTTAAAAATCCTTCTACAAAACATTTAGTTGATCCTAATCCATTCCAAGTTCCAACCTCAAGAAAAGTTTCAATATCTGTATTTAATGCACATTCAAATAAAAAATTTCCTAAAAATGAATTTAAAGATATTTGTCCACAATTAAGTTCAGTTTCTTTATTGAACCCATTTAAATCATATTCATCCCAATATGAGTTTGACATAAATTTATTCTAGAAAAAAATATTTCAATAAATACGCAATATTTAATATTTTGTTCAATAATATTAAACGCTATCATTATATATTTATATATATATATATACAATGACAGAAGAAAATAATTGCTATTATTTAAGTTCAGAAGGATTTAGAAAATCGTGTGATAAAATGACTGATATACATTACATAAATGAAGATTTTATTAGTAGTATAAAACAAAATGAAATTTTATATATAAAAACAGATTTTTTATATCATTTTTCTAAAATTATCGATAAGATAAATTGCAGTTTTATTTTAGTTTCTGGTCATAGTGACTATACTATTCCATATGACATATTTACAGATATTGATGAATTTATGAAATTTATTTCAAATAATAAAATAATTCACTTGTTTGCCCAAAATTGTATATATCAACATGAAAAAATTACTAATTTGCCAATAGGAATGGATTATCATACATTAAATTGGAAAGATACTTGCAAACCATCTGTACAAGAAAATGAACTTATAGATATTATTAAAACAACAAAACCTTTTTATCTGAGAGAAAATAAATGCTATTCAACCTTTCATTTTTCTTATGCTGGTTATAAATTTGAAAGTGATAGAATTGATGCTTTACAAAGTATTCCTCCTAGTGTAGTATTTTTTGAAGAAAAACGCATTAGAAGGACCGATACTTGGATAAATCAAACTAATTATGCATTTGTAATATCTCCGCATGGTAATGGTCTAGATTGCCATAGAACATGGGAAGCATTAGTATTGGGATGCATTCCAATTGTAAAAAAATCAGACATCGATGCTTTATATGATGATTTACCAGTACTAATTTTGAACAACTGGTCAGATTTAAATCAGGATTTATTAGATAATACAATTGAATGTTTTAAAATCAAAACGTTTAATTATGAAAAATTAACTTTGAAATTTTGGATTGATAAAATGAGAAAAATAACTAAAAAATAAGTTTTAATTTTATATTTTTATTATATATTAATTTTATAAATGAAATATTACATTGATTTAGATAATACATTATGTATAACTAATAATTCTGATTATAATAACTCAACCCCGATTGAAGAAAGAATTAATTATGTTAATAAATTAAAATTAGATGGTCATTCTATTACGATTTGGACAGCAAGAGGTTCTAAATCAGGTATAGATTATACAGATTTAACAAAAAAACAATTAAATGAATGGAATATTAATTATGATGAATTATTAATGAAAAAACCTGATTATGATATTTATATTGATGATAAATCTTTTAACGTGGATACTGTGTGGCCAGTCCCAAAATCTAATGATAAATCTAAAAAAGAAACAATAGAAATTGTACCAAAAGGATGGGGTAAAGAAATTATATTTGTAAATAATGATGAATACTGTGGAAAAATATTATGTTTTGATAAAGATAAAAAATTTTCAATGCATTATCATTTACAAAAGAAAGAAACCTGGTATGTAGCTAAGGGACAATTTTTATTACATTGGATAGAAACATCCAATGGAATAATGCATACTGAATATCTTAACATTGGTGATGTTGTAACAAATGAACGAGGTGAACCTCATCAAGTCGTTGCTTTGGAAGATGATTCACAACTTTTTGAAGTTTCAACAAAACATTATGATGATGATAGTTACAGAATATGGAAAGGTAATTAACTATGTAATTCTTTAAATGTATTTGATAACTATTTAAATTGTGAAAAATACGATTAACTAATAAATAATTTTAAAAATAGATAATAATTATATATATTATAATGAATATTCTTGTATTAGGTGATATAATGTTAGATATCAATTATACATGTAATGTAACAAGAAATGCTCCGGAAGCACAAATTCCTATATATGAAATACAAAAAATTAAATATATTTTAGGAGGATCGGGGAATGTTGCCCAAAATTTAAATAATCTAAGAACAAATGTAGAAATTATAACAATTTTAGGGGATGATATATATGGTAAAAAAATACAAGATATGTTAAATGAAAATAATATTAAAAATAAATGTTTTATTGATAATAAAAGAAATACTACTCAAAAAAATAGATTATTTTATAATGGTATATTGGTAAATAGATTCGATATTGAATCTCTAGAAGATATTGATATTAATATTGAAAACTTGATTTACAATTATATTTTAGAAAAAATAAATAAGATAAATGCAATAATTATTTCAGACTATAATAAAGGTGTTATTACAAATAAATTATGTGAAAAAATTATTAATATATCTAATGAAAATAATATTCCAACATTTATTGATCCTAAATTGAAAAATATAAAAAAATATTCTGGTTGCTTTTGTTTTAAACCAAATATGTTTGAAGCAATTGAATTGACCAAAAAAGAAAATATAGATGATATTTTTGATTCGATACGAACAATAATTAATCCAAATAATATAATTATTACAGATGGATCAAATGGAATGTATTTAAATAATTCTAATAATCATTACAAAAACGAAGAAAATATAAATGCATTAGACGTTACTGGAGCAGGAGACAATGCAATATGTATATTAGTTTATATATGGTTATTAGAAAAAAATATTAATTTAGGTTGTTCTATTTCTAATTTTATATGTGGTAAAAGTGTTGAATATATTGGGAATTATAATTTATCTATAAATGATATATATGACTATTATTTAAAAAATAAAATAATTTATGACCACGAAATTGACAAATTACAATATCTGAATAAAATAAAACAATTCAATAAAATAGTTTTTACTAATGGTTGTTTTGATATAATACATTCTGCACACATTAAATTATTAAATTTTTCAAAAAAAAAAGGAGATTTACTAATTATTGGTTTAAATTCAGATGATTCTATTAAAAGATTAAAGGGATCAACCCGTCCTATTAATAAAATAGATGAAAGATCTGAACTATTGTTAAACCTTCAAATTGTAGATTATATTGTTATATTTAATGATGATACACCATTTAATATATTAAGTCAAATAAAACCAAATATATTAATAAAAGGAGGTGATTATAATAAAGATAATATAATAGGGAAAGAATTTGTAGATGAAATAATATTATTTGATTTTATTAATGGTAAAAGCACTAGTAATATTATTAAACAGATAAATCAATCTCTTCATTTGTAAATCTATTATATATTTGAAAATTTTTACATGATAACTTTCCACTTAATTTAAAACACAACGCTAAACATGAAATAGATGAATCTATCATATGCAATTCTTCTGACTTGATTAATATTTGACTATAATGAATAATAGTAGGTAATTTTATATATTTATTTGCAATATTGTATTTATATGTATTTTCATTATAAACATTTTCATTTGCCGATATAATTAAATACTCATCTAAATCTTTATATTTGTTAATTATTATATTAAAATTAATAGTACTTTGTGATGATTCTGAATGTAAAAATATAATTTTATAATTTGATATATCTTTATATAAATTAATAATTTCATCTGTAATATTTATATTAAAATATTCAAACATAAAAGAGGGATTTAAATTAATATCTTTATAAAAATCTATTGCAAAATTAAAATATGATGGTATAAAATATTCTGTATTTATATCTTCATTAAAATTTATAGTTTTTTTGTTTTCTAAATATGATTTATGACAACCACAAATAAAAACATCGTTTTCTTCATATTTATCACATAATATCTTTTTGCAAATGTTAGATTCATCATTAGAATCAAATGCTATAGGTATAATATTAGTATTATTAAACATATATTTTATATGATGTACATTTATATCTTTGCATAAAAAATATATTTTATCATAATACTTTGATAAATAATTTAATGCGCCATTCATAAGAATATTATCTCCCAATCCATTATGAGATAATAAATATGCAGATTTGTTTTTATGAATCATTTTAATAAATTGATATTATATTTTTTTTATTTATACGATTATTTAAGTAAATAATAACTATATTAGAAAGAATTAATTAAAAAAATTGAAATACTATTCAATAATATACTAGAAAAGTATTTAATATATTATTGAGAATGCAAACACGTAGTCAAACCAATCTACTTTTTGAACAACCTTTAGAAAAGGTTATACCAAAGCAATATTTGGGAGAAGTGGACATCGACTTCGATGAAGCAAGTAAAGCGTGGAAATCCAATAAAAAATCAACTGGAAATGGATGTTATAAATATATATGTACAAAAATTACAAAAACAGGAAAACAATGTAAAAATGATAGTATTCGAAATTGTGAGTATTGTAGATTTCATAATAAAAATAGTATACAACAAATTATTTAATTTATAAAAACACGATTACCAATAACATTATTATTAGTTTGTTCAATATATTCAGAACATCGCACAAAATATCTAATGTAAGGACTTATCATCATTTTGTAATTATTTTCACGTATTTTATTTAATAATTCAAAATCTTCACAAATAGAAGGTAGGAAACAAAAACCTGATTCAAATAAACTTTTTTTTATGGCAAAACTTATACCAACATCTTGAACATAAAAATTATCTATTTCTAATTGAGGTTTTATATCATTTGAATCAAAAAAATAACTCATTCTAAAAATAATAACATCAATATTATTAAATTCTTTGATTTCATTGTAAAAAGTTTCAACATAATTACTAGCTATTGAATCATCATCGTCTACAAAGGCTATCCATTCTGTAGTAACCAATTTAATTCCTTCATTTCTTACATTTCCAGCATAATTACCTCCCTCTCCTTTTTTTTCAATTTGAATTATTTTTATTCTATCATTTGTAGTTTCTATAGAAGGAGTTATTCCATCAAAAATAATGATTGCATTCCAATCCTGATTTGTTTGATTTTCTAAAGATTTTATTGTCCGAGGTAAAGAATCCCTACCAATTGTTGGAATTATGAATGTTAAATTGGACATTATATAAAAATAACTTTTATTTATTTTTAAATTTAAATATTCTTAAATAATAAAATAGTAATTTATCCTAATTCACAAATAGTCATTCTTAAATTAGACAATAAAAATGTCCTCAAATTTTTACTAATATTATCAGAAATATGCAATTTCTTTATGAATTTTTTGCTATTTTCAATATTGTCAAGCATATTTTTTTTCTTATAATGTTGACTAATAAATTCGCAAAATTTATTTTGATTGGTTATAGTCTTTTTAAAAGCAATTAAAGATAAATTTTTTTTTTCACACCATAATAAAAAATCAGGATAATTGTTCATCAGAATTGTTTTTATAACATAATAAGCGAGCACATTGGTTTTTTCTTTGTATAATGCATTACGTATCATTTTACTATGACTATCTTTTGAATATAAATTTTTATAATCTAATCCCATAAAATCGAGCGTCTTTACTAATTGAAAGAAACTGTAACTTCTTTCAAAATTAATTAAAACTCCAGTGTGTTCTAAGAATTTTCTTGTATCCTCTTTATCTTTGAGTAAATGAAAACTACAAAAACAACAATTTATAATTTCGGCCCAAAATTCAGTATAAGCTTCATAAGCATTTACATCAGAATTAACATTAAATATTGATAACAAATAATTATGACAATTATCATTATTCATATCTGAAAAATCCAAACCAAAATTATGAAAGGTTTCATGTATGAAAACTTTAAACCATTCTTCCTTTCTAAAAATAACAATTTCAGAATCTTTGGGACAAGTCGTTGTAAATGCTGTATTCACATGGGTTTCATCTAATATGAAAATGTTAGAACTTGGCAATTTTTTCTCTAAACTAGTAAAATAAAAATAAATCACTAGAGAACTAGCACATGTTTTTGATGAATACAAATTTAAAAAGTATAACCACATAATAATATTATCAACATATTTGTTGAATTCATTTATTTTTAATTCAACATTTGTTTCTTCTACAATAAAGAGTACTTTACAATTACGACCTAAAATAGAAAAATTATATGTTATTTCAGAAAAACTCATTTCATCTATATGTTTTCTCACAACTGCAGGAAAACTGTTATAATTGAAATTCTGTGGTTTCGTAACTTCATGTGAACTATAAATTTTTTTTACATTTAAATTATATATATTTTTATTTGATTTCATCATTTGTAAAAATTGATAAGCGTCAAAAATATCATAATATATTTTTAATAAAATATTATTAGTAGTATTATTATGTTTAATGTGAGATATATGTTTATTTTTAATAAAAAAAGATAATAGTTGTTTACTTTTGTTAGTAAATTTCATATTAGGTTATTATTATAATGTATATATTTTTATATATTTTATATATTTCATATATTTCATATATTCGATATATTTTTTATTTTATTTCTTATTAACATCAAATCATCATATACTACAGGTTGTGAACCTTTTCTATTATACGTTAGTTTAGCATCCCTAGTTGCCAATAATAGTTTCTTAAGTTCTTCATTTTGTGTAAATTTTGCATATTGTGCATTATATAATTCTTGTTTATTTCGTTTACCATAGAAATCCGGATCAATTGTTACTTCTTTAGGACGTAATAATTCCCCCTTATATTTACCACTTTTACTTCCGGCTGATTTGGCCATTTCCGGATTTTTGGATAAATCTGTTCCCGAATCTAAAGAAAAACTTAAATAAAAATCAGGATGCATTTTTTTAAATTTAGAACCTTGATAGAAATGTTCTACACTTGCCCATTTATGATTATCAAGTGTAAATTCTTGTACCCAGGCGTTGTCTAATTTTTTCCTCCAATCTGGTATATTAGCCACCTCAACAAAATCTTTTAATTTATCATTTGGAATTTTCTCTCCTGAACCTTTTCCGGGTAATGGTTTACCAAATGAATTAGAATAAAAAGAAAATACGATAATATCATCATAAAACCCTCTTAACTTGGCTTCTGATAATTCATCATCATTTGTTTCAATTTCTGGTGTGATGCGTTTTTGCACTTGCAAAGCACTTTTAAATTTTTGAAAATCAGGTATTAACGCAAATGGTCCTGCATTTTTTTCCAAACATTTGTCGACAATTTTCTTTTTGATATTATATGGTATTTCTTTAAATTTAAAGATCATTTTCTTCTTGTATCCTACCAGTTTATAGTGTGAACCAGTGTAATCAACGATAATATAAAACTCTGGCATAAACACACCTTTATTTTCCAAATATTCATCATTTAATTGTCCACATAAGAGAACATTTTTTTTATCTCCTGATTTATAGGCTTCATGTGATAATATAATAAACTTTATATTTAGAATTCTTTCTAACGTAGAAATTGCCCATGTTTCGGCCCAAAATTGGCAAGTTCGTATCTTCTTTTTAAATTTATCAAGAGTATCAATTTCTTTCATGAATTTAAAATCATTTAATATTTGTGCGGTGATTTTTTTTTCTTCAACTTTTCTGTCGTGTTCGGATTTTACTTTTTTGGCTTCTTCAGATATATATAATTTTTGATTACGATCCAAAGTATTAGTAAATTGTTCATTTAATTTGGTATACGCAATTGATAACTCTTTTATTTTATTGGTTTCCTCAACTAATGATTGATTATACATATCAAAATGGTCTTTATAATTCATAAAAATTTTTTCATTAGCTTCATCGGATAATTTTTTTCGTAATTTATTAACGGAGGTTTGTTGAGCAATACTTGAAAACGCATCTCGAATAGTAGCAAACAAACAATCTCCTCCACCCTCATTGTCAGTTATAGAATAATAATTATTTTCAAAATATTTTTGTATCCAATTATCCGATAAATTCTCTTTATATTTCTCTCTAATATCTTTATCTTTTCTATATGATTCTTCTTGTAATAATGGAGGAATAGGCACACCTTTTGTTAAAATAAAAATATCTTCCCTTTCTTTTGGAATTTCATAAGTTTCTATGTCAATTATACGTGGTTGTTTTTCTCCTTCATTATCTTTATCATTTTCATTTTCTTCAATATTTTCTTCACTCTCTACAATTTCACCTTCTTCTTTATCAATACCTTCTCTTCTTAATAAAGGTGTATCTGGAACCATTCTTAAATTTTCTAGAAAATCCTTTGTAACAAATTTGTATATTAATGGTTCATCTAGTTTTTCAACGTCAAGATTATTAGAACCATCCAAATAATTCATGTAATTACTGGCTTCAATTTCATATAACCCAATTTGTACTACTTTATTATTTTTTTTGACTAAATAAACTGGAAAGTATGTAATATTTTTTTCTTCAAATGTATTTTTTGCACTACCAACTGCAATAATTACATCAACATCTTTTATTTCTAATTGATAAAGAGAATTTACTTCTTTATTTAAATCAATACTATCAACCCCTTTTAATTCAGGATAACTAACATTTGTACTAATTTTTGATAATACCATTACTTATAAATATATAAAATAATTAATATTTAATAAATATTAATAATTATTAATAATTATTATTAATTATTATATTTTCATTTTTTTACCATATAACATATTTTTTCATAAACTTATCATTCTTTAATTCACTCATGAAATACCATAATTGTTTTCTTTTATACACAATTACAGTATTGGCATCATTTTCTTCAAAATCCAATAAAAAATTTATAATTTCCTCCTTTTTAAGTTTATTTATTTTAATATCTTTTGAAATGCCATAATAGTCACATATTCTTAATAATTGTTTTATATTATAATTCATATCATAATCCAACCCTTTTGTTAAAATTTGTGATTCGTCATTACTATCATTAGCATAATAACTTTCATATAATAAATAATCGCTTAAACGAGTGTCTTCAATTTCTTTTAATAAAATTTCTAATTGTTTGTTATCATTGTCATGATTATCGTTATCATTATCTTTATAATTATCGTTATAATTATCATTATAATTATCATTATTATTCATTATAAAATCATTATTATTTTCAATAAAATTAACATGTATATTCTCATCATTATTATTAGGTATCATTTTATAATAATTAATATTTTTAATTGTATTTAATATTTTATTTAAATATATTAATATCAATATAAAATTATTTTGCAAAATTGAAAATTATATCTAATATAATAAAAATATAAAAAAAATAAGGATAAATTAAAAATAGTAAATGAATACTTCTTATTTATCTATAATTTCGTCAACTTTTGTTATTATAGGTTATTTTCCAGAAATTTATTTTACAATATTTCAAATCAAAAATGTGGATTCGACAAAATATTCATCTACATTATGGTTAGTAGGTGGAATACTAGGTAGTGTATATAGTGGTATTAATAATACAGATAAATTCATAATTATTAATTATTCTATTAATACTTCATTGAATTTTTTAACATTGATTTTAAAATTGTATAATCATTGTAAATCAAATCAATCAATTTCAAGATAAATAACAGAAACAACAGAAAAACCCTAAACTCAAATCAGTATAATTGTTATGTTTTTGAGTTGAAACTTTTTACATATCAATTAAATCCATAAACTTAAATATAGATTTATTTGTTAAACTCAAATAATTTTTTGTTTTGCTATGGGCTAATTTATAAATAAATTCATTAACAGAAATACCATTTTCTAAATTATAATCAATATCGTCTAGCATAAATATCTTTTTCTTGTATAATACTGCCACGTTTTCTGTAAGTTCATCAACTTCATTTTTTTTATTATCTTGACTAATATAATTATTAATCTGATTTAATAAATTTTTGACAATATTTATGATTTTATCTTTAGAAATAATATTATTATTCATTAAATTAATAAAGAACGCTGATAACGCCTTTCTTTTTTCATTATCTTTATTTATTTTACAAAATTTATCATAATCAGTACTAGGGTCTACATATTCAATGACATCAAATAAACTCAAAAATTTATTAAAATTTTCTTCAAAAACATTAAGCATAATATCATATTTTTTAATTAATTCTGTATATAAGTCAGCATAAATTTTAGAATAAAATCTATTAGTAGAAGCTATATCGAATAAAGTTGTTACAACTTTTAAAATTTCATTACTACTACAATTTTCATTAAATATTTTATCTACATTTTCAAGTATTTTTTCTTTAATTTCGACAAAGTTTTTATCTGACAACTTATTCATATTAGAACGTAATATATCAATTTGACCATCTAAACCATTTTTTTCTTCTATTTTTGTAGTTTGAAAAGTTCTCAACGCTTCCCAGTCAGCGTCATTTAAAATTTCGATAACCTTATTTCCACGTTTTCTTCTATTGTTACTAAAATTATTTTTTGCATTTAAATCATTTGCGTCAGTTGCAGTGAAACTCTTAGTAAGATTATTTACATCAATCTTCATAGGATTTTCTCTTTTCTGGAAAACAGGAGTTTTTACATAATTTGGCGAACCAACTTCTAGTGATAACTCAGAAATAATTTGTAATGTATCTTGTGGGAAATCAAATTTAAAACCATTAAATGTAATATTATTAAAATCTTCCAATGTATATTTCATTATTTTTGATGTCATATTATAGTTATTTATTTATTTAGTAATATATTTATATCAATTTTTTTAAATTAATTATAATAGTTTTAAATTTACTTAAATATATATATATATTTTAATTTAAATGTTTAGTGATAAAGTTGTCAATGACAAAAGTGAAAATAATGAAGAATTTTATGATTCTTCATATGAAATAAATACATGGGATGAATTAAATAATGATCCCAATATATTAAGAGGCATTTATAGTTCTGGTTTTGAACGCCCTAGTCCTATTCAAAAAAAAGCAATCGCGCCTATTATTTCTGGTAGAGATATTATAGCCCAAGCACAGTCAGGGACAGGAAAGACTGCTGCATTTTCAATTGGTGCATTATCAATAGTTGATTTGAAAAATAATTTTACACAAGTTTTAATTTTATCTCCTACAAGAGAATTAACAATTCAAACCTCAAATGTAGTAAAACAAATCGGGGTTATGATGCAAGGTTTAAGAATTCAAACTGTATACGGAGGTTCTCCATATGAAGAGTCTAATAATTTTACTGATAAAAATACGCCACATGTTATATGTGGTTGTCCTGGAAGAGTGTTTGATTTAATGAGAAAAGAAAAAATTACATCCAAGCAAATTAAATTAATTATATTAGATGAGGCAGATGAAATGTTATCGTCTGGGTTTAAAGAACAAGTTTACAATATTTTCCAGTATTTCAATAATGATATTCAAGTAGCGTTATTCAGTGCTACATTGCCTAATAACATTTATCCAATTATTAATAAAATTATGCGAAACCCAATAAAAATTTGTGTAAAAGCAGAACAATTAACTTTAGAAGGTATCACCCAATATTATGTTGCAGTTGATGATGACAGACAAAAATATGCGACATTAAAACATATTTATCAATATGTATCAGTATCACAATGCATTATTTATTGTAATAGTATTAAACGTGTATCTGACCTATATGATGCTATGAAAGAGGATGGTTTCCCTGTTTGTCGCATTCACAGCAATATGGATAAAGTAGAACGTGATAGTGCATTTAAAGAATTTAAAAATGGCAAATCACGCGTTTTGATTTCATCAAATGTAACAGCGCGAGGAATAGACATTCAACAAGTAAGTATTGTAATTAATTTTGACGTGCCAAAAGATGTACATACATATTTACATAGAATAGGAAGAAGTGGTAGATGGGGTAGAAAAGGCGTAGGTATTAATTTTATTACGAGAAGAGATATTACTAAACTAAAAGAAATTGAAACCTATTATTCGTCTGAAATTAAAGAGATGCCTATAAATTTAGATTTTTTGGAATCTTTTTAAAATAACTAACAATTGGTTCTGTATATGGTAAAATATAATTGTTTCTTATAAATTCAATATTATATGTAATAATATCAATAAATGAAATAAGAATTATAAAAACTCCTGTAGAAAAACATATTTTTCTATCTAATTCCGTAAAACGTATATTTTGTTTTCTATAACCATTGAAACGATAAATTAAAAATAAGGCTAATACTGCTTTAAAAAAAATATTGAATTTCAATATTAATTCTGGTTGTACTTGAAAAAAACCAATAATAAATAATGTTATAGATATTAAGTTAATTAAATTCAGAAACGTTATAAAATTTAATTCAAAATCGTATATTTTTTTATTGTCTACTAATATGTCACCCATAATATAGTATTATAATAGTATTATAAAATAAAATTTTACATAAAATAAAATTTTACATAAAATAAAATTTTATTTCACTTTTTACATTCGTAAAATAATTTTATTATATTTCTAATAAAAATATAATAAAATAGCATATGAGTAAAATAAGTGAGATAAACGAACATTTTAAGTTACCAATTTATTATAATAAAAACAAAATACCACTTAATAAAAATATTATTTTTGATTTAGAATTAGTAGAAACCGTTGATTCATCAAATAATTCAATTTATAAGTATTTTTTTGATTTAAACGATAATGCAAGTAAAAATGAACACGATTCTAATAATAAATGTTATAATAATCAATTATCAAATACTTTAATTAAACAAATTTCAAATTACTACACAACTGATATTGATTTTTTAAAAGATAATCAAACGCTTTTAAAATCATTTCACAGTAATGCAAATTATTCTAAATATTCGCCTGATTATAATAAAATTGTCGACATTTGGAATGAAATCAAAAATGATACAGGGTTCAAAGAGAAATATTATTATATTGACTGGCCTATCTGGGAATTTTTAAACAAATCTCAATATTTTTTACAATTCATGAGTATCTATAATATGGCATCTCCAGTTATTTCTCTCTTTGTTCCAATTATAATTCTTATAATCCCATTTTTTATTATTCGTTTAAAAGGATTACCTTTAACAATGGCAGAATACCTAGAAATATTAAAAGTTGTTATAACACATCACGCTATTGGGCGTCTATTTACACAATTTAATTCAGTATCATTACAAGAAAAAATATATTTGATTGTATCTGCCGGATTTTATTTATTTTCTATTTATCAAAACATATTAGTGTGTGTAAGGTTTCATCAAAATATGAAAAAAATACACAATTATTTTAATGAATTCAAAATATATTTGAATGATACGATCAATTCTATGGACAATTATTTCGAATTTTCAAAGGGTTTATTGACTCATGATGAATTTAATACTAATTTACAAAACAATTTGCTTATTTTACGAGGAATTAGATATAAATTAGAACAAGTAAGTGAATTAAAATATAATTTGAAAAAATTATCTGAAATAGGACATATTTTAAAAACTTTTTATGAGATATACGATGACCAACTATATAATAAAGCAATCATGTATTCTTTAGGGTTTAATGGTTATATTGATACTATAATTGGGTTACAAGAAAATATAAAGGAGAGAAAAATTAATTTTGTAGAATTTGTAGAAAAATCGAATGATCCGGGTAAAGCAAATAAAGATACAAATAAAAAGGCAAATAAACAGACAAATAAACAGACAAACAACACCAAAAATTTTTTCAAAAATAATTATTATGCTTGTTTGAAGGATGTAAAACATGTTAAAAATACTGTTAAATTAAATAAAAATATGATTATTTCAGGACCTAACGCTTCTGGAAAAACAACAGTGATTAAATCAGTATTAATTAATATAATAGTATCACAACAATTTGGTTGTGGATTTTATGATTCGGCAATATTAAAACCATATGATAATATACACTGTTATTTAAATATACCTGATACGTCAGGAAGAGACAGTTTATTTCAGGCTGAAGCGCGTAGATGTAAGGAAATCATAGATATTATTAATAAAGAACCTGACAAAACACATTTTTGTGCTTTTGATGAGTTATATTCAGGAACTAATCCAGATGAAGCCACTATTAGTGCAATTGCTTTTATGGAATATGTTATCAAAAATAAAAATGTCAATACAATTTTGACAACACATTTTATAAAAGTATGTAAAAAATTAAAAAAAAATAAATTAATAGAAAATCATTATATGGATACTATTAAAAAAGGTAATAGAATTCAATATTTATATGAGTTGAGAAAAGGGATATCAAATATTAAAGGCGGAATAAATGTTCTTTATGATATGAACTATCCAAGCGAAATCATAGAACGAACTATTCAAAATTAGTCATTATAACACAATTAGAATATTTTGTAATATTTTGTAATATTTTGTAATATTTTATAATATTTTATAAAATTATATAATTATATAAAATATATATACTATAATTATAATTATGAGTATATTTTATATATTTTGTACATTTTTAATTCACATGGCATATGGATTTTTATATTTTAAAAATTTAAAAAAGCAAAATATCATTAAAAATATTAATGGATTTTATGGATTGATTGGTCCTGATGTAAATATTCACAATTTCAAAAACATTACCTCATTACACGATTTATTTGCAGGTAATGGAATAATTCAAGGGGTTTTTTTTGACAACGGTAAAATAACATTTGCAAAACATTTAATACGCACTGAAAAATTAATATTCGAAAAAAAATATGGTAAAATTCCTAAAAACCCATTAATTCTTTTATTCTTTTTTATTTTAAACAAAATAGATTTATTACCAAATGTAATGGGTGTCTCTAACACTGCATTTATTAATATAAATAATAAAGTTTATACTTTATTTGAAAGAGATTATCCATATTTGATAGATATAAATTTTAATAATAAAACAATCGATACAATTGGAAAACAAAAAATAAAAAATTTAGAATATTTTTCAGCTCATTCAAAATATAACACTGGAATTGAAACAATTGAAACAATTGAATACAAAATGAATAGTAATATTATTAATTATTTGAAATTAAATAGCAAATTCAATAAGATTTGTAAATTAAATATAAAATTACAGCATATTCCTATAATTCATGATTTTTATTCAGACGACAATAATTTGATAATAGTTGACTCTCCACTAGAATATGATTTTAAAAATATTTTTAAAAAAAAATTACCAATTGTTCTTGATAATAGAAAAAATACTTCTATTCATGTTATAAATAAATTAACAAATGTTCCAAAAACTTATATTGTAAATGAATCTTTCTATATTTTTCATTATGTAAATGTTAAAGAAGATCACATGTATATTAAAATATATGCATCTGTTTACAATGATTTAGACTTCAATAGTATTGATTTTGAGGGGAAATATAGAATGATAGAAATTAATAAATTAGATAATACAACACGGATTTATAAAAATGAAATTTTAGAAAATTACAATTTAGATTTCCCTATTAATTATGAAGATAAGTACATAATGATAAATACAAATAGTAAGACAATGAATGGTTTTATTGTAGTAAAAGATTTGCAAATTGTTAAAAAGTTAATTTTTAAAAATAAAAATGTGTGCGGTGAACATAATGTTATATATATTAAAAAAATGCCGTATTTAATTTTTTTTAATGTAGAAAATAATAAAAATTTTTTATCATTAATTAATTTACAAAATTATGAAATAATTGATATTGATATTCCAGAACAATTAAACTTAGGATTTCATTCTATATTTCTAAATAATCTAGTTGTACTTTAATTCGTTATTAAAAAAAATAATTAATCTTTTTATTTTATAACAATGTCAAATGCTTCAAGCATATTTAATACAACATTTTTCGTAATTTTAGGGATTTTTATTATTGTTATTGGTTTAATGGTAATCTATTTTGAAAATAAAATGAGAGAACAAAATCATAAAATTTCGTCTATGTTAAGTTTAGTTTCTTCTTTAGCCGAGGAATTAAATGCAGTTAAATTTCATTTGAATCATATGAATCATATGAATATGGTGGGTTCTGGTATGAAACAAATGAATAATTCAATTAATATTCCTATTAATTCTTCTGAAACAAATAATTTAGGAGAAGATTTAATTGAAGTTTCTGATGATGAAGTTGAAAGTTTAGATGATGATGAGGATGATGCAGAGGATGCAGATGATGACAATGATGATGATGAGGATGATGACAATGACGACGATGACAATGACGATGATGACGATGACGACGATGACGACGATAATGATCTTGATGATTGTCATGTAAATAATAAATCATTATTAATAAATAAATTAACTGAAGACGATATTAAAATTTTGAATATCGATGATATAATGCATAACAAGATAAAAAAAAATGAAGATAATGATGCCGACGATGAAAATGATTATGATGACGATGATAATGATGATAATGATGATGACGATAATGACGATGATGACGATATGATTGAAACTTTTGATATAGAAGATATTGAATCAGACGATGATAAAAAAGAAAACAATGTTCCTATTGTAGAATTAAATGAATTAAATGAATTAAATGAAATAAATGAAATAGATAAAATTGTATTAAAATCAAATATCGAGAAAGATTTTTTTGTTAATTTAGAAAAATCTAAAAACATAGAAGTAATCGATTACAAAAAACTATCCCTCAATAAATTAAAGAGTATTGTTTTAGATAAAGGTCTTGCAACCGATACATCAAAAATGAAGAAAAATGATTTATTAAAATTATTAGGAGTCGAATAAAGATATTGTGTAAATTTTTAACTATTATATTTTAATAATATAATTATATAATAATATATTAATATAATATATTAATATAATAATGTCTTGGGGTGTTTGTTATTCCGGTTCTAATAATGTTCATTTTAATTTTCCACCAATAATGTCAGATGGTCGTAATTATGCTTCATGGCAACCAGATGCCGTTATTAACCAACGTATTCAAAAACAAGAAGATATACACTCAAATTGGTCTTATCGTCAATATCTACAAAAAAATGGTTTACAAATCATGAATTATAATACAATGGAAGCCTGTTATGATTTAGGTTTAGATCCACATATTAAAACTAATAAAACACCATCTAGTAACGTTCCATATGTTTATAAAAATATTTATGATACAAGTTCACCTGGTTTTGGATATTGTAACAGTGATTTAAAAAATCCATATTTATCTAGAGAACAATTAAATTCTAGATTAGTTGCACCTGTAGTAAATCCTGAAAATTACCAAAACCCGAATCAAAATTGAAGTAACTATAAAATAATATATAAATATAATTATAAATATAATTATAAATATAATTATAAATATAATTATAAATATATTTATAAATATAAATATAAATATACATGTGCACACGTATTCTCTCTATAGATGTTGGTATTAAAAATCTAGCCTTTTGTCTTTTTGAAAAATCACAAGAATCAACTCATTTTACAATTAAAAAATGGGATGTTATAAATTTATCACAAGAAAATGAAGTTGCAAAGTGTTGTTTTATTGAAAAAAATAACAATTCTTGTAATAAACCATCAAAATATGTAGCCAATGAAAAATGTTATTGCTTAAAACATTCTAAAAAACAAACTTATCAGATACCTACATCAGAACTGAAACCTAGTTTTATTAATAAACAAAAGATTCAAATACTTATAGAACTAGCTGATAAATATGGAATTAATTATGAAAAACCTATAAAGAAAAATGACCTATTATTTAAAATAAACGAATACATAACTAATAAATGTTTTAAAGAAATAAGTATAACAAATGCTTCTCATATTGATTTAATTACAATTGGGAGAAATATAAAAAATAAATTTAATACTATTTTTCCTCACGAAGAAAAAATAGACTATGTTTTAATTGAAAATCAAATAAGTCCAATTGCCAATCGTATGAAAACTATTCAAGGTATGATATCTCAATATTTTATTATGAATGATACTCAAAACATCGAATTTGTTTCATCTATAAATAAATTGAAATGCGATAAACAACCAGAGAATGAAAATATGCAAACCACTCAACAAACAAAAAGTGATTATAAAACCAGAAAAAAACAAGGAATAACAAAATGTTTGGAATTTTTAACTAATGATCATCGTTTTAATAATGAATTAACATATTTCAATAATCATAAGAAAAAAGACGATTTGTCTGATTCTTTTTTACAAGGGTTGTGGTATATTAACAATAAACATTTATAAAAGTATGGATCTATAAATTACTATGTTTAGGTTTTATTATGTAAATAAAGAATACTATTTAATAAACGAACAGTATATTTCTCATATTTTTTGAAATGTAAATCATATTCTTTATATTTTTTATAGTCTGTGTTATATAAATTTTCACCTTCAATCATAATTTCTTTAAAAGCAAATTTAATCAATTTTGTTATTTCCCATGCACATACATCATAACTCAATTTACGATCTTTATAACGGTCAACTAGATTTTTGTAAAAAGCATTTTTTACTTTATAAATACTGAATAGACTATTGTTATGTATTCTTTGATAGTACCTAGATGGTGTTCCACATTTGATAAATTTAATTAAATTTTTTTCAGGAATATTTTCTAGTATTTTATAAATAGGATAATCTTCATAATTATCAGAGTGTAAATTATCTAGGCTACCAACATATTTTTTGAATAAATTAGTTATTTTTGTAATATAATTTTGTTTTTTTATTTTATCATCAACAAATTCATAACATAATTGTAGTAATTCTTCAGGAAGTTTATTCAAAATTTTTAGTGCACGTTTCTCATCTTTCAGTTCTTTTTTTTCAGTTTTTTTTCTCAGTTTCATTTCTTTTATAACTTCTTCTTGATAACTATCAAACCAGTGTGTTTTTTTAGTAATAGTTGCTTGTTGATTCATTTATTAAAGTGCAATTCATTAAAATAAATTACTTATTTTTAAATAAAACAATATCAATTTTTTTTTATTTAAATATATTTTAATTCGTATGACTTAAAATTATATGTTCTTATTTAATCAATAATGAACGATATTATTGAAATTTCGGAGTTGGATTTAAATGACGATAATTTTAGACCAACAAGAATGAGTTCAGGAATGGGAAATTTTGGAGGTGGATTAGAGTTACTAATGAATGATAAAGTCAGTAATAGTAATAAACCAACAAGTGATATTGATTTAGATGATTTAAATAATTTAGAAAATGAATTAAATGAATTAAGTGAAGATATTCCTAGACAAACATTTAGTGCTAAATCAGATATATTTAGCAGTCAAAATATTAATTTTGACAATAGTGATACAAAACATTCAGTACGATTTAGCGAAGAACCTACTATTGGTGGTGATACAAATTCATCATCTTTTGAAGCACTAGATCCAAATGATAATAAAACATGGGATGGTTATGGAAAATTTAATAATGTTCCATTAAATCCAGATAAACATGTTAACTCTGGTCCACAAATGACAAAAGAAGAATTATTAAGAGAGAAGTTTAAATATTTAAGAAAATTAGAAGCTTTAGAGAAAAAAGGAGTTGAACTTTCTAAAAAATACAATATGGAATCGTCTTTAAGTGAAATGATGGGTGAATATGAAACTATTATAGAGGAAAAAAATAAACAAAACTCTGTAAAATTTCAAGGAAATATGTTGATGGCAGCCATCAACGGAATAGAATTTTTAAATAACCGTTTTGATCCTTTTGATATTAAATTAGATGGTTGGAGTGAACAAGTAAATGAAAATATAGGTGACTATGATGATATTTTTGCTGAATTATATGAAAAATATAAATCACGCGCTTCTATGGCACCAGAATTAAAATTATTATTTCAATTAGGAGGTAGTGCAATGATGGTTCATCTAACCAATACAATGTTTAAGAGTGCTATGCCAGGAATGGATGATATTCTACGTCAAAATCCTGATTTAATGAGACAGTTCCAAAATGCAGCTGTAAATTCCATGGCACAAAGCAGTCCTGGTTTTTCTGGTTTTATGTCAGGAATTATGAATCCAGAAATTCCGACTGGAAACGGTCCCCCACCACCTATGGCCACTCAAGGACCGAATTCAGTGCCACCGCCAATGGGTAGACCGGGTAATAATAACTTTGCAACAAGACCAGATTTGAATATGGGACGCAGTAATTTTGTAGATGATGGAATTAATTTTAGTGTTCAAGAAAAATCAAAAAGACAACAACCTAGACCAGAAATGAAAGGTCCAAGTGATTTAACGGATATTTTATCAGGATTGAAAACAAAAACAATTAATATTCAAGAACCGAATAGACAACCGGTAAATAATGCAAATAATAATAATAATAATAATAATGGCAATAGTACAATTAGTATAGAAGATTTGAAGGAATTACAAGGTCAAAATGATGGAAATATGCCAAAACGTAGTCGAAGACGTCAAAAATCTGCAAGTAATACTGTTAGTTTAGATATTTAATAAGTTACTTAGTTTCCTTTAGTTTGAGTATTTTTGTATGAAACATCATAAACATTATCATAATTAACAGCATTACTGTTAAAATTTTTGTAATTTTTACTACCATCGTAAACGGGATATTGATAATATTTATCACTGTAACCATTTTTGTAACTATTTCTTCCATAATATTTTTCAAAATCGTATGTCCCATATAGAGAATTGTTCCAAACGGAGTGACACCCATTAAAACTGTCATTTCCACTAGTCATACCTTCTTTTGAAGATGATGTGTTTGTACTAAATGATGTTCTATTTAAAAAATAAAGAATTATGTAACAAATAAACAATAAAACAAATGATAAAAGTAATTTTTTGTAATAGTTCATATTATAAATTGTATATAATAAATATAAATATTAAAATATTTATTATACTAGATTTTACATAGATAAATAAGTTTCATTACACCTTTGCACATGTAAAATGCCCATTATAAATACATTTTCTTTAGTACAACCTTTTCTAACGGTTGTCTTTGGCACAACCTTTTCCAAAGGTTGTTTTTCTAAAGGTTGTTTTTCTAAAGGTTGTCTTTCTAAAGGTTGTCTTTGGCACAACCTTTTCTAAAGGTTGTTTTTCTAAAGGTTGTTATTATTCAAACTCCATTTTTACATCAATCAGATCCATATATTTTTCATTTATTATTGTATTCAACGCATCTGCTTTCAATAATTTATCCTTTTTTAATATTTCCGATGTTTCATAAATTAAATCTTTGCATGATATAATTAACATATTTGCATAATTGTACGCATTATTAATCAAATCTATTACATCATTATCAATTAATTCTTTGTATTTTTCACTATTACTAGGATATATTATATTACTTCCCATTCCATAATACAAAACCATTTTCTCGGCTAGTTTTAACGCCTCTTCAAAATCATTTAACGCTCCAGTTGTGACAGAAACATTGTAAAAAACCTCTTCGGCAATTCTTCCTGATAATAAAATCATCAAATGTTCAAATAACGCTTCTCTTACATAAATATTACTTGTTGATGATTCAAAAACCGTATATCCTGGACTTTTCGGTGAAGACAAATTAATAACAACTTTCGACATCTTTGAATGATGTTTTGAGAAAAAACCAACCACAGCGTGACCCATTTCATGAATAGCAATGTGATCAATTATATCTGATGTAAATTGATGTTCATTTGGTTGCCAACCAACCATCATTTTATTCATAATAATATCAAAATCATTAAAATTAAATTCTGTTCTATTATATCTTAATGCATTTAACATTGCCTCATTTAATAAATTTTCTATTTGGGCACCAGTTAAACCTTCTGTTATATCAACTAAATTAGCAACATCAATAGTATTATCATGAGGTTTACCTTTTATATGAATATTAAAAATGGCTTCTCTCGTATTTTTGTCAGGCATACCAATAAATATCTTTTTATCTATTCTTCCTGGTCTAGTTAGTGCATTATCTAATAAATCATAACGATTTGTTGCAGCAACCATAAAAAGTCCTGTGGAGTTTTTAAATCCATCTAATTCTACTAAAAGAGCATTTAACGTATTGTCGCGTTCATTGGAAGAACTTTCACCATCGCTAGAACGCTTCCTTCCAAGAGCATCAATTTCATCAATAAATATAATGCAAGGAATATTTTCTCTGGCCAACCGAAATAGTTCTTTTATTCTTGTTGGTCCAACCCCGACATATTTTTCTTGAAAATCAGAACCAGAAACAGGAATAAAACTACATTTGGCTTCCCCAGCAAGTGCTTTTGCAAACAGAGTTTTTCCAGTTCCAGGGGGTCCCTCCAAAATCAATCCTTTAGGTACTCTCACATTGAATTTTTCATATTTTTTAAAATGTTTTAAAATGTCTACACTTTGTTTCAATTCATCTTTTACATTTTCATATCCCCCAACATCAGCAAAATTAGTATCAGGATTTTTTAGAATCTCAAAATTCTTGGTTTTTGTATAACTAGAACCTTTGTTATTTTGCATTTGTTGACCATTAAACATATTTTCATTTTCATCACTATCAAAATTAGGGGGTTCTTCTTCAACTTGGTTGAATTGAATTCCTAAACCCTGAAAAAAACTATTTGGATTTCTATTAATTATAATTTTAACACGAGGAACCTCATTGGTTTGATTATATTGGTCTGTATTTGTATTTGTATTTGTATTAGTAATATCATCACTTAAAATACTTGCGTTTTGTTCTGTGATATTTTTAGAATTTAATTTTTTTAATAAAAATTCGTAATATTCCGCATTTTTTTTCATATTGTCAAATTTATCATTATTATAACTACTAAAAGAATAATTTCGATTATAATTTTGATTTTGTATTTGTTTTAACAATTGTTCAGTATATCTTTGAGAGAAATGATAGTTTTTTTTATGGGTTTCTAATTTAAAATCATACTTTTTAACATTTAAAATATTTTGATTAAAAAATAAACTATCAGATATTCCAATCCATAAAAGCAAACTAATGAAAAAATTAATTATCATATTTAATATTTATCATCTTTTGTATTTAAATATATAAATTTGTAATTTATTATAAATTTTTTTAACTTATAAATTTAAGGAAATAAAATGAAAAAAACTCAACAGTCATCATGTCCCAAAATAGGTATTAAAATTCATGAAAGTAAAAACGATTACAATAAAAATCCATTTGAAAGTCGCGTAAATCAAAATACTACATCACAAAATCAATCGTCATCATTATCTACAAAAAACTTTGACCTCAATATTGATAACTATTCTATGAAAGATATTTTTCATTTATTCAATATTAAAACAGAAATATTAGATGAAAATGTAATGAAAGAATCCAAAAAATTTGTATTAAAAACTCATCCAGATAAATCTGGTTTAGATCCGACATATTTCTTATTTTATTCTTCGGCTTATAAAAAGTTATATGAAGTTTTTCAATTTCAAAACAAATCTTCTAAAAAAAATATAGATAATGAAGATTATTCTAATGAATCTAATAATAAAGTTTTGGATAACTTATTCAGTAATAATAAAGCACTCAAAGAACCGCATAATTTTAATGAATGGTTTAACAAACAGTTTGATAAATATAAAGTAGACGATGATTTATATAATACTAGTAATAAAGGTTATGGAGATTGGTTGAAAACAGACGAAGGGTTAATTGATACTTCCAATGTTTCTAAGTCCGATATGGCAAATGAATTTGAAAAACACAAAAAACAAATACAATCTATCACCATGTACACTGGGGTAAATGATGTTTTCTCATCAACTTTTGGCGCTACTATATTGTCACAGAATAATAATAACAATTATTCATCTGGTGGACTATTCCAAGACAATTTAGGTTTTACAGATTTAAAACAAGCATATGAAGAGTCAGTGATACCAATAACAGAAGATGATTATAAAAATGTTCCAAAATATAATAATTTAAATGATTACAAAAATGCGAGAGATTCCACAAATGTAACTCCACCTTCAAAACATGAAGCAATGATGAAATTAGTTCAATTACAAAAAATAGAAGATGAAGAAAGTATAACTTTAGCCTTTCAATTAGCCAAACAAAATGAAGAAGCTCAAAAAAAACAAAAATCATTTTGGGGTGAGTTAAAACAAATTACAGGTTGGTAAAAAAGGTAAAATAAATTTTGATGGTCCTACTTATACAAATGAGTTTTTTACAACATATTCTAAATAAACATGAAGTGTCAATGAATAAAGTAAAAAATAAAGTAAAAAATAAAGTAAAAAAATGTTTTGTGAATACATGAAATTCTTATTGGATTACATTCCAGATGTTTTAAATTCTAAAATTAAAAATAATAAATATATAATAGGTTTCTCTCTAACCTTATTGGTTTTATTATTTTTTGTGTTAATAATAATCTTTTTTTTAGTTATTAGTTATTATATAATAAAATATTTAGAAATAAATGTCGTAAAAGATATTTATTTTTGTAATTATAGTTATAATAAACAATCGGAAGATTTATTAAAAAAATATGGGACCTATAAAATTAATAAAATTTATTTAGTAAAAAATCCTATTACCAATTTTACTCTTTTATTATTGAATTTAATAACTTTTTATAATTTTGAAAAAGCACTTAATAATTTTAATAAGGATAATAAAATTAATGAATTATCAAAAAAAAAATATATGCCATATCACATTTCATTAATAGTGGAAATTAATTTACCAAATAATAATAGAAAATTTTTATTAGTAGAAAAAACTAGTTACGTTAACATAACGGAAAATATTCACTTAAATGATAAAAATGTTATAAAAATTATTAAATTACCGAAAAAGAATTTTACATTAAATACTATTTTAAAGGAAACTCAAAAGAGAATTGGTGATAACAAATTTTTCAATTGGTCTATTTATAAAAACAATTGTTCTGTATTTATAAAAGAAATATTATTAACAATAGGATTATTTAATAAATCAAATATTAAATTTGTTAATCAAGAAAAAATTGTAAAACATTTAAAATTCTCCAATTTTACACTGCATATTATTAATATTTTATGTACTATAAATAATATTTTTGATAATTATATGTTTATGAGATAAAATATATAAAATTATATTCTTTATTTACTACATAAAATATTATTTTATTTTATTTTTATAATGAAGACAATATTAATAACTGGTGGTGCTGGATTTATTGGGTCAAATTTATGTGAAAGATTATTAAATGATAATAACAAAATAATTTGTGTGGATAATTTATTTACTGGAAGTATAAAAAATATAGAGCATTTATTTGATAACCCAAACTTTCAGTTTATAAATCATGATATAATTGATCCATTAGAAATAGAGGGTAATATTGATCAAATTTATAATTTAGCGTGTCCGGCTTCGCCTCCTAAATATCAATTTGATCCAATTAATACTCTCAAAGTAAATTTTTTAGGAGTATTGAACATGTTAGAATTAGCCAGAACAAAACAGGCCAAGTTTTTACAAACATCCACTTCTGAAGTATATGGAGAACCTAAAATAACACCACAACATGAAGAATATCGTGGTAATGTAAATATTAATGGTATAAGAAGTTGTTATGATGAAGGAAAAAGAGTTGCAGAAACTTTAATAACTGAATACCATAATAAATATAATGTTGATACAAGAATCGTAAGGATATTTAATACATATGGACCAAAAATGGACAAAAACGATGGCAGGGTTGTAACAAACTTTATAAATCAAGCATTAAATAATGAAGATATTACATTATATGGTAATGGTGAACAAACAAGAAGTTTTTGTTATATTGACGATCAATTAGATGGACTAATTAAACTTATGAATTCTAATTATGTTCATCCTATAAATATAGGTAATCCTCATGAAATAACTGTAAAGGAATTGGCCACACTTATTTTAGATTTAACAAAATCAAATTCAAAAATAGTGTATAAAGATTTGCCGTCAGACGATCCAACCAATAGAAGACCAGATATTAGCAAGGCAAAAACCATCCTTAATTGGGAACCAAAATATGAATTAGAAAAAGGAATTTTACAAACCATTGAATATTTCACACCTTTTGTCAAGGATTCAAATAGGTGGGAAATTCATAATTGATGAATTCCCTTGTGAATTACGTACATAATTATTAAATTCTTTATTATAGATAGCTACTTGCCATTTTGGTTTCACATCTTTCATTGCGGCTAAATCGTCAATAAAACTTAAATAATAATCATGTTTTGACTCAATCAGTTTGATTTTTTGTATAATTTTTGTAATATTGTCATCTTTTATCATGATTGAACAGTATATGGGATTGCCAGTGTTAATTGATTTACAAATATTACTTTTTCCGGTGAATAAAATAATATTTTCAAACTCAAAACCGTATGTTATAACTAATATATTTTTTGTCATTATTATATTATTATTTTACTATTTATTTCCTATTTATTTCCTATTTATACTAAATTATATATATCTAAATAAAATTGATATTTATTTAGATAGTTATATTTTTAATATACTAAAATACTAAAATATGCAAAATAATTCAACAAATCCAGTGAATCCAACTTATATATTTATAGATGGAAGTTACTTTTGCTTTTATAGATATTTTGCCTTGATAAATTGGTGGAAAAATGCTTTCCCAGATGAACCGTTAGATGATCCTATTCAAAATCCAAAATTTGTTGAAAAATTCAAAAAAACATTTATAGAAACTTTACAAAAAATATCAAAAAACTTAACTATTGAACCTAAAAAATGTAGAAAGGGTGCAAAAAGTAAAAAATGTAAAAACATAAAATCAAACAAAGAAGAAACTCAGCAAGAAGAAGATAACAAACCCATTTTTATAGTTGGTAAAGATTGTAAGAGAGAAAATATATGGCGAAATAATTTTTATGATAAATATAAGGCAAATCGCGCTAATGGTCAAGAGGATGGTTTTATGGGAGGACCTTTCTTTAAAATGGTTTATGAAGATTCCTTATTTCAAAAAGCAGGCGTCAGTCTTATTTTACAACATCCACTTTTAGAAGCCGATGACTGTATTGCGATTTCAGTAAAACATTTAATTAAAACACAACCTGAATGCACCATTTATATAATTACAAGCGACAATGATTATTTGCAATTAATAAGAGACAATGTTCATATTTATAATCTTTCTTATAAAAATTTAAAAGACAGTAAGATTTTTACAGGAAATCCAGAAAAAGATTTAAAACTGAAAATTATAATGGGTGATGGCAGTGATAATATACCATCTGTTTTTCCAAAATGTGGAATTAAAACAGCCCATAAATGTGTAGAAGACCCAGAATTTTTCCAAAAAAAAATGGGCAATAATATGGCATATTACGAGCAATATTTATTGAATGACACATTAGTATCATTTGATAAAATTCCTGTCGAACTAGTTGACGAGTTTATGGGTGTATTCGGTGCGTTACTAGAAACATAAAGAACCGTTATAACCCATGTCACATATCAACAATTGGTAAATCATCGCGTATAAAATGGGCACATCCATCCCGTGTCCATTCAACGACAATTGTAAATATTTCCACACCACAATCAAGTGCTTGTTTCACAGAAATTCTATATTGTTCATCAATTACAGAAACCGTAAATCTATTGACGTCAGTACGTTGTATTACGTAACACATAATACAACGTGTTTTTGATTCTTTTTTTATTAATGTTAATTCACGAATATGCTTTAGAGCACGTGGACTTACCGGATCAGTTGATTTTTTTCTATATCCATCTGGAAAATACGCAACTTTTGAATTGAAATTAAACGTGTCTAAAGGATAGGTCCTTTTTTTACGTTCAACTGCCGTAATATCTTCAAAGTCGGCAAGTGGGACATTTTTTACTTCCATGATAAATGGTGTACCATTTTCATCAATTCCTGAAAAATCAAACCTGGAATCTACTTTACCTTCTACATATATAGAAGTTTCTCTCTTGTATGTTTTTATATTTTGTAATTTTGATAAATAATTTTTGAATAAACATTTTTCTACTAAGTCTTCAGCTAATTTTGGATGAATTCCTATAATAGTTTCTTGATTTCTCTCTTTATCCACAAATAAAGATAAATATACACGATATTCGCATTTTGATTTTTCGACTTTATCTGTTTTTATTTTCTTTTTTGGTTCAGGTAATTTTGACATCAAAACTTTGGCACCTACATCAGACAAACCACAACAACCAAGTGATGCAGTATGACCTAATATTTCATTTATCATACCATTATTTTCTAAAACGATATCGGCTACATAGGGACTTTTTATTATTTTAGATGGTCGTTTTATCACTGTCCCCTCTATTAAATTGTCTAATTGTAATAGCATTTGATTCATCATTTGATTATTTTTAAAAATACTTACAAGAACGAATATATTAGTTTTTAAAATTCAATTTTATTTTAATTTATATTATTAATATAAGTAAGTTTTATTATGACTACGATACCAAATGAATTGAAAATAACAATAAATACAAGTATTCCAGGGTTTCAGAATATTAGATATAAACCAAATATGACTATTCAAGACGAAAAATCCAACTCAGTTCAATTCAATCCATTAGTAAAATTACAAAAATCTGTTATTGCTTCTTTGCCAAAAAATATTCAGGTGAAAGAATTTTTTAACAGTGGTTTATTTTATTCTCTTATAAATGCTCATGGGTTAGTAAAAACCAAAACTTTAGTAGAAGCCACAAAAGATGGGTTTGTTGATAATAATATTCGAGTAACATTGGATACCTTATTTCCAGTTAATAGTGTATTGTACATTTCAGGACAACCATATGTTATTGCTGATGTTTTATGGAAAAAGGGGGATTGGAAAATCGATAAAAAAGTATTACAAGTACCTCAAGTAAACTTTAGTAGAATAAATGATCCATATTTATTTACTAATTTAGCCAAAGAACAATTGGTCACAGGTGAGAGTGAATTACAAGCTTTACCAAAAGAAGTCATCTATGGTTCTGCATATGTGCCACCTCCTGTACCATCCGGACCTCTGGGACCACAACCACCAGGACCTACACCTCAACCTCAACTTGGACCTAGTGGACCTATTCCACCTCCACCTCCACCTGGTCCTAGTGGTCCAACTCCTCCATTACCTATAAAACCATTCGTTAGACCTCCGTTACCACCTAAACCATTAGGACCATTAGGACCATTAGGACCACCGCCAAATGCACCTCCCGTCCCCATTGGACCACCAATATCTATTCCACCACGTAAACCACCAAAACCAGTAATTTCACAACCAAAACCATTTTATCCACCCTTACCACCAATTCCTATAAATAATCGTTTTCCTACACGACCATATCTACCTTTGCCACCAATTCCACATGTTGAAGAAGAAGAAGAAGAAGAAGAAAATTTACCACCATCTACGTATACCGTGAAATTATTACAGTCAAAAAATGGTCAAGAATTCCGTAATTATTTTTTATCAAATGACTATTATGAAATGGTTAATTATATTGTTCAAAATATGAATAAAGAAAGTAAAAATATTATCAATAACATTTTAATAAACACAACTGGTGTATCTGTAAAACCTGCCAAAAATTTAAGCAAAACAGCGTACAACGTTACTGTTAATGGAACAAAGATTTATAAAAATACAGGAGAAGGGGATTGTTTTTTTATAGCCGTAGCTGATGGTATTAATTATCAAAATCTTATTTCAAATCCCGCAGATAAAATATATTACAATAATTATGGAAAAGGTAATATGATATTTACACAGCAAATTTTAAGAAAAATAGTTTCCGACTTTATTTTAAATTTAAACGGAAATATAATAAACGATATTATACAAACCAGTGAAGCAAACGCCAATTTTTTGAACACAGAATTTATTAATTTTAAAAATGACTTACCAGAAGTTATGAGTGAAGCAGAAAAACTAGCTAGTTTAAATAATTATCTTGAATATTTGTATAAATCAAACGATTCCTTTTTAATTAGAAAACCCAAACAATTAACTGATACTGACTTGAATCTATTAAATAACCTTACTACTTTTTCCACAATTAAAAATAGAAATGAAATTAACAATTATATATTAAGTTCTGATTACTGGGCCAATTATGTAGCAATAGATGCACTTATCTCTGTTTTAGGATTAAACATTATCGCACTTGAAAAGACACCAGATAATAAAATACGTCTTCCGTATATAAATACTACGTATAATTGGAATAAGTATATGTTTTTATATTATCAGAACGCTCATTATGAATTAATATCATTTGATTATATTTTACAAAAAATTCAAAAAAAACCAGTACTACGTATTAAAAAATTTACAAAAACAATTGTTATATTTGATAAAAATAATGATTTATATCCACCATTATGGTTGATTTTTTTAATTTTTGGTTCATTTTATATAAACATTTTAGATAAAAATGATAAACAAAACTTTACATTATTACCACCAGTTATTTTTAATAGTTTAGATAATACGTTTGATAACATAATGAATATTCCTGATAATGATAGTAAATTAAAATTTTTAGATTTATTTAATAAATATTTTTATCCGTCTATTTTACGGGACAACAGTTTTACAAATTCATCTGGTAAATTCAATGCTATTACTTTTGGTGGTGCAACTCCAAATTTACAAATGACTAATCCAAATATTCAATCTAATCCATATAATCAATATAATCCATACAACCAAAATATTCCACAGCGTTACAATAATATGTCACGACCATATAACAGATTTATACCAAATAGTCAAAGACTCACATTGAATAGGAGTATAAACGATGAACCTGTTTCTAATATTAGTTATTATATTGCAATAGACGTTCAATTAAAAAAAGGAACATCTTTGTCCACAAGTGATTTAATCAATTTAAAATGTAACCAACAATTCAATAAAATACGTAAAAGTTATTCTGATTTAAGAGGGTTGAAATATTCAATGCTTCCTGTTTATGATAATATGCCAAGTTTTAAACAAAAATCCGATAAACAACAATTACAAAACCAATCAACTACAAAAAAAGTAGGGGAATATAAAAACAGCAAAAATATAACAAGAAAAAGAATATAGTAATTTGTTTATATATATATATATATTATATATTATTTATATATAACATATATAACATATATAACATATATAAGATATATATATATATATATATATACTCAAATGGATTGCACAGATGATTTAATTAAATCTAAAAATGAATTGATAGTTTGTGGAAATATTAGCAATAATAAAAATAATAAAAAAGTCAATAATGATAAAGAATTACAAAAAATTATTAATAATATTCGTAATAGTGTAAAATTGTCTCAAGAAAATATTGATTTCATTAAATTACTATCTGAAAAAGAAAAAATGGGAATTATACTAGAATATAATAATATTGCACAAACTTTGAAAGTAAAAATTGATGATATATTATACTATAGAAGTAGGTGATAAATTAGGATTTTACCCATACATAAATAAACTCTTCATATTTTTCACTAATATTACGTTTTGATTTAGGCATTAATATTTTTGTTGCGGGTTTACCGAATACTTTTATAACAACGTTTACATATACTTCTTTAGGTATATTCAAACAATAGTGACCACCTTTTTTCAAAGATTTAAATGTTCTCTCAAAGATTGGAATATAAAACTCTTTTACCCATTGTTCTTTTGTTTTTTTATCATTTGTGCCATTAGTTCCATAAATTTCTGTATTATAATAAGGTGGACTTGTTAAAACCATGTCGTAATTTAATTTCGAGTAATCAACTGTTAATGCATCTTGAAAAAATAAATCTATTTTGGTGTTAGAGTGTTTATGTAAAAAATTACACATTTTATGATAAGGTTCGCGCAAATTCATATTACTATCAATACCAATATAATTTGGTATATCTAATGCACAAGCACCGACCAAACGACCACCCCAACCCATTGTAAAATCCAATATGCATGTTGGTTTATATAGACAATACAATTTCATAGCAATTAATGGTTTAAAAATAGAAATTGCTGAAAAATATAAATTAGAAATTCTAAAAAAAACTTTTGCGTCATTATAACCTTCTCTGTTTTTTTTATAGTAGTCAATCATTTTATTTACAAATTGTTTATTTTTGAAATATTTGCGATTATAGTATAAATCATAAAAATTTATATTTTGTTTTCCCATCGCATTTAATCTTTCAACTAAAGTATATTTATTTACTACTTTATTTCCAATTTTACTTAACTCTTTATGATAATTGCAACCAATTTCACACAATTTTTTAAAATCTTCAACGACATCTTTTTCAGTTAACTCATAAATTTTGTTTGCAATTTTTTGTTTTTGTTTTTTTGTATAATTATTTTTTTTGAATTTATATTTTTTTTGTGTTAATGATTTCATTTTTTGTCTATTGATATACATCTATATTATAAAATATTATATAGATGTATTGTTTACAAATTTTATTTATGCATTTTATTTGTCATAATTTTATTTGTCATAATTATATTTTTCAAAATCAAATTTAGCAAAAGTTTCTTTTTGTTGTTTTCGTTGTTTTTCTCTTTTGGCTTTTTCTAATACAGCAATTGCAGCAGCAATCTCTGTTTCTGTGACGTCGCCATCCTGATTGGTATCTAATAACTTGTTTAATACGCGATAATTTTCAGGTACAATACATAAACGACTTTCTTCATTAAATAAAAGGTCTGATAAAATTGTAAACACTGCAGTTAAACCTAAAGCAATATATATATCACGTGTACCCATCCACGCCATAGAAAATACTAATAATTGTTTACTCAATGAAAATTTCAAATATTCTTCCGTTGATTTGCTAAAGTTAATTGTTATGAATTTAGAACCAACGTTTAGTAATATCATTACTATCCCTGCAAAAAATTTACTATTATTTAAATAAAGTATGTGACTATTTATATAACTTAATCCATTTAGAAGCGGTGTAAATATATTACTATTACCAACCGAATTATTTGTATCAATATTTTTATTTTTCATTTTATCTTTAGTCATATATTTAATTGATAAATTAAATTAATCCAATTTTTCTAATAAAAGTAAAAAATGTGTTTTTTATTTGAGTAGAATATGTATCTTTAGTTAAACGAATATTTCTAAAATACGGTCTATACATTTCACGGATTCGTGTAGTAAATTCCTCCTTTGAATTATAGTTACGAAGAATTAAACTAATGTATTTGAATATAATTGGTAATATAATTAGCAATATAATTAGGAAAATAATCAAATATAAAAAACGATAATGGTAACCAAAAATTTGAACGCTACTTTTTTTCATTTTATATTATTTATATTATTTATATTATTTAAATATTATTATAAAATTAAAAAATAGAGAAACCTTCACTAAATTCACTGTCTTCATATGGTGAAATATTATCATCTGTTGATTTAGATACTAACTGATCAACTGGTATGGAGTTAGATTGTTTGCCTCTTTTGATGGCATTTTCAGTTGATTGTAAATCAAATCCTTCAACTGCCATATTTTTTTTGGTTTCAGTTGACTTGTTATTAACTGGTTTTTCATCAGAGGATGGTTGACTAGATGGTAAAGTGTTTGTTCCCATGTCAATATTATTATCACTGTCAATTTTTTCTGTAGTAGATGTCACAACATTTATTTTAGCCGGTTCTGTTTTATCAATTTCTTTTTTTTCTTTTGTAGTATTTTCATCTACTGATGTTTCAAAATTTTCAATATTATTATTCATAAAATTATATAAATATACAAAAATTAAGACGAATGCTATACCTAAATATTTATTTATACATGTCCATAATATTGATAAAGTAATAACATATAATTTGGCTAAATAAGTATTTTGCATAAAATAATTAGTAAATTCTGGTATTAAAGTAACTAAAGTCATTACTACTGAAATTCCCAAAAGGAAATTTTTCAAACCAATTCTTTTAATTAAATTATTTAAGGTCATTTATATTATTTATAAATAATTTATTTTTATAAAACATTATTTCTGTGTCTTTGATAAAATATTATTATCTTATTTTTAATTAAGAGAATGTCTTTAGCAATTTATGCGGCACCATTTAATGAAAATTCAAATAATACAAATGACAGTGATTTAAATAATAGTCTAATTCAAGAAAAAAGACAACATAATAAAACACAAAAAAATTATTACAGAGAATCTTTTAAAACGAACACAGAGAATTTTGATAAAAATAAAGTAAACTCTGTTTTAGAAAAAATACACGACAAAACAGAAGAGGATGATGATGATATAAACAAAAACAATTTTAATCCTCCACCAAAACCAGAGTCTTCTGGTGTTGAAAGAACAATAACAAATGAGAGCATGCAGAATATGATTAATCAAAATAATTTGAATATGTATAAAGTATTAGGTAAAGCACCCCAACCTAATTACGAAGATGATAAAAATTTAGATTTAAATAATTTTAATGCAAACTATGGTGATAGTAAAAGCGTAGAAGAGTATTATAAAAAAATGTTGCCATCATACACCCCGCAAAAAAATCCTAACAATAGACCTTTTTATAGTAACAATAATATGCAAATTGATGAAACTATGTATCCAGGAAATCAACAAGATATTCTTTTACAAAAGTTGAATTATATGATTAATTTACTTGAGGAGAAGCAAGATGAGAGAACTAATAATGTAATGGAGGAGGTTGTGTTATATTCATTTTTAGGAATATTCATTATTTTTGTTGTAGATTCATTTGCACGTGTAGGAAAATATGTGCGGTAATATCCACTTTTACTAAAAGTGGATTCAAAAATAAAAAACCTTTAGGAAAGGTTGTATTTAAAGGTATAAAAACCTTTAGGAAAGTTTGTATCAAAAATTACATAAATACATTATAAATACATTATAAATATAAATTAAAATAATAATGAAAGTCTCATACATTCCAAAAGAGTTATTACATATAATATTAGATTATGATGGAAGAATAAAATACAAAAATGGAAAATATGTAAATATAATACATAAAAATGATTTCAGGTATAATATTATTCAAAAAGTTGTATTAAATAAATTATTAATAATAAAAGATATTGATTTGGCATATGATGACTTTTATTTTGAAATCAATTTTGATATAGATAAAAAATTTGGACTTTATTATGACTATAATTTAGGCAATAATAATATATTTGTAATAGGTTTTTATGATACACGAAATGGTTTTAAACAAATTAAAACATATTTATAAATAAAAATGTAAGAAAACTACTTAAACCAATCACGCTTATAAATATTAATTAAATAAAAGGAAAATGGCAACAAAATATTTAATAGTTCATAACAAACATGAAGGTTGTTATGATTTTCAGTATTATGAGGACAATAGTACTAAGACTAGATTAACATCTATTACTATTAATCCTCCAAAAGTATTTTTATTCACAGATAAAGAACAAGCACATGAGTTTTTTAGTGAATATATGAATGACGTTGATGTGTTAGATATAAGATGTAAAAGGGAAAATGATGAAGTAGAACACATTGATTATTGTACTTGTGGTTGTATTGAAATGGATGATGATGGAAATCCTATTTTATTTTATAATAAAAAGAATCAAATATTTTTCATGGAAATAGGTGCACAAGCATTTACCCCTCCGTCTGAACTAAAAAATGATATCACCAATTTAAATTTAACAAACAAATTAATACGTAAATGCAAAACTTTAGGAAAAGAACAAAAACAAAGATATATTGAATTAGGAAAAATGTGCGAACAATTAAAAGATGATGAACTTTAAACAAAGGGAATAAAGGCAACAAAGACAACAAATATGGAATATTATTAATCAATATATTTTTGATGTAATTCCATTGTTAAATTACTATATTCATCTATATATCTTTGTCTAACATCACGAGTTAATTCTTCTCCTGTATTGGATAAAATATCATATATTTTAAAAAATTGTGTATGATAATTATATAAATCTATTTGTTCATTTTGTATTTTACGGATTTTTTTATGCAATTCATTAATTTCTTCATAAAGTTCTTCATTTGGGTTAGATAAATATGTTTCACTAAGTTCAAAATTTTCTTGAAATAATATTTCCTTTTCAAGGTTTAAATGTATTATAATGTCTTTACACTTTTGAATAGTATCATGTATTCTATTTAAAATGCGTTGATTTTGAAGTATTTCTAAATTGTCAGAAAATGGTTGATTTTCTAAATAATTGGAATAATTGTTTTTTGAAGAAATATTACCGCCTTTTTTTTGTTTTTTGGGTCTTTTTTTTTTAGAAAGAGTTTTCTTATTCCTTCGTTTATTTGTTGTTTTTTTAGTCAAAATTTTTTTAAACTTATACATATTATAAAAATATATAATATTATAAAAATATATAATATTTATATATTTATTCAATTAATAATCAATACTTTATCTGGTTTAAAACTATGATAAGCAAAATTATAGAAAAAATATGCAGTGGGACTTACTACAACTGGTTTCGTTTTAATACGCACATTATCAATAATTAAATAATTATGTGATATATTTTCTATCACAGCAAATCCAAAATAATTTTTTTCAGCAGTTTCCCAAAAACTTATTTTAAAACTCTGAATAAATAGTTTCTCCCCTTCCTTATCATATTTTTCAAAATTATTAATGGAAGCAAAACACGATAATATCTCCAAATCCTTCTCATAAAATACACATGTTTTTCTATAAAAATATGCACATTTTATATTGTTTATATTGTTATCACTTTCACTATTATCTAGCAAAATATAGACAAAAATATTCTTTGTTTTTATTAATTCAATTATATTACCCACGTCCGTATTTATTATAATATCAAATTGATAATAATTACTTTTAATAAAATCATATAAAAAATGGAAATTTGTTTCATTAATTTCCAATAATTTATACAATCCTGGCAGTCCACTTGGTTTTCTCCATTTGTCCATAGGAAAACCATATGTTGAATAAACACATAATGGAATTATTCCGGTTAATTCATCTTCTCTCTTGAATAAATTCACAACAATCTTTTTATTAAGATGTCTTTGATTATAATGATGAGTTTGTATGATTTGTGGTGCCAGACCTTTCTTTCTATACAGTTTGTCAACACATAAATAATCAACATAGTAAGCATCAAAAAAAGCATCCTTATCACCTTTATTAATGAAAATATGAATGGGCCGCGATGTCATGGCACCTATTATGCGCGCTTGCCCCACCGTAGTGCCTTTTTTTAAGTCAGTAAGGAGTTCGTCGTCTGTATAAAAAGACACAAACGAATTATCGTTATGACATGAAAAATATGGCACAACGTTCTGCATTCTAGGTGCATAAACATTATCCTTGTTTTTTAAATAATTCGCATTAATAAAATGAAGAAACCGTTGTAATTTAAAACTTGGGACTTCTTTGTACAAATAAGTTTCTATGTTCTTAAAATTTGTATATTTATTTTTCTCGGGTAATTCATGCATAATAATTCCTGGAGGATGAAGCATATACCACCAGTCGTAAATATGGAATACAGGTTGCATAACCCAAAATCCATATTTGATTTTAATATATGAATATAAAACTATCAAAATTATGAATAGAAAAATAAATATATATGAAATATATTCATACATATTTATTATTGTGTGATTTTGTTTATATTTAAATTTTCAGTAAAATTATACTTTTGATAAATGATAAATTTCTAATGCTTTTTTATTATCTAAATAATTTCCAACTCGTACTCGTTTATTTTCTAAATCTTTATAATGCATAAAAAAATATTTTATTTTATCTAGTGTATGCTGTTTTATATCTGTTATATTGTGTATATTTTTAAATGCCGGATCTATTTTACTAATAGGACAAGCAATTAATTTTGGATCATCTCCATCGTCATCCGAAGTTTCTAAACAACCTAAAATTTTACATTTAATATATGAACAAGGTACTAACTCATCTTCCATTAAAACAACTACATCTAACGGATCTCCGTCACCACTTAACGTATTTTGAATAAAACCATAATTAAAAAAATATTTTAAAGGAGTATGTAAAATTCTGTCGCACCTTAATGCATTCAATTCTTTGTCATATTCATATTTAATATGCGAATTTTTCGGGATTTCTATCAAAACATCAATCATATAAGCACTTTCATCCATCTTCTTTTTATAAAATAACTATTACTAATAATAAATTATATATTATACTATTTAAACCGTTAAAGTCAAAATATATTAAAACGTATTAGTCTAATTTAATTTTTTTTGTTTTTTGTACTTTTTTGTACTTTTGTGTGTACTTTTTTTGTACATTTTTTTTAATTTTTCTATGTTTTTTTTTACTATTTGTTTTTTTCTTTCCGGCTTTATATTCTTTCTTTTTGTCAAAATTCGATTTTACTATTTCTATATTTTGTTCTTTTCTATTTTCATATAAATAAGGAATTTTGTTTTGTATTTCTTTTATAATTTCTTCTTTCGGTAATTCAGTATTAACTTTACAAAAGTCCCCCATAAATTTTATAAAATTTTCTGAACTAGGAAAACGTGTGTCTTCATCATTTGATATGTAACAATAAAAAGGTAATAAATTCATGTTAGGTTCTATATTATTTTCAACCGGAAAATCTGGAAGAAATGAATTATTTTCTAAAGTTGAATTTATTATGTTTTCAATAGATAAATTGATATCCATGCAACAATATTCCATAGGAATGGGATCATGAAAAATAACTTCATTCGAAAAGTAATTAATATTTTCTTCCCAAGTATTATCTTCACTTTTTTTTTCAGAATTTTCTTTAATTTTTTTTACAGCATCTTCTATATTCCATGGATAATAAGTATTCGTTTCTGTTATGAAACCATTATCATCACTGATATTTATGTGATAATTAAGTTGTTTCAGTAATTTTCTAGAAAATATTAAACATAGTCTTCCTGGAAACAAATTTTCTGTAACACGATTATATTTTGTAATTAAAGAAAAATATACTCCTGGATATTCCAAAAATGGAGAATTTTTATTTGTTTCGGTATCAAAAGTTTTATTACGTAAATAAGACCAATTGTTTTTTACATCCACATTTTCAAATTTGCTTTTTGTCATATGAACTAAGTAATAAATATCTTCAGGCAAATCAATTTCTATGTTTAAATGCTCTGACATATAAAATATAAAAATATAAAAATATAAAAATATAAAAATATAAAATTTATTTATCCTGGTTTCATGAATATATATAAATACTGATATTCATAAGCTACTTTAACCAAATCAATCTTACCCTGAATAATAAACCCTGCATCTTGTGCCATATTAATAATGTCACCAAGGTTGCTCATATAAAGAATATGCTCTTGTTTTCTTACTTTTCCATTGTTGAATTTGAATTTTTCATCAAAAATGCCCAGGTTTTCACTTTCATTCAATTGAAAATTAGAATTATATATAAATTCATCAAAATTGATTTTTGTTTTAGTAATCCTTTCTTTTGCATATTTTTGCGGTGATACAACATATAAAGGATTTCCTGGAGGTAATATAGGGTCAAATTTATATCTATCTACCAAATGAACTATCAAATAACCTCCAGGCATTAACCATTCCATACAATTATTAAAAAATTGTTGTTTATTTTCCATATAGTAAATCGTGAAGTATAAACATAATATATGTGTAAACATATTATTTTGAAAAATATCTCTGTTTAATACATTGGCTAACTGAAAATTTAAATTAGGATAATTTTCTTTTGCTTTATTGATCATTGCTTTAGAATTATCTATTCCTAAAACTTCTACACTATGGTTTTGGGATAGTTTAGCCACATGATGACCTGTACCACAACCTACATCTAATATTACACTTTTTGTATTAGGAGTATCTTGATTTAATATCATACCTACTTCGTAATCATTTTTAACATCATTAAAAACAAGATGGTCATAAATACTTGCATAAAAATCATCGTAAATGTCTGGACCCTTTTTAAAAAGAAACTCTTTTTCTTGTATAAACCCTTCTTTTGTTTTTGGTGAATGGAGATTTACAAATTTAAAAAATATAATTAGGATTAATAACACAGATACAAAAACTAATATCTTTCCGAAATTCGATAATTTTTTATATAAATTAGTAATTGATTTAATAGAATTAGAAAATTTCATCTATATGTATTGTTGTTATTTTTTTTGTATAATTTTTATTATATGTTGGATGATTCTGAAATAAATGATATAAGACAAATGAAAGATTTTAAGGGGATTACTTTTTCAAAATTTAAGAGAACTGACGTTAAAAAAGAATTGCTAAATAGTTTAATACAAGCTAAAATTGAACCGTCTTGTTATTGGTCTGCTGAATTAATTTGTGCAGGTCAATATAGTGAACTTTGGGATATTATATTGCATTTTTATAGTAAATATATTCATTTAGGAAATCCTAAAATTTCAATTTATTTAGAATTAAGAATCAATAATTTTAAACAAATCGTTAATAATGGATATATTAATAATGAACTACGTTTGCGAAATAATGAAAAAGTAAGAAAAATATTTTGTGAAATAATGTGTATTTTATGTGATGCTAAAAGGAAACACAGTTTTGATAATATAAAAATAAACAAAGATGATTTTGATATGACTAAAATGACGGAGCGTTTTAAAGCACCCAGTATGTTTTATGGTCAAGAAGTTTTTTTAAAAGAAGACCCTAAAGAGTTATTTGTAGCGATAAATGAACTAGCTTACAACTTGTCAGATGATTGTAAAAATGTAATACAAGCTTGTTATTGGATTGAATGGATAATTGAATTTGAAAATATTTGCAAAAATAAAAAAGATAGAATTAAATGTGAGAGACGGAGTAATATTCCGGTTGAAAGTAAATTACAAATGGATATAATTTGGATAGTTTGGGATATATTTTTAATTAAATCAGAGCAAATGACAAAGATTATAAAAAAAATTATCAAAGCTCTGCTAACTTTATTTACCCTTAAGTATACAAACAATTGTAGTAGAAAACGCAAATATATATTATATTTTGCAGTATCTTTATTATGTGAAAACATTAATCTACAAGAAGAAATTATGAGAGAAGACAAAAAAGAAGTCGTATCTAATATTGTTAAAAAAATAAATTTGGTTTATAAACAAATAAAGCAAAATGAAGAATCCCCGTCTACAGATTATTTATTCAAAGATGTCAAAACATCAAATTTAGAAAAAACAATAGAAAAATTGGAAGCCATGGATACTTTTGGAGAGAACTTTATACCTAGATTATAATATTACTGTAATATATACTATGCCAAAAAATACAAGAAAAAAACATGGTGGGGCGTCGTATACGCGTAAAGTTTTAAGTAACAATAACAATATCAACAATAAAAAAGTAATATTACAAAATTTCGAAAATGAAATAACTGTTTATTTTTTTGAAATGCTTTTATTAATTAAATTATTTCATTGGAAAACATACAGTTACTCTACTCACAAAGCAACAGATGAATTATATTCTAAATTTAACGAACATATGGATAGATTTATTGAAGTATTATTGGGTAAAACCGGTAGGCGTATTGATTTAATGAATAAAAAGCAAATTAACCTTTATGATTTAAATAATCCTGCACAACTAATCAGTAAAATTGATGAATTTAAAAGTTATTTAGTTGGATTAAATAATAATAGAGCAATGAGGGTTATGTCTAACGTTGATTTATTAACAATACGTGATGAAATATTGGCTGATATGAATCAATTTCTTTATTTGCTTTCATTTAAGTAGAAGATTAAATAAGCAAATTTATAATAAAAAATTAATATATATATTTTTATTATAATATGAATAATTCGAATGATTTAACCAAAACTATTTTGCAAACAATTGGCACAAGTAATAGTGGTAATAATTTGGGTTCAGGTTCCGGTTCTGGTTTAGGTTTGGAGTCTGATTATACATCAAGCAATGGGTCAGGAGTTTTAGATTATCTAAAATCTATTCCTTGGTATACTTGGGTCATTCTATTTTTTATTTTATCTTTTTTGGGTTTTAATATATTTGTTTATTTAGGCAAAGGAACACAAGGTATTACAGATTTATTTGGTCCTATTATTACAAAAATATTAAGTATATTTGGAATGACAGGTGTCCAACTTGTTGATAATACGGCAGAAGGTGCCAAAAAAGTAGTAAATACAACTGCTGATGCACTAGATACAGGTTTAACATCTGTGCAAGATGTAATGCCAAAAACATCGCAAGGTACTCCTATTAAAAATACAATTCCACAACCAGATATTATGAAAAATAACTCTTTAAATCAAGTATTAAATAAAGAAAATATTAAACAGTCATCAAGTCAAGAATATGAGGCAGATGACACTAATAGTAGTATCCAAACAGGTCCTAACAAATCTGGATATTGTTATATAGGAGAAGATAAAGGATACCGTTCATGTGTTTATGTAAAAGAAAGTGATACATGTATGTCAGGAGATATTTTCCCGACAAACGATATATGTGTAAACCCAACATTGAGAACATAATGTCACTAGTTTTACTATTATACAAAAACATATTTATTACTTTTTTTGATTTAGAGTAATAAATATTTCATTATAATTTTTTACAACCACATTTTTGGTTTTTCAACTCTTCAAAATTTTTCTCCAAGTTTTCAAATTTCTTATCCAAAATTTTAATTTCATTTATTAAAATTGGGATTAATCCGATATAATTTACTTTTTGATATTCTAGTCCATCTTTCTCTCCTGTTACTAATTGAGGAAAGTGTTCTTGTAATTCATGTGCAATAAGACCTATATCTTTATGTTTTGTTAATATGTTATCATAAATAATTGGATTTAAATTTTTTATTGTGAAGGATTCGTCCAAGGGTTGTTTATTTTTTTTAATACGATAATCGGATGGAGTGTTAACTGCATATGCAGTTAGTGTTTTTGTAAATGTATTTAATCCTGTCCATTCATTATCACCTTCTAATAATATAAAAGAGGAATCACTTACAACGCTATCAACATAACCCTTAGTTGTCAATACATTATCCTCCGTATCTTCATCTATTTCACCATTGCAATAAACTAGTTGATTAAATGTATTTAATCCTGTCCATTCATTATCACCT